CACCAAAGAGTTTCGCGACTACATCAAAGGCAGATCACTCAATTTAATGGGTTGTCAAAGTCTGGTTTCGTTACCAGACAACTTGAACGTCTGTGGGGATTTACATCTTAATGGCTGCACAGCACTTAAATCGCTGCCAGATAACTTGAAAATTGGCGGATATTTAGATCTTCGTAGCTGCATAGCACTTAAATCGCTGCCAAACAATTTGAGGGTTGGCAGAGATCTATATCTTCGTAGCTGCATAGCACTTAAATCGCTGCCAAACAATTTGAGGGTTGGCAGAGATCTATATCTTCGTAGCTGCATAGCACTTAAATCGCTGCCAAACAATTTTAGGGTTGGCAGAGATCTATATCTTCATAACTGCACAGCACTCAAATCGCTGCCAGACAAGTTGAGAGTCGGTAGAAGTTTACATCTTAATGGCTGCACAGCACTCAAGTCGCTGCCAAACAATTTGAAAGTTGGCGGAAATTTATATCTTGGTGGCTGCACAGCACTCAAGTCGCTGCCAAACAATTTGAGAGTCGGTGGAAGTTTACATCTTAATGGCTGCACAGTACTTAAATCGTTGCCAGATAACTTGAAAATTGGCGGATATTTAGATCTTCGTAGCTGCATAGCACTTAAATCGCTGCCAAACAATTTTAGGGTTGGCAGAGATCTATATCTTCATAACTGCACAGCACTCAAATCGTTGCCAGATAACTTGAAAGTCAAAGTAAGTTGTAGAAGCTGAGAAGTTCGTCAAAGACAAGAAAGATCTTCTGACGAAAGGAGATAATAACAATGCTTGAGGATATAGGTAATCTTAGTCTGTCTAGGCCAGATGATGCGAATATCCCGGTTACTATATTTATTAGTCAAATAGATGAAAAGGGCGACCCCAATTACGGAAAGTTCAGATTGACGGCAGAGAATTTCATGCCAAGACGATCATCCGTATCCTCGGAAGCCTACGAGGCAATTGCGGACAACAGAGAAGAGTTTAAAGACTTCCTGAATAAAGTTCGCGAGCTATACGTAGCCGCATTGACCAAGATCGACGCGATGATAAATGAAAGTGAGGATAGTTTGTATTACTGGCGGATAAAGGATTAACACAATGGGATTCTGGCAAACCGTCCTGATTGAACTAGGGTCATCCTACTAAACACAATATTGTATCTTGGTGGATGGTATAACTAGCCAAAGTCGGGTCTGGCGCAGACGGGAGAAACAGGATGAGGTTGATCGGCATAATCCTGAACGGAAAGGAATTTCCCGGCATAATACGGGTAAATAGAGATGGCAAGATTAATCTAACAATAGAGACTGTTTCAGGATCTGTGTTATTCAAGAATACCAGTATTTCAAAGGTCGTAGAAGTGTTAGACGGAAAAGGATCACTAACCAGCAAAGGATTAACTAGGTTGGTCGACATGGTATCGCGACAAGATGAGGTATAGGAAAATATCTCAACTTATTGTAGTTGATACGAAATAGCAACTAGGGGCCACATTATGCTAAACTTAGTACCACTCCGGTTTAAGTCTGCTGTTGATGCGCTAATAAGCGCCGCTAACAAACTTGAACAAGAAATTCGTACTGAAGAGAAAAATAAGGCCGTTACAAAAATAAAGGAATGGTTTTTTATGTACGAAAAGGTTGATATAAATATTGATACTTTGATAAAGAGTATATTAGACGAGTAAATTCGTCTGCAAGACGGAGAATATATATGGCGGATAAGATTCGGCAATACGCCATCGTCGATACGCAAGGGAACATAGTCCCTAATACGGTCAGCGATGATGGTGCAAAATGTTGGATAATGTTTCTAAGTATACCTATGTTTTACAAATATATTTCCAGTGGCATCGATGCTGCAATAAAAGATGGTTACAGAAGATCTTTAGTGGAGGTGTCAAATGAAAAATAATATTACAAGTCTTAGAGATATTTACTATCCAATAGGTTCTGGTACTCAACTTTTTTATGGTATTGCGCGACTACGCGATATGATCGCAGAATATCCAGTAGATATCGACTGTGATTTTCAAAGGGGCCACGTATGGACTACAAAACAAAAACAATTGTTCGTCGGGCATCTATTAGAAGGTGGTCAGATTCCATCCTGTATTCTTAACGTCGATCCTGAAGAAACCTTATCTGCTGCCCAATTAGTAGACGGCAAGCAGAGAATGACAGCATGTATCGATTGGTGCGAAGGGGTCGTAGTAGCAGAATTAAGTGATGGTAGATTTATTAAATACAACGAGTTAGATAAAACGAGTATAACAATGTGCTCTATGACCATTGGGCTACGATTTATTATAACTAAGATGACAAGGAAAGACGTTTTATCTCTGTATATTAAGCTCAATAGAGGTGGAACCGTACACACAGAGGAAGAGATAAACAAGGTCAAAGAATTGCTTAAAGCAGAACAAGGGAAATAATATGGCTTTCTCTAAATATCACGGAAGATGCGTAGGAAGACTTATGTATTTCCTGTATCATTATCATCAGGATTTTGATGAATGTCAGATGGGAGATGGAGAGGTAACATTTCATGGGAAAGTAGTCGCTAAATATGTTTGGGATGGAGACACAGACATCCCGACGTTTGTTTTCTATGGACGTTTTGAGTATCTAAATCAAGTACAGGATCGGTTGAAGAAACAAGTTCTTGAAGGAGACAAGGGATGGAAATCGTAGGCAAGCCAGCTATGATAAAGGCGTTTGTCAACAAGTCTGGCGGAATGGCTGTATGGGGACGTTGCACTATCGTTGCAGAATCCAGGGATAATATCGCGGTAGAATCTACACAAAGGGTTTATAATTCAAAAAAGAAGCAGGTCGAAAGCAGGTCTGCTATTTTTGATTGTTACGATCAGGTAGTGCGTACAGATATCATTCCCAAAAAAACAATAATGGAAATGGTCTTATACTCTAACTAATTAGAAAGGATAAAAAAGACAATGAATGATCTACTTATTGGTGTTGATTTCTGTGCGTGTGGCCCACTTAACACGATCAGGTGCGATGGTGCATGTCGCAAGTCTCACATAAACAACGATGGAGAGGTTGTGTGTTCCGAAAAGTATCGGTACTCTCCGCCTCCTAGAAAGAGGGAAAAGAAGAAGGAAGATAGACAATGATGTCGTTGGCATGCTTTTTAACGGGGCTGATACTCGGTGCGTTTTATCCAAGAATATTCGCTAGGATAAAAGATATTAACTGGGAATGGCTAGTAGACGACTTTGATCGTAACATAAGGCACTAAGCGATTGTGATGCGCAGGTAGTACAGAGTTACAACAAAACCGGTGTACCTGCAAAGCACACATCGTTTTTATTCAAGCCGACTAGATAGTTGTGTATGTACATACCCGACTATCGAATAGCGGACTAGGGGTGGGTGGAGTCGGTTGTAGAACCCCATTTATTTGGAGGTGTGATGTGTGTTCTGGTTACCTATTAAACGTTATGAATACCAACAAGCTTGAACAAATAGTGAAAGACATATCTGAGTTTCTTAGTTCTCAATGCATCGATTTCAATTCTATCGCCGCAAGAGGATTGAGTGGCACACTGGTGTCGTCGCCCGTATGTATTGCGACAGGCAAAAGCATAGTGGTTGTGCGAAAGGGCGAAAGTACCCACGGATACGAGGTGGAGGCTGACGTGTGTCCAAGTCGATACATTATAATCGACGACTTTATAGATACTGGAGCAACGATAAAGGCAATAATAAATAGAATCAGTGGCCTTTATATTGGGACAAAATGTGTTGGGGTAGTTTTATACCAACAGTATATTCACGACATAGATGATCAGGGTATAGTATTTTTTGACACATCCTTCGTGGACGATGCAAAAATAGCCGAACTGGTCGTAGAAGACGCCTATCGAATAAAATCTCGAAAACAAGTCGATGGAAGCGAACTTAAAACTACGATATACAAAAGATCAGGGGCAAATCATAATGACTAGTACCGATGAAATACGAGCCATAGCAACCAGGGTAAGAGGGTGGGCAGAAAAAAGATCTGTGTACGAAAGATCAGACTTAACGGGAATGTGTGCTATATGCTCATATCGCATTGGAAGATTGTTAACTAGACATGGCTATAGGCCAAAATTGTGTATGAACAAAAATCACGCCTTTATAACACTTGGAAGAGGAAAACAAAGAATAGTTGTTGATGTAACGGCCACACAGTTCGACCATACGGAAAAGGTAGTTATAACAAATCTCATAGACAAATGGTACTGGAAAATAACAGACGGGGTTAGATTGCCCGCCGACAGAAAAAGGATACAAAAAATGTTCCATGCTTGGCCATTGGAACAAAGGCCGATATGAGAAATCGCGATATTCGCAAGATACATCAACTTATTGTCGACAACGAAATCTACTAATTCCCATTTCGTATCGCAGCCATGTTCATACGAGCAGGCAAGGATACTAGATATATTTGTACAGCACAATTCCATAGTTTCGGAACATCATTTTACGACGCGAGGTAAACAATGCCAATATTTCCCGTCCAGCAAATCGCGGTATGTTGCAGAGATGCGATAGAGCAACCACATTGCAGTCGCACACCATTTGTATTGATATCTATCCGTGACAGTAAAAGCAAACCAGTTAACGTTACATGCGAAAAATTAGTTGACGCGATTTATCTGGTATTTGACGACATATCAAAACACATAGATGGTCTTGTTATCATGAACGATAAACACGCAATACAAATTGCCGACTTTGTGATACGTTGGCATCGGCACCCACTAATTGTATGTCAATGTGAAGCTGGAATTTCAAGAAGCGCTGGGGTTGCTGCGGCCATTATGAATTATTTGGGTGGTGATGATGAATTGATATTCAACAGCGACATGCTACTACCAAATATATATGTATATGATAAGATACGATCAGAATTTCTAAAGCGAGTTACTGGGAAACATTAGAATGGAACGAAATATGCGTAGACTACTGTAATAAAGCCAAAGGGAAAAAGAAATGAAATGTCCAAACTGTAAAACAGATCTACTTGAATCAACAGAAAAAATAGCCTATGAAACTATGAGCGATCACGTTTGCGATCCAAACACAGATCCTCCAGCTAGAACATTTTTCTATTGCAAAAATCCAAACTGCGCATTATTTGAGTCGGCATTCTGGGATAGTTACGGAGATTTTTACGGAAAAGATCATAATGCAGATCAATGGTACGAGAACAATTCTCGCTATAGCTTTGTATCAAAAACATTCAATAGAAAAGGCGCCAGTGCTCTCAATTCTTTTAGTAGAGAATTTGAAGATGGATGCATAAAAAGAGAGAGGTATTGGTGGAGACGACTAAGGAATAGACTTCACACCAGACGTGGAAACTTTGGAGTTGAAATTAGACGAGATTATAATCCACTTTTATATGATTCTGATCCAAATTGGCCAAAGTCTTTGACTAAATGGAAGTACATGATCGGCGTTTGGATAATGGACCCACTAGGAAGAAGATATTCAAAATACATCAGTCGCCACAAAAGTTTTCCAACAACTGATATTACGTGTTTGGCTCAGTGGAGATATCACCCGTATCCATGGGTAAGATGGATTGTTGGAAGATATCTTGATAAGGTATGTATTGAACATTGTTTTGAATCCAGACCATACTATGGGGAACCAACTTATATGATTTGTAACAATTGTTTTAAAATTGTGGAGAAAAAATGACATGACGAGAACTTCTTGGAGTAATTAAAAGGAAGGATAAACATGAGTAGTACAGTATGTCTACAGGCAACTGAATTCGTTAACAAACCACAAGGTACTAAGACATTCGGCTATCGTATCTATGATGATTGTGACCAGATGTACGATAATAATCTTGAAATAATGATAGATGATGATTTAGAATTACTTCAATATGCATTGACATCTGATAATAGTCGTATATTAGATATGCTATCCTTTCTGGTAGAAGAAACACAGTGTGGTATGGAGATTAATGGTCAATGGTATGAATGGGATAAAATAAAGCAATTATTTGAGGAATAAAAAAGAAACAGTTTGCCATTATCGTTAGACATATTCGGAGACCACGAACATGAGAGTTAAGGTTGAGAGTATAACGTTGTTGTATACCTGTCCTGTTTGTGAAGAAAAATTTAGACAACCATTGTCTGAGATCGTTGGGGCTGGAACGGCAGTGTGTCCAGACTGCGACTATGATTGTGACTTAGAAGACGAGGTATGGGTAGATTCGGATGGACAAGATGATTGATAAGGCAATGTAGGTAGTTTCGATTTTACCAATAAACGTAGAATAGAAAAAGCAATATTGGCCAATATCGTAAAAAAATACCGTAAATTCCAAAAACAATAGTTAATAAAGCCATAAGCGCCTATAACTCAATGGTTTAGAGTAATCGGCTTTTAACCGATAAGTTGCAGGTTCGAGTCCTGCTGGGCGCAATAAATAGGGAGATTGTTAAACAGGAAACTAGAAAACAATAGAAAGGTGAGTCAAATGGTCGCACGATTGTCGCTCAATTCTAAACAAGAAGAACTTGTTAGCACGGCGATATCCCGTCTAATGAAACATCCTTTGCCAGAAAGGTTAAGGATGTTTGGTTTGCGAGACGACAAAAGAGGTAAGCCTGGAACAACCATTACCGAAGACATTCTTGAAATAGATATGGAGGAGCGGAAGTTCCTTAAGGCGTTGTGCGCGGAATTATCCGGTATGGAACATCCCGATGCGCATGTTTTGGCGGAAAGGATATTGGAGAAACTAGATGAGCACTAACGCAACAATTCAGGGATTGGTTACATATAAAACGAAATATCGTATTCGAGAAGTCGTTGAATCTTTGACCGAAAATGGTTGGATGAAAGATAGTAGGTTCGTTGAAGGTCATAGCGATAGCGATGTGAATGGACTAACATTAAGAATTCCTTATGGATGTTACCGTAATCTAATTCGTAGACTTGATTTTATAGTGCATGACTGTCAATGCGCTAGGATAGTATGGACATCAACGGATGGTATGTTTCATGGCGGAGTATTCGATGGAGAAAGGGAAACTACATACGAATTAAGCCAGTGGGCAATGGATAATATAGGAAAAGAACCGCCAAATCCAGACGATGATTTCCAAGAGTACTGCGAATGGATGTCAGAAGTAGAAAACGCGTTTCATGGGGAGTTCGGAAATTGACTGATTCAGATATATTAGCAAGAATACGAGCACAACTTAACGTACTCAGATGTGTAGCGGAGAAAATATACGCTACCGGCGGACAACATCCCAATGAATGTTTTACTAAATTACAGGCTATGTCTACTGGTTTGTCAAGCGTAATCGAAAAAAACAAGAGGTATATGTAATGGCCTACGTGTATTGTGCCGATGTTTACTGCTCGGATTGTGGCGCAAGAATCAAGAAATGGTTAGATAAAGCTGAACAAACTCCAGAACATCCAGAAGATGAAACCATATTTGATAGTGACGATTACCCGAAATGGTGTGACGACGATGAAGAATCTGATTCGCCACAACATTGTGCTTCACATGGTGATTGCATAAATGTTATTACACTAGAAAGTGGATACAAAATTGGGTGTTTGATTGGCACTTGTTTAACCACTGATGGTGTAGATTATATTAAGGAAAGGATTGCAGAAGGTGGAGAAGTTGCCGAGTTTTGGAAGAAAGAGTTTGGTGATTACTTATGATACCAAAATGTGACCAAGACAACTTTAATACTATTATAAGGGCAGCAAAGAATAATAATCTATGCTTGCTAGAAACTACTCGTATAAGTGATGGAAAGCAAGTATCTTTGATTTGCGCTGTTAATTTTGTCAATGAACAATACGAAATGGTTCCATTGGCAGTAATGGTAGAAGACAATCCATACGAGATTTTCACGCCACCAACTTTATCTACCGATAAGCCAGACGATAAAATGTTGTCATGGGCTGCCGACTTGATCGAACAAGAGACAGATCAACATTGTCCATCAGATAGCTGGTATAGGGATTATTACATGAAACTAGCAGCTAGAATACGTCAAGGCCCAGGAGATAAAATAGTATGAGATCGCCCGCAATATTCCATTTTCGTCAAGCACATACTCCCAAAGGTGGGATTACAGTAGTTTATAATTTTGAGACGCAAGCATTCGGTTTCGCAGTGTGCTCCAATAAAGATATGTATTCAAAAGGGACCGGAGTTAGGATAGCGATAGGGAGATCTAGATCGAAGGAATGGAGTGTTGCATATGTCAATAATACAAACCAAGATCTTAAACAAGAAGCCATTAGAATCGCGAAAGACCAACAAGATTATGTTAACGAATCTACGTCTCTACGTGCAAGTATGGCAAAATTCAAGATAGATCGAAATACACATGAAGATATACTAAAAGTTGAATTGGAGTAATCAATGCCCCCTCTTAAATTCAGAAAAGTTAATAGAGATCAATATTACTGTAATGAGATAAAACCAGGCGATGTCATTAAAACCAACGATGGATTTATTATAGTTGGAGATATAAATCTCAGTCTTGGTACTTGTGGGTGTTGTCGTTATGAGTTTCGTACTACAGAAATAGAAGTTGCGTCCCTCCTAGACGCAACGGGAGAATAAAATGCGATTAAGGGTGTGTTATTTTCCACAAGTTCCATGCAAGCCATTTATAATCAAAGTAAAAGGAGTTAAAGAAAGCGTTAAAATTATGGATATATTGGCTCGTTTGATACGTTCCAATGTAATCGCAATATCAAGACCGATTATGCTAACAGCCAGTGTTTAGAAATGTTCGACGAGTCGAATGGATCTTGGCGGTGGTTGTGTAGAAGTGGCATCTCTCTTTTCTTTAGGATAAAATGTATGCGAGAAGTAATAAGAATTGAAACGAGCGATGGGGTTTTGCATAAAGATATAGCAACAGCGACTAGACACGCCGAAGAACGATATGATAGTGAATTGACCAGATTAGCATCACGGCTTGTTCGTATTAATAAGTATGTCGAATTTATTGACTTTATTGAAAAACATCTTGACGAATTCGTAAATCTTAGTTTGCTTAAAAGGGACATAGATCAGGAAGTGGGATAAAATAAAATTAAAAGAGATGTTTAATCCATCAGACGGATCATGGTGCGACGAAGACGATCCAAAGAATTTATAAAAAACAAGGATGGTAATGAATAAACAAGAACCATTTGGTAAGTTATTGACTGATGTATATAAATTTGCAGCAAGAGTCAGTATAGGGGTATAACATGGAAAAATTCTTTTTTAGGATAGAAATAGTATCTAAAAGAGATATCCTAATAAGTGTCACAGCAGACACGGAGTCACAAGCCAAAGCTAGGGCTACTGTTGGACCTATTGAAAACAGAATCAAAAAAGAAGGTGTCACTGTGCTGTTCGACGATACTACAGAAAGTGAAACATGTAATAAGGAAGTCGTGTGTTCGAAAGAAAAGGCAACGATTAACCCTGAGTTTATGCAAGCAGGGAAAAATGAAAGACTAGCTGCGGGCCGGTATTTAGTTATCGACCCATGTTATGTCTTCGGAAAACCACGAGAGCTTTGGAGTAGGATATGTAATGAATTGAAAGAAGGTCCAGACAGGGATGCGAGAGACCCACTAATAATGACAGTCGATAACAACAAGGTCTTTATCTTTTCAACCGCATATGGAGATGGGTGTTATCCGGTATCGCAGGACGAAGAAGTAATTGGTGAGTGTGGCGTTGACGCTGGATTGTTATCTTTTATTCCGGAGAAATTAATCACTAGTCTGAACCACAAGAGAGAGGATCTGGGTACGTGGGTAGACATAGACATGGATTCAATTATTGAATGGCAATCCATACCTGGAAACGTTCAAATCGACAATGTTTATGTGGACACAAATTATGTATAGAAAAAATGCGAGGGCGATGTGTCTAACAGGCTAGAGAATAGACCGCTTGTAAAGAATCAATCTTATGCAATCTCCTTTGCGGGAGAATTCTATTGGCAACGCTATGTTGGCTCAGGTATCTATATTGGAGAAAACTTAGAGCTTAGTCTGGCTTACAAAGAACGGCATTGTGACTTTCGATTACCAGATGGAGAAGTATGCGCGTTTCCTGTTTCTGCAATCGGCATAGAAACAAACTAGTTCTAGTGCGTTTGGTTCAAGGTGGTAAATGAAAAACCGTAGGAAAAACCGTCCCAACATAAAAGAAAAGGCCGAACAAATAAGGGAAGACAATGAGCGCTTTGTTAGACAACAATTACAGCCATATCTGATACACCTACTGAATAAAGTACAAGCAAGGCTAAAACATCCAATAGGGATTTTGGTCGGAAATGGTACGTGGTATATTTCATATCCGGTTAGACGACAAAGAGACCTGTTAAACAATATCTTTTTCACTGGCATATGTCTAATTGGATATTAAAAGATTAAGAGATTATTTCCAGAATTAATCGAGATAAATGATGTGATGACAGAACTATTGGATGAGTTAAATATATACACTTATAATATAGTGCCAAACGTAAAGCCGAAGTACAGTACGAGGAATGCGTGATATATGTATTTGAAAATCACGAGCAAGTGCAATATGTTTTGTAGACATTGTAACTTCGCTTGTACCAAAGATGGCGAAGATATGTGTCTTACGACACTAGAAAAGGCACTAGAGTATAGCGATGGGATGATTTGCATCGGTGGTGGAGAACCCACAATACATCCACAATTTTGGGAAATGTTCGCATTAATCCTTGGACACAAGAATACCGAAGATGTGTTTATTGTTACAAACGGAAGTATGACGACAACATCTATTGCGCTGGCCAAACTTGCCAAGGCTGGCGTCATCGGCGCTGCCCTATCACAAGACGAATGGCATGACGAAATAAATGATGATGTTGTTGAAGCATTCACTGTCTCCGATAGCGACAAACGTAATGCGCGCATATATGGTAATCATTTAGATGATAGGAGAGAAATACGGACAGTAACAAAACTGGCGTATGGCGGTAGATGTGATTGGGGAAATAAAGATTTGTGTCCGTGCCCAGAAATTACCGTCGAGCCCAATGGCGACGTTTACTCGTGTGGTTGTTATAAACGAATTAAACTGGGAGATGTATTAAAGGGGTTTAACATCCCTGACTACCCGAAACTATGTATTAATAAATAGGAGAAATGCGGTGATTAACCAGCTACTCGCTCTGCGGGTATATCTGGGGAACACATTTTGGAAAGGACCAAAGAATGTGTCAATTTATTAGTGGCTGGATAAACCAAGAAGGCGAAATTTTGATTCGTGACTTTCGCAGTCACTCAGGAACCGAGAGGGCTCTTGGACGAAGCCTCGAAAGGGAGGGGTATCGCCCCTGGGAGTGGACACGAGATGATAGTGGCGAATCGCTGACTGTACGCATCGTTCCAAACGAGGAATGGAACGAGGCTGCGTACAAGAGTCTTATTCTCTCGCGATACCAGAGTCGAGGCGACCTGGGTTATAGTGTCGTCAACACCAAAGAGTTTCGCGACTACATCAAAAATTAATCACTCAACTTAATGGATTGTTGGAGTCTGGTCTCGTTACCAGACAACTTGAAAATTGGCGGAAATTTATGTATTGATAGCTGCACAGTACTTAAATCGCTGCCAAACAATTTAAGGGTTGGCACAGATCTATATCTTTATAACTGCACAGCACTTAAATCGCTGCCAGATAACTTGAAAGTTGGCGGAAATCTATATCTTGATGGCTGCACAGCACTACAACCCCCAAAACAATCCTAAACAACTCCTTAAGGACGAGAGTCTATATAGATGGGTTAATTTGTGTGGCGTCAAAATTTGAGGATAAACAATGTATTTTTTATATAAAATATGGTTAATAGTTAAGCATAGACCATTCATCAAGTGTCCGTTCTGTGGTGGGATTGGTGGATCAATAGAAGGATATTATGAAAGAGAGTGGTCTGAATGTCATGCTTGTTATGACGAATGGCGTGGTCTTGACGACTGTAATCTTAGTTGGTTCGTAGGGAAAACTTCTTTACTAAACTGGATTCGTTCTAAGTTATCGATACGCAGCGGATTATGGTATCGTGCTAAACTCGTTACGATATTACGTTGTAAAATTGGCTTACATAAATTTAGCGAGATGGGTTACGATGAGAAGTTATGTGTATATTGCTACAAAGTCAGAGATATGGTATCACTGACTAATATGAAAAAGAAAGAAGGGCAAAATGGAAACAACAGAAATAATTAATGGATTAGCAGAAAAGATTGGGGTTGCAGCAGATAAACTAATACCTGTTGCAGAAAGACTGGTAACAGAAACACAAAATAAATATTTAGTTTTATCAATAGGGACTGGTGTCGGTGTTATTGTTTGTCTTCTGATTACAACATTACTTATCGCGTGGACACATAGACTGTGCTTGAGGAATAAAGAAGGTCTCTCCGAAAACATTGCATCGCTATGTGCCACAATCGTAACAACAATCGTAACAACAATTGTCGCAACAGTCGTGTGTGCCGCAATGACAGTAGAGAATATCTCTAATTATATGAGTCCTGCTAAGACTTTATTAGAATCAATTATTAAATAAATGATGAATAAAATGATAACACTATCCGAGCCGTTAATATTGACAGAAACGAACGGGCTACTAGTCGCATGAATACAAATGGTACCATATCCTGTCTAACAAAAGCGGAACTTCCGTCTTGTGGACAAATACACCAAGAGACGCTATTAGGTTAATAGACTTTTGGAGTGGAGGTGATTGGAGATACTCGTTGTTGAACTAAGAAAAAGCCATGTGTGTCAGGAGATCGTTGAATGACGACCAACGACTATATAAAATTACTTAAGGCAGAAGGTTTCATCAAGATCTTAGAGGAGGAGTTTGTTGGAAATGATAACTGCAAGGAAATATTTTTCATATATTTTCACAAAAACGGCATATTTGTAAGCTTTGACACATATAGCATTCACACGATTAACGCCGCGAAGATGGTTTTCAACTGGAAGCCCAAAACCCTATCTGCAATAAACGAAATATGCGGAAGTGGATACTTTATTAAGATGAGAAATGGTAAGATGGTGTGGATAGGAAGCGATGATGTTCGAGACAGCATGTGGTATAAATTAAGAAGGTTGAGACGAAGTGGCGTGTTTATACGAGACTGGTTCGAGTGTCCGGATATATGGTGGGTAAACTATACGGAATCAAAGTTGTCAACCAAAGAACTGTATCTCGCAATGATAAGAAAGTTCTGTAAACTTCCACAGTCCATACAGCAGGACTTTCATTTAATCCACGAATATCTAGAATATGGAGCAAGTTAAAAGGGAGAATCATATGTGTGTAATTGTTGTAAGGCCCCCAGGAGTTAATATACAAAACCATATATTACAACTCTGCTTTATCGCAAACGATGATGGGGCGGGATTTATGTATGCCGCAAACAAAAGGCTCTATATTGAAAAGGGATTTTTCACGTTCGATAGTTTCGCGAACGCCTATGCAAGGGTTCCTGATAATGTTCCATGTGTATTGCATTTTAGGTTGGCCACATCTGGATTACACGACTGGAATAATTGTCATCCCCATAAAATCAACAGGGGATTAGCTTTTGTGCATAATGGCATAATACCAACATCGCCAATCCGTAACAGGACTGACAGCGACACGGTGTGGTTCAATAAGGAAGTACTCAAGAAAATGCCATCGAATTTCCATAAGAGATTAGATCTTGTTATGGCAATAGAAGGAATGATTGGCCCATGCAATAAGTTAGTTGTCCTAGATAGGTTTGGTTGTATAACGTTCTTTAATGCGGATGGATTTGGCGAATACATGGGATGTTGGTTCTCGAATTTTAACTGGAGTAGACCTTTATTTGAACCTACGTCGCGCAAAAAACTGTGGTGCCCAAGCTGTTCGCGTGAATATAGTTGTCTCGCAAGTGATTTTAATATTATACAGGTTTGCAACTGTGGAAGTATATTGGAAAGGGCTGTAAACGAATATGCCTATGAGGGAGACTATGAGTACCAGCGAATGTTCTAATTGTGGAAAAACAACATCGCATCTACTTACAGAATGTTGTATGGAAAATGTATGTCTTGACTGTTTAATTGTGAATCATTTTAAGTGTCATGATTGTGGCGAGTTTTTTGAAAACGATGATTGTGTCTCCGATAAGGATGGTAATCAATATTGTGAACGTTGTCATAACAACAGGTTTGTGAGATGTTTTTGGTGTGATAAAGAGCTTGGTCGTGATGATGCTTGGTCAGACATAGATGGAGATTATGTATGTGAAAGCTGCCGGAATAGCAGATATTCACTTTGTATATGTTGCGGAGAATGGTTTCATAAAAACAATACAACCACAAACAATTTTGGAGAAATCTTTTGTGAAGATTGTTATGGCGAAAGGTATGTTGTGTGTGAGGCGTGCGGATGTGAAATAGATGTCGATGAGATTCATAACGAAGAGAGATTGTGCGCTGGGTGCTACGAAGCACAAAATCATGGCGTACACCCGCATTCATATAAACCAGAACCAGTGTTTTTCAAATGTTCAGACGAGAAAGCAAATCGATTTTTCGGAGTTGAATTGGAAATAGAAAACGTACATGACGACGATGAGCACGAAGAGGTATTGTTGGGCGATATTGAACGCTTCATTTACTACAAACATGATGGTAGCCTAAACAACGGATTTGAAGTAGTGACACATCCGTTTACATGGAAATGGATGCGAAAAAATCGTGATATACTGGACCCAATATTCAACCTTAAAAACCATGGATATCGTAGCTGGGATACCGACACATGCGGAATGCATGTACATGTAACGAAACAGAGCATTTCTTGCCTAACGCTATACAGACTGCTAAAGATATTCAATAATTATCCATCATGGATACTTGCGATAAGCAGAAGGACAAAATCCAATTTAGATAATTGGGCAGCAGTGGAATTTGATAGTTCGTTGTCCAATATAGCCAAAAGGAAAAGCGACTCTCACCAGAGATACAGGGCTATCAACTTGTGTCCAGTAAATACGATAGAGTTTAGAATATTTCGTGGTACACTTAACAAAGAATCGTTCATGGCAAACCTAGAATTTGTTCATACCATAATAGAATATTGCGAGCAGACCAGTTACAGAAGCGTGTGTCCAGATGGATACATTAAATTTATAGGCCGTAAGAAAAGGAAGCAAATGGATACGGTATTGTGTGGAAGATACGATGAAAACGAATAAATTGATAATTATAGATCTTGAGGCGACATGCATCGAGAACCAAACTGCCGACTTTGTACAAGAGATAATCCAAATAGGCATTGCTGTATACAATACAAAGATTGGCAAGACGGAAAATTGTATGGGATTTTTGGTCAGACCAAATGATATTGACATTAGCGAGTACTGTACAAACCTGACTGGCATAACTCGCGATATGTTAGTTAGTGAAGGCCATCCATTACGCGAAGTGTTGAACACTATAAAAAAGCTTTATCCAATAAAGACCAGACCATGGTGCTCATGGGGGCTGTATGATAGAATACAACTTATGTCTGAGTGTTCGGCGAAACGAATATCATATCCGTTTAGCGAGAATCATTTTGACTTGAAAAGCATTTACGCGATATTTCGCGGTCTATCGAATGGGGTGGGGTTACAAAAAGCCATTGAGATGGAGGATATGACGTTTGACGGGACGCCACATTCCGCAATGTGGGATGTTTTTAACACATCAAAAATTGCGTCGGCTATATTCTATAAGCGATGATAAACAAATCGGCGATAATCTGGTACAAGAACAAAATACGAAAGGCAAACCTAATATGTGTGTTTCGATACTAACTTCTGTCGTATGTGGGATTATTATTGGATTAGAACGAGAACATAGGGACAAACCGGCAGGAATAAAAACACTAGCACTGATATGTCTCGGTAGCACCATATTTACAATCATCTCGATCATGATATCTAGTGATTATCCTTCTGACAGAGCACGAATAGCTGCCCAAGTTGTTACAGGAATAGGTTTTCTCGGTGCTGGTGCAATCATACGAGATGGTAGTACTATAGTTGGGTTGACAACTGGCGCTACAATATGGACGACAGCAGCAATAGGGATGTTAATTGGTATAGGACATCCTGTTTATGGCGTTATTATATCTGTGGCTATAGTTTTATTATTAACAGCACTTAGAAAGATAGAAAAATATCTGGGAAGATAATATGACAAAAGAACAAATGTATAATGGCGGATTAACTATGACGCGATTGGCGTATACTGATGAAGAATTGCCCCTGGCAATAGAAACCACTACCTTAGTCATAGCTTATCTCAAAGGACGTGGGCCGCTTTTCCATTTAGCGTATAGTCCGCTTACAAAAGACTTAGAAATGCTTCAATCGTTCGCTAAGAGTAGGGGTCTAAAGAATTAATCATGGCAAAATTCTATGTAAGTAGTGGCGAGTTAAGAAAAATAGTGACAGAGAAAACTCTATTATCTGCGGCTGTAAAAGCTATTAAGATTGTTATAGCAGAAAACCCAGAGACATTAATAGGTCAAGCTATAGTAATAAGTGAACTTGGTTTTGGAAAATTGCACGAAGGAGATACTATAGTGAATACAATGTCTATCGCAGAATTACTTAGTGATGATAAATAAAAAAGGAGCCCAGACGGGCTCCGTATAGTTGTAATATTGTTATACTAAGTTAAGATCCAAATAACGAATTCCATGCCTGTTCAAATGGACAAGATGGTTGATCTTCGCAATCACTCACAAGGGCCATCCACCAGTTACAGTCCTGATAGGCTTTAGCAGCTTGTAGAGCACTGTAGTCACAACCGAAATTGCAGCACAAACCCACTAGACAAATCGCAAACAGAACAAAAGCAAATGCGTTTTTCATACGGCACCTCCTTCTACGATTTTATACACGGAGCAAACGAATGGATATAAATGAAGCAGTTGAAATATACAATGATTTATTACACTTAGAACAAAATGGCATCTGGCCACATGGAGCATATCCCTTATGGATTCATAAACACTATAAGTTATTGTTAGATATGGAAGTTGGTGCTTCTCAAATCCATAATGCTGCTATAAGCGATGTCGCAAGAGTATTCCATCAGATCCTTGTAAACCATGGTATCGTAAAACCGAGGGAATAAAGATGGCAAAAATACTTTTGGATTTAGATATGGACTACTTTAACTATATAAAAAATCCATCAGAGGTATTAGGTAGATTATTATCAAAAGTTCCTAAAAATGTACCAGCAGTAGTTGTTATTGAACATCAAACTATATTGCCTTATGTCAAAGAGTGGGTTAGGGGTGGATTAGTTCCGATACCATTCAAATGGATTCATATGGATCAGCATCATGATTTTTACCAAGGCAAAAGTAAGCCAGTCCATTGTGGTAATTTTGGTTTCTTTATGCCTACAAAATATTATAATAAATTTACATGGGTTGCGCAAAGTCGAAATAGCAGAGTCGACGATGACTGGGAATTTATGTCCAGTGAATGGATTAGAAAAAATGGAAAAAGAGTGTCTGAGCATTATGATAGACAACCCATGCGCAAAGAGGATTCGGTTATTGGTATGGTAATTGCGATTTCTCCAGACTATATCGATTATCCTGAATTTGTTTTGGCCAGTATGCTAGCAATAATAAATAATCACTTCAATCTAAAAACGATTCCACTTCCAAGGCAAAATAGGCGAGGACGCGAACAGTACGAGGAGAGAAAATGGGTCTCGTCATGGAAAAGATCGGCATCAGACAAGATATACGAGTGGAGAAAACGTCTTTGCGAAATGATGAACAAGGAAGATTATCTACGCATTATGACGCATTAGTGGTATCGGATAAGTTGTCAGACGGAAGAATAACATGTCTGCGACCAAGCGATGCTGATGATTGCATGCATGGGGTATGTGTATCGTGTGGAAAAGAGTTGTGGTTTGAGAAGCCAAAATTCGAGACGTTGGTGGATGTCTCATGCTCTTTTCAATGCGCTAAAAATGCTGGGTTGTACAAGGAATGGATTGAGCCAGAGCCAGAACCAGCACAACCAGCCATTGTGATAGAAGTATGCGAGAAATGCGGTGGACGTAAATACGGTGATGTGTACCTACATAAGAGAAGCTGTCCGCTCAAGATAAAAAAGGTACGAGAACAAAGGCCGAACTGTTCTATGTGCGGTGGGAAGCCATTTAAGAGAGGATGGAAACATACAAAAGAATGCATCAATAACTCTAGAAACAGGAGGAAGAAATGTGTGAAAAAGTAATCGGACATATCTATACTCCGTCGAGCAATGTGGTAATAATGCCACTAGAGGAAGTGGCAAAAATATCAGAACAACTTGGGTGCAATACCTACTGGTTGCTAAATAAACATGGCGGAATGGATGTGGCAGTTTATCCTCGCACCAGTATACAGATATCGCAAGTCGGTAAGAGTGTTCTCGTCACAAGAAAGGACACTAGATAATGTATCTAGAAACAATTTCCGAGATAGTGGCTAAGATAAAGCAATACAATATCGAAAATTGTGAATTGGTTAGTTCTAATAAGAACATGTTTCGTATAGTTGTGGGCAATACACAGTTTGTTATTAGAGTAACTGCCGAGCGTATTAATGTTATGGACACAAATAATCACGTCCTATTCTTAGTTCGACGAATGCTATCTATACCAACCAGTTTCAATACCACAAAAGTTGCAGAGGGCATAATTGATATCTATAGGAAAAAAGAGAGGGATAGGTGCGATGAGTTGATTAGAGAAGGGGTGGCCGAGATAAGAAAAAAATGGCCGTTCTCAATAAAGATATCTTGTCATGTTGCAAACGTGTTTGATCTTAGTTTTTCTGGAATGACAACCAAGGATATATTCGATGTTATCGAAAGAATGCGATAGGGTGTCAAAGGTTGTATGCGGAATAGACAAAACTATATCTATCGTAACAACTCTGATTTATGCGCGTGCAATCTTCAAAGTAATCCCGCTACCTAATGATGATTTTAGAATAGAAAGTGATATCAAGCATGTCAAAATGATTAATAAAGGATAAAAAACAATGTGCGTACCATCTCGCAAGACAAGTAGTCGACAACCGTTTACTGTGGAAGATGTTAATACGCAAGATAGAACAGTGAGAATCACTATCAGGGGGGACTGTATAGGAACAATAGCCAACCATCTCAAAACATGTCCGCGAAGTCGAAAATCCCACAAAGTAGTGGTTAGAATGGGATATGAATTGGAGACGGCTGGTAACGCAATATTCCAAAAAGGAATCCGAGAATGTCAGTAGATCAATGCGAGTTTCCATACTGTCGCAACGAAGCTGCGTATACCTATATTGGGGTATGCATTTGCCATAAACACTGGGTTGAAATATCAAGTTGCAATTCCCCAGAAAATGAGTATAAGATTCTTGCAAAGATAGGACTAATGAGAAATGAAAACGGCTCCGTGGTAGAGCGTAATCGTCGAAATGTGTAGGGGTGAAAATGACAAGACAAAAAACAAAACATATATCGCAAAGACTAAGACGGATACTAGACCAAATGGATCTGGACAGCGACGGACTAATAAACCGAAAGGTTGTTCATGGAAGTACAAACGAAATAGACATGTTATTAGATAACCTAGAACTGGTGGTAAAATATCTACAATTTGATTCCCTGTCAACCAAAAAAGAAGTGAATGAGTTTGTAAACAAGAATCGCAGCGAAAAATGAGGTAGCGTATGAAACTGGCATTACTTCCGCTCACTGGAGAAAATGAAGTTTGTATTGTCAATTGCGACAGATGGCAACATGGTTGTCAGGAGTTTATATTGGCGCTAAGAGGAGCCATAAAAGAATGGGTCGAAACTACCAACGAAGGTAAGACCGCGCTCGCTATGCACTACAACATTATCGCAATTAAAGATATGCCCAAATATGCGCCAAACTGTTTTGTTACGGGAAATGCTCTAGGCAAAATAATGGCTAAGCATTCTATTCCTAGATTCGATATAATCACAGCTAAAATTGATGGTGATATGGACAATAACGGGGTTAGCGGAACAACTAGTTTATATAAGGGGCGAATAGGATGAATAACTTTACTGAGAATATTATCGACTATGTTCTATCTGGCCACGCAATGCTGTCTGTCATCACGCATGAAGATGATAGGGCTATAAACGATATTTCAATTGCCGCCAAAAATAGTAATAGAACATTGGTTGTGTGGACAATTGCTAGTGGATGGAAAAAATCTAGTGGAGAGCAAGCGGTTCCACTCAATGGCATACCAGATCCTATTAGCGCGATACAGGATATAGAAAAACTTCCAGAAAAATCTATGTGCGTAGTAAAGGATTTTGGGGTTTACCTAAACCAAAACACGTTTCAGCAGGCAGATGTTGTTATTGGATGGTTAAAGGAAATAAGGCCATTGTTGTACTGTGGACAAAAAACAATCATATTTCTAGGCCCAGATTTGTATATACCAACGCAACTTAAACAAGAGATTACGCAAACGGACTTCGGTCTTCCAGATACCGCCCAAATAGAACACCAGATCAAATACGTATGTGATAGCGTTGAATCAAAGGATGGCAAGGGTCTGGTAGTAGACAAGTCGGTAATGTCGGATGTCGTTAATGCATGCAAGGGCATGACACAGCAACAGACTATAGATAGGGCATCGCTTGCGATAAGAAAAAACAAGGGATTAACACCGGAATCTGTTAAGATAATACTGCATGAAAAGGCTGGTGTCATCAGATCATCTGGGATATTGTCCTACATAGAACCCCCAGCAGGGGGGCTTGGCATAGTTGGTGGGCTTGAAGTTCTGAAGAATCACATATTAATGGACAAACCATGCTTCACAGAAGAGGCCAGGGCATTTGGAATAGAATATCCAAAGGGTGTGTTGTTAGTTGGAATTCCGGGCTGCGGAAAGACGTTAATCAGTACTGCGATAGCTAGCGAGTTTGGTTCGCCATTGATTCAAATGGACGTAGGCAATATTATGGATAAGTATGTTGGCGAATCTGAGTCGAATATGAGGGAGGCGGTAAAGATTCTTGAGTCTGTATCGCCATGCGTGTTACAGCTAGACGAAATAGAGAAGGGGTTTGGTGGCGCTGGAGACCTAGACGGCGGTGCATCCAAAAGGGTGTTTGGATCATTCATTAAGTGGTTAAACGATAAAACATCGCCAGTATATATAGTCGCAACGGCCAATCAGGTTGAGTCGTTACCGCCAGAGTTTGCTAGGAAAGGTAGGTTTGATGAAATCTTTGGTGTTGACCTACCAAACATAGATGAAAGATCAGAAATCGTTAGTATTCATCTACGTAAGCGAAATAGGAACCCTGATAACTTTGATGTATCAGCGATAGCAAGGGCGACAGAAAACTTTACTGGATCTGATATCGAACAGGCAATTAAGGTTGGTCTCAAAATGGCCTTTGCCAACAAATCAGAGTTAACAACCGATCTTTGTTTGCTTGGTGTCGGTAGTATCATTCCGCTATTTAAGACCGAACCACATAGGATAGAAAGGATTAGGGAATGGTGTGATTCTCGTGCCAAGAAAGCTAATGCGACTACAACGTCGGTAACGAAATCGGTAAGACGAAAAATAACGGTGAGCAATGGAGAGTAAAATGTCAGAAAAAACTGTGAATCTTTTTGATTTAGGGTGTCTTGTGCAGATAAATATAGGGTTTTGGTCTGGACGAAAGATGCTTACACAGAACGATATGCTAAGTGTTGGCATAGATTCAAGCAAGTTACCAAAAGACATCTGTAATCTTGGGAGGAAATTGTTGGTTCCGCAGCATGAGATAGGGGTATTCCTGTCTATTGAGCAGCAGGCACGTAATTTCTTAAAGCGATGGTCTATCCCGTTTGGTATCGCTAGCGCAAACTTTGTCCCAATTAGTAAGTTACAGGAAGTTGTTGAAAAGCTGGATGAATACAAGGCCAAGTACTATGGACTAGTAGATTCCTTCATCAAGAGATTTGAAGCAGCAAAGTCCAAGATACAAATCGAACATCCCGATTTCTGGGAGAAGTGTCTAAGACCCCATTATCCGTCTAGCGCCGAGTCATTGCGCAGTAGATTCTATTTTAGATATTTCGTATTCAAGGTCGCCAATGTCAATGCGATAGACGAGGTGGACGCAAATGATGTGGTGGCAAAACAAACAGAAATGCAAGTCCGAATGAAGGAGGAGGTTGACAAACTAGTCAACGAAACTGTTTGTACGTTGCGAAATGAAACCGTTAAGTTCTGCGACCTTGTTGTGGCAAGAGTAAATGGCTCTCCGTATGGAGACGAAGAAGAGGGAAAGAAGCTAACGAAGAGATCATTGGCAAGTTTCAGAAAATACGTCGACTGGTTCAGGGAAATGAATGTCTTTGGTGATAAGGATATAGAAAAAATGCTGTGCGAATTCAAGAGCACATATCTTGGCGAGCTAACCACCCCACAGGAAATACAAAATACACAAGTCGCCAACGCAATTGTCGACCATATGAGTAAAATCCGTTCAATGGCACAGGGCGACAGCGGGGCTGTTGATAATGTGTTGAATATAGCCAAGAGAAAGATCGAGATTTAATATGTCGTCATACTTCGATAATGTATGTTTGAAACAGAACAGGTGCAATGAGTGTGCTAGCGTCAAACAAGAGAACGGTGTTTGCGTCATATGCTCAGCTAGGCGGCAAGAAAGAAATATCGCAGCGGATAAGCTTGAGCGATATATTCGCCATAATGGCGGAAGACATGGTGTCGCACTAAAGGCACTTGCTGACAAAATTAGAAATGGAGAAATAATATGAATAAAATTAAGGCATCACAAGCTATCGTTAAATTATTAGATGAGATATATAACTCATCTATCAGATAAAGTAACGTTTTGGAGAAACTAGAATGTCAATGTACTGCTCGGTAAAAACGCAGTTCAAAGATCCTGATGCATTGGTGCGGGCACTCATGGAAACTGGCGAGTGGCAAGGTCATCAAATAGAAGTTCATGATGAACCACAACACCTATATGGTTATCATGGCGACGTGCGCGAACAAGTCGCAAATATTATAGTTCGTCGTCAATATGTTCAGGCTTCGGCTAATGATATCGGTTTTGAGAAAACAGTGGATGGAACCTACAGATCGCATATTAGTCAATTTGATTCCAATAAATACAACAGCACATGGATGGGTAGGCTGAGACAGTCATATGCGTTTCACGTCCTGAAAAGACAGCAGGAAGCTAGGGGAAGAACTGTTACAAGAGAAAAACTTCCAGATGGACGACAACGAGTAATGATTAGGGGATATCGGTGATGGATAAGTTCTCTTTCTGTGAACCGGTTACAGCAGCATCCGTAAGTTTATGGCACATACGCAAACTAACTAGCACAGGAAAACATATGGGTGGTGGTGCCGATACAAAAGCTCTTTGTGGAAGAGATGTCGCATGGGATATATTCAGAGATATCCCATCTAAAACTTCCGAACTAGATCTAGTAGGGAGATGCTGTCCAAAATGCAAGGAAATATATCTAGTGCGGAGCATGATACATGAAGACTAGAACCGAAGATGGTCATAGTATAGAGACAGGGAAAACATATTATATAGTAGTTGCTTATCATCACAGGATATGCGATAATACGTGGCCAATACCACGTTTCTCTGTAGCAAGATGTACGTCTGTCACTTATCGTAATATAACATTAAAAGATGTGAAATCACGCGAAACGTTCAAGCGTTATGATATGTATTACAATCGTAGTGATTTTATCTATAGAAACAAACTAATGGCTATTCGCAAGTTCATAAAAATGTGTCTTCTGCGAAGAAAGATTCTAAGACAAGAGATCGGCAATATTACAAGGGAGATAGAATTATCAGAGAGGGCTAGGCTAAAAATGTCGAGTCTATTAAAATGATACTAACATTAGATATATCGCCAGACGGAAATATCAATGGGCTATATTCCGACGAAATAGACCTATACGAACTAGGACAAGTACACAATGTTCGTCGCGCCAGTAATGTCGAATTCAACGAGACTAAACAGGTATGGCAAGTGATTAAGTCCCTTACTAATAAAGTTGTATTCGAACATAAATCTAGAACTAGAGCAATAGAATGGGAGATAGAGAACTTCCAACCAGGAGGGCGACACTATGTGTCGCCAAAATAGGATCAAAATATGACAGGTGAACAAAAACGAGATGTTCTAAATGCAAGTTTGGAATTAGTCAATAGCGTTGAAAATGAATTGAAAAATTTAACGTTAGTATTTTCAAGATGGAAGTGTAAAGTTGAAAGTGGATATATCGACTCTGCTGGATACGCAAATGAAGAATATGAAAGATTCATCTGTCAGTTAGTAACAACTTATGATACTATATGTTCTATTTTTGGATATGATTCTGCTAATAAGACCCTTCAAGCATTAAAAGACGCTATGGATGAACACCAAACACTCGTGAGGAATCATATAACTAACGTGGAAACCGTATAATAAAGGCAAAATAAATATGCCAATTATGGAAAATATGTTCGGTGAAGGAACTCTTAATTCTGTTCCAGTAGGGAATAAAATATACGCCGAATGTACTGCGTGTATGTCTATCTATTCTGAATTCTCTTCCTGGGCAATAGCAAATCATCATCGAATGGTTAACGATCCAAAGCAAGCAGATACTATAGTCGTTCTCGGCTGTCAAGTTACAGATCTATCGGTTCTGAATAACTTAAGAACTCTAGATAAACTAATGGGAATAAATCCATCTGCAAAGTTTTACATGGGTGGATGTCTAGCCCGTAGGTTTGATATCCCATTGCCAGACGGAGTATTAAGGCTTGATCGTTGTTGTGCTGATGGTCAAGATCTAGAACTTGCAGATCAATTTATGACTTGGCAAGATCCATATTGGGTTACAGATTTTAAGGATGATACAGAAAATCCATCTAGTCTAAAGGGTGGAAATCTATTTCGCCATCACTATCCATTAAGGATTGGTGTCGGATGCCAGAAAAATTGTAGCTATTGTACGATAAAACATACTCGCGGTTCTCCATATGAGATTCCGACAGAATTATCGATGAAAGAATTTCTTGCGCATGATAACATCGTATTGATAGCCGATAGTCCATCTGAAAAACAGATACGATTCTGGATAAACAAGTCTTTAGAACACAACAAACCAATATCTATTAGGAATATCGAACCAAATGTTGCATTCGCACTATTCGACGAACTAGAATATTTATCGTATAGCGATTTATTGCCAATGCTTCATGTGCCGATACAAAGCGATAGGAGAGATGTTCTTAAAGATATGTGTAGGCCAGTAGAAACAACGCTTGCGCTGTTATTTGAATTACCAAAACTGAAAAACAAAACTGTGCTGGCTACAAATGTGATCGTAGAGTATAAGGGATTTCCAAACCCTGATATGGGAAGGCTAGGAGATATATTTAAATACATTAGTTGGAACCCGTACTGGGACGGACAATGGTATTTGACTAGAGCTATTAGTAGATGGGACTACTATATCAGAGGGCATTGGCAACCATGAAAACAAATGACGGATATGTGATACGACGAAGAGTTAAATATTATATTATGTGTAACTATTCTACACCAATAATTAGTGAAGCAACATGTAGTGCTATAAGGGAAGGACACCCACATTTTAATCGTAGTCCTGAATTATCGTCTATGACTTCATTAAGTGATTTAAATGGGGATGGTTATTTTGTCTTCGCTAAAAGAAAAAATGCAGTAAAAAAATTACGAAATATAGTAAGATACAGAATAAGTAATGCCACCCAAGAATATAAGAGCCTGCTTAAAGATCTACAGGGTATCTTAAGGATTCAAAAACATCATGAAAACAATTAAATTAACTGACGCTGAGCATGAACTCATTGTGTCTATTATGAAAGAAGTTGATAAGATTAATTCAGTAACGAGTTGTTGTGACGATTGGTGGATAGAAAATACTCCAGACAATTTTACTATGGTCGAAGAAATGGAGGCTTGGAATTGCAATAAGACACTTAATGAATTTAGAAATGATCCTGAATCAGACAAACCACGGATAATTAATAATGGAAGAGAAATATTTATCCCAAGATTCTTGACATACGCATACGCAATTTACTTGTTGGAGAGTAAAATATGAAACAAATTACAGTAACGATAGATACTGATGGATCGTGTCAAATAGATGGTTCCAACTTCGTTGGAACGGAATGTGAAAGATTCATAAAAGAAGTGGAGACAACGTTAGGTACTCGCGAACAAGCACGATACAAACCAGAATTCAGAACTAGACAAGTAAACAAACAAACACTTGGTAGGTAAGATGAGAAAATTAAAAGTATGGGGTGGCGACGAGGTTATTATGATAAGGAAAATAAAGAACATTCTGTCGTTGATATTCAAATATAACATAATCGGAGAGTGTCAATCAACATGCACTGGAAAATGGAGGATACCCAATATATGTCATCACTGGGTTTCTGTTAAAAGTCTACGCAAGTATTACGGAGATGCAAACATTGATCCTAATGGGAACGCTATTGGATCAAACGATGGGAATAGGCTTTGTCTATTCTTGGATATAGGCCCGGTCGAATTGAGAGAGGGTGATAGAGTAGTCGTTTTTAGGAAGAAAACATGAAACCGAAGGTCTATCAAATAGGATACGAATTCGTTAATGATACAGAATCAAGGCATAGATTCAAAAATGTGGTCGCACAAGACGAGAATGATGCTATAAACACATTGAGAATGCATATGGGAAAAGAGATAGTAATATCGAATTTGCTTATGTTATCAGATGTGGATTTCATATCTCTTTCTATGTCGTAATAATAACAATTGGAGTAAAACACTAATGGTCAAAAAAAGAATATCTTTATCTAAAGATCATACTGGAAATCCCATAGATATAAGCGACGTCAGCAATTCAATAACAGTTCACCTATCAACATTCAACGTTCAAATAATGCTAAACGAGTCACACGACGGTGGATTAGTAATAAGAACTCTTGACGGTCTCATATCTGTTCATCCAGAATCAGCAAACTCAATATCGATACGAGAAAGTTAATAAAAAGAAAAAAGAAGAAAAAGAAATCTAAATTGGGTAAAAACAAATAAAGAAAGATATAGAATATGACAGTGAAACAACAGAGAAGAAAACTAATTAATCGTTTGGTCAAACTAATAAAACCGACCAAAGTACGAGTAGAATTATCTCCATTTGTTTCAGTAATAATAACTGCTTGTTGGAGGTCTGACACTACATTAGATATTTACGACTTAGAAATATTACCGCCTTCAAAATATTATTATAAATCAATGCCAATTCCAGAACTATTACTGCATGAATTGATATCACAAACTAACCAAACAGTCGTAAACGAATTCAGTCCCAGATTAGAAGAACTTATCAAAAAGAATTCGAAAATAGCTAATATCGAAAATAGTATAAAGTTGCTATGTCAAGATTGTGATAATCTGGCAAAGTCACTACATACAAATAAGAACTTCTTCTTTGAAGAACTATTATTTGAAGCAGAACACGCATTGGAGAAATAAGAAATGACCGAAGTAAAATGTCCTTTATGCAAAACCTTACTTAGCAAGCACACAATATCTCCTTGCCTTGCCGATCTTCGATATCTTGTTACAGGTGAATTTCATAGAGAAGAAGGTTATTATACAAAAGAAGAATCAGAAATGGAATATGGCTAGCAGAAAGTGGTGATTTATGTATAGGAATCAAACTCAAAAATGGGTATGATCCATACAGTTTAATTCTAATACCTAGGTCATTGGCTATTGGAATTGAAGAGGTTAAATCTAAATGAAAGCATTTGGAATAGAACTACCAAATTGTGACATAATGATTTTCCCAGACGAATTGTCTGCGCAAGATTATGTCGACGGAATGGATAATGAAAATGATCCACCAGAAATAGTCACATTAACACCAGAAAGAGATATTGTCAAATCGTGTTATAATGCCATATGCGAACATTGTAAACTCGGTTTTGATCTGCATAGAGACGGAAAAGAATTCTTCCATTACACTGCAGGAACATATAGTTACAAAATAATATGCGGTGCAGATAAAATAAGGAAGGGATTAAATTTCAGTGACTAAAACAGAAAAGTCATTACTTTTATATATCGAGTGTAGAGCAACCGATCATACTGGAACTATTGATTCACGACAAATAAATGATGAAGAACGACAGATACTAGAGAAATGGCATGGTAAAAAATTTATTGTTTTTGGAAGAATAGCTTTCAAAGATATCGGTCAAAAATCAATAACAAATTATGTTGTACTAAGCGATGAAGCATGGGAATTGGCGTCCAAACTTAGAAGGGAAAGAGCCGATAGAATGTGGGGCAATAGAACATGGAGAACCGCTGATGAATACAGAACATCCTGAAGAGAAAATAACTTTACTTGACAGATTAAGAACTTGGTATTACATAAAGTTAGACGCCATAGATTATTACATTCCAATCAGTATAGGAAGATTTCTGTACAGACTATCAGATAAATACTACTATCTAAAATGTTTTTTTTGGAGAAAATATAATGTCCTAAGAATCAAAACGCTCGATCCAACTTGGCATGACAGGGATTGGTTATTGGCACACGCGATGTTTCAAATTCTTGCAGACTACGTTGAACGAGAAGCCGATAACATAGTCTGGGACGATATACCTGAGAATGAGCAGGTTCGTATCAAGATGGATCAGTTACTTGGATGGTGGAAAGACTTTCTTGAACGCGATGAATATGACGATGATAAAGAGACCGCAGAAGAACTGAATAGTAAATTACATGAAATAATTAACATCCGTAGACATTTATGGAGTTGAAATAGTTTCATGGTGTTAACTATTTATACATGTAAATTATTAACACTAGATAGCTTTTTAAGGGAGGGGTCTTCTTTGTTTTTTTCTTTTATTTTTATTCTTTATCTTTTCGTTCTCTTTGTTTCTTTTCTTTCTTTATATATTTCTTTCTTTTCTTTGTTTCTCTACCTTTTCTGTTTCTTGTATTTTGTTTTCTTTTTTTGTTTCTTTGGGGTGGGTTATTGCATGACGGGAAATATTCTATGCGCTACTAAGCAGAGAGGCGCTAGGATGGACGATTTCTTTGGAACCAAAATAGATCTTTTCTCGTCTCGCATTATTCAAAATACGCAACTAACTGATAATTATATGGTTATGAAAACAACATCAATAGTTCACCAGACCAAAGAACCTAACAAAACACGAAAATCGCGTTTAAGGCCATTTACAGACTCGTGGTTGGACGCACAAAGATTTACCACCCGAGATAGCTAGTTGGCCGTTTGAATTAAATGTCGTCGAAATACAACCGCTTGTAGGAGATTATAAATTGAAGGTGCCGGTCAATGTTGGGATCGAATTTGAATTCGCCGGGAAGAACAGGAAGTTTATTTATAATACACTAAAACAAACTGGCGTAAAAATTGGTATACAAAGCGATTACTGGATGGGAAACTATCCACTAACAAAACAATGGAAACTTTGCCTTGACTGCTCAGTTACAGATGCTCTTGGTCCAATGGATAGAGTGGCGGGACTAGAAATAAAAACACCGATTTTTGATCCGTGTGATGTTATTGTTAGAAATGACGTGCGCAAAATTATGAAAGTGCTAAAATCTATTGGTTGTTTTGCGACGAAATCTTCTGGATTACACGTACATATTAGTTGTCCACTCGACGATTTTAGCATACGGCGAAATGTATTATCGATGTTAATAGAAAAGCATTTTAGAAAATTTGTTAATGATTATAGAAAGTCTTATTGTCAACCAGGATGTTCACAAGAAAAGTATAGCGCAATTAGAACATTTCCTATAGACACATATCGTGGTGATATAACTCGAAACCACGTCGAAATTCGTATCTTTAATGGAACAATGGATGCTAATATGGCTTTGTCGTATTTAGACCGAGCCGTAAAGTACTATCGTATAGCACTGGAGTATAGAAAGGTTAGTCGTGAAGTGCGAAATATGCAGGATGGATTGCGTAAAAGGGGACGAAGTGTTTGTAGTTGTGTCAGCAGTTGTTAACGGAGACAATGGGCACTTTGATGTTAGTCAAATAGCGAATGGAGATAATGGAATCGTACACAAAAAGTGTATTTCGATTTTCGACAAATCGCCTCTCGCTCTGATAGACGCTAGGATGGTGCAAGATGATGGATAGCGATAAAATACAATCGATATTCGGTCCAGAAAAATGCCTCATCCACAAGGGGATATCAGTTAATAGTGATAATTTTCGACAGTTGCCGAGATATGTGTCTGAGTTTCTGATTAACCATTATGTAGATCCAACAAGCCCCGGAAGTGGATTACAGACAATACAAAAGCTACTGGACGAATATTATGTGGATAGCACTAAAAGAGAACTGGTTAAGAGCAAGGTACGACAACATGGTTGTTTGCCAATCTTCGGATTAGTACGAGCCAGATACGAACAGCACAAAGATGTGTATCTTGCAGATGTCCCGTCTCTTGGGGATGACAAGGTACGAGTTGCAGAGTGTGTGTTGCGCAGGCATGGTGACGACTTATTAACTACAGGGGTGTGGGGTAGTGTCAATGTTATGTATGACAGACAGTCTGGTAAATATCCGTTTATTGTTGCGGATTTTACTCCAATGCAAACTACCAAGATCGATATCAATAATTGGGTATTGGCAAGAGAAAATTTCAACACAAACGAATGGATAGACTTAATTATCACTAGTATTGGATTCAATCCATTGTCACTATCGCACGACGAGAAAATGCTGTACCTGTATCGACTCATACCACTGATCCAGTGTGGCGTAAATATAGTTGAGCTTGGACCACCAGAGAGTGGAAAGACGTATACATATAGAAACATTAGTACGTATTCGCATGTGATCAGTGGTTCAAGTACTACAATGGCGACATTATTCTATAACAAACTCCGGAGAAAGATAGGGGCTGTCGGAAAGTTCGATTGTATTTTGTTCGACGAGATAGCTCACGCAGATTTGCGCAGAGAGATGGTTGATATAGTTAATACGCTAAAGGATTTTATGGGTTCTGGGAAATTCGGTAGAGACGGAGAGGAGTTTTCGTCTGATTGTAGTATTGTATTAGCTGGTAACATAGACACAGACAGAAAACAGCGTCGTGTAAGTGGGTTTTACCGCCATTTATTTTCTCCGCTACCAAAAATCATATCTGAAGATAGGGCATTTCTCGACAGGATACATGGATATATTCCAGGATGGTGTGCTCACCAGATTATACCGAGCGATTTTGCAGATACATATGGCTGGATGATGGATTATTTTTCTGAGGTTATGCACAGGATGAGGACTAGAAATTACGAATACATAATTCAGGAACGGGTGGATATGCCGGGAATGGGACAACGAAACAAAACCTCAATTCTCCGTCTCGCAACAGGGCTAATTAAGCTAATTTTCCCACACAGAACACACGAGACAATACAAAACGATGAATTGGCATTTGTTTTGCAGTATGCAACAGATCTACGACAGAGAGTCGTTGATCAGTTGGCAGTAATATCTCCAGGTGAATTTGGTGGCAAACTTTCCTTTAACATCAGGGAGGGGTGTTATGCAAGTAAAAATATTGAGTCAACCGGTTCTTAATATCGACGGGCTGAAATGGTTTCTAGAGCAGAATAACCTATCATGGGCTAGTTTCGATGACAAGATGACACATTTTGATCTCGGTGATTTGGACGGGGATTATATACCGGAGTTCGTGTCAAGACTAGCGGATAACGATTGGGCTAGCGCAGCTAAAAACAACGAGTATGTTACCAGTATTGTTGCCGAAAAGCTATATCCATTTTTGTTCTCGTCGTACAGTATCCTTGTAACGGATATTGATTATGTTGTCCTGGATAGTTTTAGAGATATGGTAGACAAGTATTTAAGAAGCAACTCTGTACAAATCGTTTCTGGATCATTGAGTAGTGCTCATTGTGCATATTGTATCGGCATCTCGTTGAGAACAGTTAGGGTGTTGTTAGATAATAACGTAGATAATGACCTGTTTGCTAATATCGTTCAGGCTCTAAAAAGTGTTGCACCATCGACACTTAGCGACGTTACGATAAAATGTCTGGGATCAAGAAAAATATTAGAAAAAACAATCATAAATAGCGGTAATAGTTGATAGGAGGGTACGGCGCATGGACTACATTAGCGCCTTCAAGTCATACCTAGTATCCGAATGTGGTTTATCCAAAGGAACAGTAGGTGGATATGTATATGATGTTCAAGAGTTTATGAAATTTTTATTGGCAAATGGATTGGACTATTCTGGTCGCTCAGTTGACCTGTTTCTAAATTCACTCAAACTAAAATCGTCTACACTTAACAGAAAACGTATGTCTATTAGAGCACTCTACAGATATATGGTTTCTATCAACAAAATACAGGCAAACGAACTATTGATGATAGACCCAATCAAAACAGATTGGCAACAAATGCCAGCGTTAACATATGATCAATACAAGAAAATTATACAGATAGCCAATGAGCGAGACGCGGCAATTATGGTTACGTTATGTGTGTCGGGCATGAGAGTCAGCGAATTATGCCAGATGAATGTTGGTGATGTGAGAGAATCTGTCGACACAATTCGTATCATGGGAAAGGGTAAGGTTGAGAGATTGGTTATTATTTCGACCGAATGTAGAAAAATTATCATTGATTACGTTAACGGATGGAGGTCGAGGTTCGCGGTGCCAGATAATAATGCAATGTTTATAAAACAAGACGGTAGTAGATTAACCAGGCGTGCTGTAAGTGACATGATATGCCGACTTGCTAATAAGGCTGGTGTACAACATTCTACGTCGCACACAATGAGGCGAACATATGCGACAATGGCCATGAATAATGGCGTTGATATAAAGGATGTTCAGATGCTGCTTGGACACAAATCTATTAGCGCAACACAAAGGTATCTTGGATTAAGCCGTGATAGGCTTATGAGTGTCTATCGTAGGTTTCATCCATCTTGCTGTGAGGTGTCGTAATGGCAGAACAAGTAGAAGCTGCACAACAAAACATTATCGAAATTGAAGACGATCAGTATGTGTCACCAGATCATCGACGTATCTATGTCTTTGGAAATATATCTGATGACATGGGTCTAAGAACAATACAAAAAATCCAACGACTTTCGACGCAACCAGACCCGATCTATATGTACATATCTTCTGACGGGGGGGATATAGATCCGTGCATGGCAATCATAGACCAGATGAGTGTGTGTCCATGTGATATTATAACTATTGTTGTCGGCAGGGCGTGCTCTGCCGCAGCTATCATAGCAGAATTTGGTGTCAAAAGATATATAATGCCTAATGCGTTTATGATGTTTCATCCGATATACTATTGCTCGGGCGAAGATTATGTAGATCAACAAACAAAGATAGCCAAATTTTCGTCAGAGCAATACGAAAATGTTTTGTTTATATTAAGTAAGAAATTGAGACGAAGCGTGCAGAAACTACGACAATTATTTGACAAGGGATTATGGCTTGGATCTAAGGAAGCAATTAAGCAAAAATTCATAGATGGATTATGGACAAGGGAACTTGAGACACAAGCAATAAATAGTGTATCCAGCGAGAAAAGCAATAGGGCGTTTATAGAATTACTGAGATTGTTTATCAATAAAATGTATCCTTCTGACATAAGGGGATAATCGTAGTGAACAGAAGAATAATATCTGGGTATCTTAACTACTATATCCAACACTTCGATTCACTTATACACAGCGCGATACGACTTCGAGGTGGCGCAAGAAAGGATTATGATGAACTTTATGCCATAGCTATAGAGGAACTATTATATTGTTTGTCTCACTTTGATCGTAGGGGGGATAGCTTTCTGAAGTCATTCATATTTGGACGAATCGTTGGTATACTTTCACACCACGATGCATGGATTAATAGATTGCCATATAGTCCAATACACAACTACAGTGCGCAATACACGGAATCCCCAGAGAACAAAATTTTGGTTGAAGAGTTGTTGGATATGTTAGACGGTACGTCTAGACGAATCGTTGTTGACCACTATATGAACGACATATCGTTTACAGATATATCGCGACAGACCGGTATTTCGTATGGGATTGTTTGGAGAAAGGGGCAAAAGGCTATAAGGGATTTGAAAAGGATGGTGCTATGTGGATAAGATACTAAGAACAGTGCCGCTACAAACCCCGGTAGACGAACTGTGTGTCTATTTATCTGGGCCGATTGATTTTGCCACAAATGCTACTGGATGGAGAAACGTTATCACAAATAGGCTCGTTGCAATGGGTTTTAGTGAGGATAAAATATACAACCCATGTCGCAAGCCACTTCCATCAGACCACTTTCTTTGTCAAAACAGCGAAGGCGAATTGCTGAAACAATATCGCAGCCTTAGAAAGTGGGCTCAAAGAGACGATTTGGTGGACCTACTAGCACATATTGATTTGCGAATGGTTGATAAATCTGATATAGTTTTTGTTAATTTTCCGAAGTTTGGCCAGTCTGCGTTCCAAAAAGAGATAGCTGATCTTAGTAAACTATCAATGAGCGACGATGTTCTTGCGTTTTGTAACAGCCTCATCGCGAAGTTGTGTGACACGCGTGTTCAGACATACGGTACAATGCACGAAATTGTTGTTGCGAGACAACAGAAAAAGCCAGTTTTGGTTATTTGGGAGGGTGGAATAAGCGAGTCGTCTGGATGGGTATCTTGGCTAGTTGGCCATGAAAACATTTTCCCGACACTTGATGACGCAATTGATCGCTTATCGCTAGTATTAAACGGACAAAAGTTTGTGGATAATCGTCAGTGGACAATATTTGGAAAGTAGGTAAATAATGGAAAACAAGGTTGAGAGTTTTGTAAAGGCTATGTCTGCGGCTGTAGAGGCATTGGCCGAGATTAATCCAGATGCCATGAAGTCTCTTGTAGAAGGCACAAATATTCCTGTCGGACTAAGAGATACTGCTAAGTTTAATTTGCCTGTAGACTTTGTTACGAGAGAAGAAATATCGTCATTGCGAAGAAGGCTTGCTGCATCTGTTGCGGCAGAGAAATGGACCGAGGGATTTGTGTTCGCATTGTGGCTGGTACGAGCTTTGGCTGTTTGAGGAGAACCAACGTGAAGAAGATAATCTGTTGCGTGGCCGTGTGTTTGTTGTTAGTTATCGGGTGTGGTAGAAGTATCAATGTGGCAGAAGACTCGTTGAGTCGATATGTTAAGGTAAATGACGAGGTAAGGACGGCGCTGTTTGTAAAGGCGTGGGGGCTAAATCGAGCGGCAATCACTGAAAGTCGCCAGAAATTAACAAAAACAGCAGAACTGGCACTAGTTGAATCTGCCCAGGATGGTAAGGTTGACACATCGGTAGCGAGGAATGTCGTGTCTAGCCTTGAAACAGAACTTGGAAAGGACGAGGTTGTTAGTAGCGAAAACTTTGCATATCTATCGTTCTTAATGGTCGCAGGTGAACGTGCCGATTCACTCGGTGGCAACGTTGAATTTTACTTAGAGTCGCAGAAACCAATCTGGAAACAATTATCATCAGAAGCAAAGCACGGAGTAGATTCTATCGTTGCCGAATTTGATGCGTGGAGCAAGATTATATCTTCGCTAAAGTCATTATTGCCTGATAGCTGGACTGGCACCACGACACAAGCATCAAACTGAGATAAGCGTTTTCTGTTTTGTTCGTGGGCTAGATTAATCTGGCCCACACCTTTATTTGTGCGGAGACAATATGTCAAATCGGGTTTTGGTTGTTGGTGGCGCTGGCTATGTTGGCGGAAGCCTAGTTGATCAGTTGTTAAGTGCTGGCTACGATGTTGACGTGTATGATTCCTTGGTCTACGAAGATACGTATCTCAAGCCAGTTAATTTTATATACGGTGACGTAAGAGATTACGCAAAGTTATCAAGAATGATTAACAACTATTGTATTGTGGTGTGGTTGGCTGCGATTGTTGGAGATGCTGCGTGTGCCACAGATCCATTTCTTACTAGGTCAATTAATTACGAATCCGTCAAATGGTTGGTGGATCATTATGATGGTAAGGTTTGTTACCCTTCGACCTGTTCAGTCTACGGTATAAATAATGAACTGATAACAGAAGAAGCTGTGCCTAATCCGTTATCTGTCTATGCTGAAACCAAACTGATGGCAGAACAATACATACTCAATAAGGGTAATGACAATGCTCTTATTTTCAGACTTGGAACTTTGTATGGGTTGGGCGATAGATTTAGTAGGATAAGATTTGATTTGGTCGCAAATGTTCTTGCTCGCAATGCTGCGTCCGGACGACCACTAGTAGTAAATGGTGGCGATCAATGGCGACCATTACTACACGTTAGAGATGTTGCTGGTGCAATGATCTTTGGTATTCAAAATAATATTAGTGGATTGTTTAATCTGAGTCGAGAGAATTGTCGTATTCGCGATATAGCACAACACGTTAAGGGTGTTATTCCAGATGCCAACATAAAGTATGTCGACATGAACTTTGAAGACGCGCGTAATTATCGTGTATCTAGCGACCGATATCGCTCTTTTGGATGGAGACCAGATCTTGACCTAGATGTCGGTATCATAGAAATCATGCAACTCATAAAACAAAAGAGAATAAGAAATGTTGACGATCCATTGTTTAGCAACGTCGACTATATTAGGAGATTGACGACAGGAGGGTGGGTTAGATGATTATACTTGGTGCTACAGGAATGCTTGGAAGACAACTGGTCAAATTGTTTCCAGGATGGGAAAAGTACAGTTCCAAAGAATTTGACTTTTCAAAAGTAGATAATATATATAGGTTCGCAAATTCACTTGATCCAAACGATGTTGTAATTAATGCATGTGGGCTACTACGCCAACACCTGTCTGACGACCCCACTCCAGAAGAATATCAAAGGGCATTTAACCTAAACTGTTTTTTGCCACAGGTGCTATCGTGGCGATGTAGGCTGCTCCACATCAGCACGGATTGCGCAATGGAAGGTACAAAAGGGAACTATACAGAAAACGATTTGCCAGACGGGAAAGACCTGTACGCGAGATCGAAATCGCTTGGCGAGGCACCATCGAGAGCTATGGTCATACGCACATCTATCATAGGAAAGGAAGACAAAAATTTCAAGGGATTGATGGCATGGTTCTTAAGCCAAACTAAGGCCAATGGGTTTACAAACCACATGTGGAATGGCATGACGACAAATGAGTTGGCGAGATGTATTAGGATGATTGTCGACAACGATTGGTGGGAACCAGGACTATTCCATCTATACAGCAACACTGTTAGTAAATACGATCTGCTTAGTATGATTAATTTGTATAGAAAGAATCCTGCAACAATTACTCCGATTAAGGCCGACAAGGTTGTCGACAGAACATTGAGAACAATACATCCGGAATTCATGAATAGGTTTTGCATTAGAACACTATCCGACCAAATCAAAGAGGCCATGATCAATGAGTAAACCCGTAGTAATGACAATCTCTGGAATACGCCCAGATTTTATACGTATGTCTGCTGTATATAAAAGGCTGGATGAATGCACAGATCACTGTCTCGTACATTCAGGCCAACATTTTGATACAATTTTATCGGGAACATTTTTTGACGAATTCAATATTCGCGAACCAGATTACAACCTAGATATAGGTAAGGATAGTCCTAGTCATTGGATGCAATTGTCAAACCTCACTAGGCGATTGTTTGAACTCATAAAAAGAGAAAGTCTAAATCCAGACTTAATTTTGTTTTTGGGCGACAGCAATTCTGTGTGTTGTTCACTCCCACTGAAAAAGGAAGGATTCAAGATAGGTCATATCGAAGCCGGAATGAGATCTGGAGATAGGCGTATGCTAGAAGAAATCAATCGGGTGACGTGCGACCACTGTTCAGACATATTGTTTACGTATCATAACGACTATAGAGACAATCTACTTCTAGAAAATGTCAAACAAGAAAGCATACATGTTGTTGGCAACACAATAGTCGAGGTTTGTAAGCCGATAGCCGACAAGCTAAAACAACGACCAAGCGCACGAAATCAAATCATTGTAGATATACATAGGCCAGAATCGATTAACGACCCTAACAGATTACATAATATTCTTCGTCTTGCAGAATATCTTGGGAATGTTTATAGGGTGCCCGTTAGGTTTTTGAAATTTAGTCGCACGATGCGAGCTATTAAGAAGGCTGGATTAGATTTTGGTAGTATTACGCCAGTTGCGCTTATGGGGTATGGTGATTTCCTTAGAGAACAATATGATTCGGTTTGTCTAGTATCTGATAGCGGAACTGCGCAAGAAGAAACCGCATTGCTTAACACCCCGGTCTTGGTTCCAAGAGACTACACAGAACGCCCACAGTCTGTTGTGTTTGGATGTTCTGCCATGGTTAACGCAAATAATGTCCGTCAAGTAGATGTGAATAGATATGTTGAATGGGTTGATATGACGTTGAGCGAACCAGATCGCATGAAGACGGAGTGGCTTGGGGATGGAAACACAGCGCAGAAAATCGTAGAAATAATCGAAAGGATAATTCGGTGATATATCTAAATGCTCAAGTGGTAAATTCTTCGTTTAACGATGATACCTTTTGGAGATGGATTCATAGAGAACTTCCCAATGATACAATTATTGCACCTCCTCCAGACGAATTAAACCCGGAAGACGTTGTTCTTCACTACTCAACAATGGGTACGCCGAAACATCCAGAGCACACGATAGCTCTGTTATGGGAATTGTATCCAGACATGAAGGATAAATTGGGATCAAATGTCTGGGACTATATATTGGACGAAATAGATAAATGTAAAACAGCAGCACGAAAAACTGTTACTACTGATTTAATGCGTCCATATTACGCTGAATTTGGATTAATACATAAATTACCAATCGGAATAGATACTGACTTATTTAAACCAGCGGTCGACAAGAATGCGTTGCGCGCAAAATATGGGATTCCATTAGGCGCTAGTGTTGGATTTTATTGCGGTACTAGTCATCCGATGAAAGGTGCTGATTTAGCTAAACAATATTTTGTCGAACACCCAGATGTATTCCCATTGCTGGTATGGAAAAGTCCGTATGAGAGATATCCAATAAGCGGTGGCAAACAGTTTTGCGCTATTCAGCAATCGCAGTTGGCAGAACTAATGGGTTGTTCGGATTTCTTTTTGTGCTGTGGTAGGCTGTTGCCATTCTTTTTGGTAGAGTGGGAAGCCTTGGCGGCGAATTTACCGGCAGTTGTTATCGGTGGCGTTGGAAGAGATTTTGTTCCTGGACAAAACCCGCGAGACCAGATATTTGACAAAGGATGGGATCGTGACAGTGCTCTTGTGACATGGATTGACTACATTAACGATCTTATAGACGACAATACGGATGGAGAAGGGCCGTTTATTGATGGAGGTAGTCAAAAGATAAAAAAGGTTAAAGATGCCTAATATAAGCATTATCTCTCTTATTTATAAATCCACTAGATTTGCAGATGCTGTCTATGATTCTATTGTTAAGTATACACCATTGATCGAAGGTTGGCAAGCGGAGTTTTTCTTTGTAGCCAATGACGCCGATGATCGGGTAATTAAACACATACAAGGTCGTGGGATAAAGTGCGTTATTCAAAACAATGATCGCAAGACAGATGAAGAGTTGTTTGGGATGGGGATAGGTTGGCCCGAGTACATTAGTCGGGTATACAAGGGGTGGAATAGGGCGATACTTGAAGCACAAGATATAGTGGTATTAGTAAATAGTGATTGTCTATTTTCTCCTGGATGGCTTGAGAACCTTTTGAAACACGCCAGACAGGATCGCGTCGTGTGCTCGCAATTATTTGAGCGAAAGCATCCAAAGTACGGTATTTTCCCAGGAGCATATCACGGTGAATTTGGAAACCATCCAGATAACTTTAATGAGGATGAATTTTTACAAGCAGCACGTAATGTATCTCGCCCAATACTTAGGCAGGGTGGCGCATATATGCCATGTTTGTTTTATAAAGACATTGCGCTGAATGCTGGAATGTATCCGGAGGGCAACATTGCCGGAAAAAACTTTAACCACATAGTAAGATACGGGGATGAAGATTTTTTTCTTCGTCTTGCTATGCTTGGCGTATCCCATGTAACAGCGATGGATTCAATTGTCTACCACTTTAAAGAGGGCGAAATGGAGGACATTGGTGTATAAGATTATAGAAAAAAACATGCGTAAAATTGTGTCAACAGCAATCTTTGTTTTACTGATAGTGGTACTGAACGTATGGTATAACCATTTCAGAGATAGTATTGGCGAGAATGAGGTATCTATAATTACGTCTGTCGCGATTAATGTCCTTCTAACAGAAAATGATGTATCACAACAGGACGCCATAATTCTGCTTCGATATGTCGATGCTATATCCGATGTGCTGGTTTCTGAACCTGAAAGAGACTTTCGAAAGGCGAGAGAATTGGTTGTCTCTCAATTGCCAGAACACCTGAGATTCATTGGAAATCGGATAGTTGATCTTATCCAGGTATATACTGATAGGTATATGCAGAATGGCGACAACACTGAAAAAATCGAATTTGCCAAAATCGTTACCCGCTTTATAAAAGATGGAATCGAGTCGTATGTCACAAATTAATTGTGTATTCAATTCATTTGTTATCGATGACGATGTGTTGGTAGTAGAATTTGTTGTGCCGGGTAGGACACACGCAGATATTGCCGTTGAGATAGATAGCGATAGGTCATTGATTGTTATCGCCAGGGCGACCAATTCGCTTGCCGGGTCTATTGGAAGCGTCCCAGTGCAATATCAAACATCGCCCATAAATAACAGATGGGATATTGAACACATCAGGACTGTTTGTTCTAACGGAATGCTGACAATTACAATACCTGCTATTAGTTATGTAAACCCACGAAATTATGTGAGCCCAAATTGATACTAGATATTATCGATGACATCGTGTTAGATAAGTCAACAATAACGGCGTTATTGCCATACGTTCCACAACTACAAAAAAGCATGTATGTTCGGCAAAGAACTGGTACGGTTTTTCAGCACACGAAAAGAGTGGTAGATCTTCTACAAGTTCGTAATGTAATTACGGTATGCTGTGCTGTATTTCATGACCTCGGCAAATGCCGTAGCTTTAAGTCTCATCAGCTTATTTCGTCTGATATAGCCCGAACATTCTTCACACAGAATTGGTTTGATTACCAAATGGTTTCTTCGATTGACAGAATAATCAGATCGCACATGTACGATCTATGGCCAGTAGCGCTTTCTCCGGATAAGATGACTGACAAACTGATCGCTAGCGTCGGGTTATCCAATATAACCAATTGGTTTGCCCTAAGACGCGCTGATATTGCATCATACGGGAATCCGGCATCAATAAAACTTGTTGATGATGTACAACAACTAATAAAAAATAAACTCGAACAACAGGGTAGTGATTTGAAATTATTGTCGCCACATAATATCGCAATGTCTGGTAAAGACGAATTATGGAATAGTGTCAAATGCTGGATATAAAAAGACCATCTTACGACGAATGGTATCTATTCATGGCATTTTGGATTTCTCGTCGAAGTCCAGATCCAAGCACCAAACACGGGTGTATATTTGTAGACAAACATAATAGGCCAATATCATTTGGGTATAATGGATGCCCACCCAACACTAAGGACGATAAGGGTATTCTAAGCAACAGGCCACTAAAGTATTATATAGTGATACATTCAGAAGAAAATGCCATAATAAATACGCCAAGATCAATTAGGGGATCAACGGCATATATCACTGGAGAACCATGTTCTAGATGCTTGTCAAAACTAATATCGGCTGGTGTATCGAGAATAGTGTTCGGCGCAACAAGGTCCAAGTGCATTTATGAGGATGCGCACGACAAAGAAGCCAAAAATATACTACTAAGAAGTCATGACATTAAAATCGAGATGTTGCAAATGGATGTGAATACAATACGTGCAAATATCGATGCGATCTTCGGTATCGTAGAGGGTGACCAAAATGCAGCTATCGAAGTATGAACCAACAGGTTTCGCTCTAACAATATTCAAAGATCGTTATGCGATACATGACAACGAAACATTTGATCAGGCGTGTCTGCGGGTAGCAGAATGCGTAGCCGCAGTTGAATGCGGAACCAAAAGAGACGAATTCAAAAGTAGATTCTATGATATAATGAGTACGAACAGATTTTCTCCAGGTGGTCGCATATGGTCTGGTGCTGGACGAGCACACGGCCATCTGTTAAACTGTTTTGTGCTAGATATTGAAGATTCTAGAGAGGGATGGGGGGAAGCGCTGCGTAGCGTAACCATCATTTCTGGAACTGGTGGTGGGGTTGGGTTATCTTTCGCTAAAATCAGGCCACGAGGAGCAAAGATCAAAAGCACTAATGGACGATCAACGGGATCTGTTAGTCTCATGCGATGTATTAATGCTGTTTGCAATGAATTGCGAAGCGGGGGCAATAGGCGAAGCGCTCTGTTGTTTGCTTTGCCGTATTGGCATCCAGATATACCAGAATTCTTGAAGGCAAAGCTAGACGAGAACGAACTTACTAATGCCAACATATCTGTAACAATCGACGATGAGTTTCTAAAGCTGGTCAAGAACAATAGGGATGTTGTATTCGCCTGGGATGGAATACAATATGGAACAATGCCAGCAAAAAAGCTATGGGACAAAATAGTTCATAATGCATGGAATTGTGGAGATCCTGGAATAATCAATCTTGGATTAGCAAACGAGATGTCTAATATAGCCTATGACACTAAGTTAATAGCAACAAATCCATGTGGCGAAATAGTTATGAACCATGGTGGGTCGTGCGATCTTGGGGCAATAGTATTACCAACACATGTTATTAATGGCAGGGTTAACTGGAAAATGCTTGCAGATACAGTAATGGTTAGTGTTAGATTTCTTGATAATGTAATAGATCGTAGCGACTATCCGCTATCTTTCATGAAGGAAGTCGCACAACAATATAGGAGAATCGGCCTTGGGGTTATGGGACTACACGATTTTATGTTGAAACTTGGAGTAAAGTATAGTAGCTCAGAGGCTCTTAGGTTGGTCGATAAGGTAATGGATTTCATTAAGAAAAAGGCTTATGAAACCAGTACATTTTTGGCTGTTGAAAAGGGATCTTTTCCAAAGCTAGATCGACGGCAATTCGTTGGTTCGCGATTTATCAAAAACCTGACTATCGGTATGAGAAATAAAATTCTTGAATACGGTATACGCAATTGTGCGATATTAACAATAGCTCCAACAGGAACGATTAGTATTGTTGCTGGTGTCTCTTCTGGAATAGAACCAATATTTTCTCCCGTCTACAAGATCAAATTCAATAAACACGAATCAGTAAATGGAAATGAAGTAGAGACCATCGTCCATCCATTGCTACAAGAATTTCTTATGGCTGGCAAATCCATAGAGGTGTTTGAGGGCGCACACGACATATCTCCAGAACAGCATTGTCTAATCCAGGCGATGTGTCAGAAACATGTTTGCAATTCAATAAGCAAAACGATAAACCTGCCGAAAGATTATCCGATTCAGGAACTTAGTTCGATTGTTATGCGAAATGTTAGACATCTCAAGGGTATTACTATATACAGGGATGGAAGCAGGGGAGAAAGCCCGCTCACGCCAGTTCCAATTTGTTATGTCAAGGATCATATTAACGATTTTATAGCTGGTGCGTCAAATAACGACTGTCCTAGTGGCCAATGTAGTTTGTAAGAGGTGTTCTGTGGAAAAGCTAGAACAAGTGATCAAGATGGTGCAAGACGGTAAAAGCAGAGAGCAGATCCAGGATGCAACTGGTTTATCTATGTGGAAAACCAGACAACTTATTACACAAGCCCGCACAATCATATCGTCTGGCGCAAACACAAAAGATGTTTCTGTGGACGCGTTAGATCAGATCAAGGTGGACCAACAACTTGCCAAACTAAGATCTGCAAAGACGAAAACAGAGTCTAAGTACGCTAGGTTGGTCGAAGAGTTGAACAAAAAAGAGGAGTCCATAACAGAGATAATTGAGTTATCAAAAAACGTACACGACACAAAACCGATAAGGATCAAGGTTGATCGCGGAGATACGGACTCTCATTCAACCGCCTTTATTGTGGCGTCTGATTGGCACCTTGAGGAGGTAGTTAATCCCAAAACAGTCGAGGGTGTCAATGACTTCAATCTAGCTATTGCAATTGATCGTGTTAATAGGATGTGGAGAAATGGTCTCAAATTGATAGAAATGACAAGATCAAAGTCTAGAATAGACACACTTGTTGTACCATTGCTTGGAGACCTAATGGCCGGATACATCCACGAAGAGTTGCTGGAAAGCAATTCGTTGTCTCCGATACAGTCCGCGCTCAAGATCTTTGAGCTAGTATCTAGTGGCATTGATTTTCTACTGGAAAACGGTGGGTTCTCTAGGATTGTGGTACCGTGCTGCATAGGTAACCACGGCAGAACAACACAGAAACCCAAGGTGTCAACGGCAAACATCAATAGCTATGAATGGCTGATATACAACTTCCTTGCGTCCAGATACATGAACAATCCTAAGGTTATTTTCAGGGTTGCAGACGGGTATTTCAGCTATCTCGAAGTGTACAACATGACAATCCGATTTCATCACGGCGATGGCATTCGATACAATGGCGGCGTTGGCGGAGTACATATTCCACTGAACAAGGCTATTGCGCAATGGAACAAATTCAACCACGCAGACCTAGATGTGCTAGGACACTGGCATTGTCGTATGTCTGGTAGCGACTACGTTGTGAATGGTTCTGTCGTCGGGTACAATGCGTACTCAATCAGAATCAAGGCTGACTTCCAGCCACCGTGCCAATCGTTCTTTTTGATTCACCCGAATAAGGGGAAGACGGTAGAAGCGCCAATTTATGTAACGTGATTTCTCTATATATGAAATACCACATAGTAACATATTGTTCGTCCGGCTATGCTGATTGTCTCAGATCTACTATCAGTAGCTGGTTAGATAATGGAGAGATGGAACAGATATTGGTTTACTCAGATTCGGCAATAGACATTGGTATCAAAGACACAAGGGTGCTTATTAACAATATATTTGTACGGCCAAAAATTGCCAGCACACATTACACAAATAAGGCAGTGGCAGTTTTGGATGCCATGCAGCGTATCGACAATATCTTAATGCTTGATACAGATTGTCTGATAGTCAGTACGCCAAAACAGTTTTTCAGTAGAAGCTTTGATGTCGCCCCGACGTTGTGGGGCATAGATACAAATCACATAGTAACTAAAGACAGTTTTTGTGGCAAGCGCAATAAGATGTGGAATGATGTAAGTGCCGGCGCATTGTTTGTTCACAACACACCTAGCGCAAGAGTATTTATAGAAGAATGGGTGCGTGTTCAGAATGGATTAATCAAAGAGAAGATGTTCCGAGGGTATATTTCTAATAACGTGGATCAAAAGGCGTTAACACAAATTTGTCGTCATGCGATAGATACTGGTGATATCAACATTGTAGCTGCGAATGCAAGGATCTTTAACAATTATCCTGGAACACGATATCCAAGAGATATGCTGAAGTGGATCAACGGGGTGTGTACTGATACCAAGATATTACATTTGGCTCATGGGATCTGGGATAGGAAAGAAGTTGTCGATAGTGTTGCGAGGATGATTTATGGCAAATAAAGTTGCATGGTCTGAAAGTCGTATCAAAAAATTTAGAGAATGTCCGCGAGCATATTGGTTTTCGTATTACCTATCGAACAATGGATGGAGACCGGACGCCTCTGAACGAAGCAAATTGGCGTACAGATTAAAAAAGATCACTAATCTTGCTATGTGGTGCGGAAGTGTTGTTCATAACGTAATAGAATTTGCTATTAAGTCAAAATTATCGACTGGAATACTAACTTCACCAAGCGATATGAAGTCAAAAGCGATTAAGATGTTTAGAGATGGTTGGAAAGAATCTATCACAAAGGAATGGATGAATAGACCAAGTAAGGCGGTTAATCTAGCAGAACATTATTTCAAAACTGGTGCGAGTAACGACCAAGCAAAAACTATAAAAGACAAGGCCATGAAATGTATTGACAACCTACACCTTACTGCTCATTGGGATAACTTGATGTCTCTACAAAGGGATGACATATTTCCAGTTGAGCAGTTTGCTACATTTAATCTTACTGGCGGCGAGCCGGTTATGGTTAAATTAGACGCAGCATATAAATATCATGATAGTGTAGTCCTTGTAGACTGGAAAACCGGCAAACCGAACGATTTTATTTCTGAGCAAATGATGACATACGCAATGTTCGCCCTCAAGTCCGGATGGACCAAACGAGTTGGCAATATCCTCTTATCACCAGTTTTTCTTGGTTCAGAAAAACAATGGGATGTTGAGACAACGATAAAAGTAGATATGGATCGACTTAAGGCACAAGCAGATGTCATCAAACGAGAACAGCATATTCTTGATGAGATAGATTCATATAGCGACGATGAGTCACGATTCGCCGCTACAGGCAACACATACACATGTACTAGTTGTAATTTTAGAACAATATGTCCAAGACAAGGGAATTACACCTGTGTCGAAACACCATTTGACTAAAATAGACATCGCCCGTAAGCCAATAACATTTACTCGTTGCGACGAAAGACGTGAAGTGTTCGCACCATCTTGGGATTTGCTTAATAGCTACAAGGGCAACTTCATATCGTGGGAAGAATATATTGTCAGGTATACCGAAGAGATGAGGAGTGCTTACAGAAACAACAAACAGGCGTTTGTAGACATGGCAAAACGCCTAGACCGAGTTGAGTTTGTGTGTTGGTGTAGTAAGACACCAACTAAACAGTGTCATCGTTTTCTCTTGTGTAGTTTTCTGGAGAAAGTTAGGTTATGTCTAAAACGGCAGTAATGTATTTTGACGGTGGTGTGCGGGACGACAAAATAGCCATGGGGTTTGTTGTATATCATGTCGATGACAGATCAATGGTCTGGTTTGAGGATTATGGAAAGTGTGGAACTGGAACCAGCAATGTAGCGGAATACAGGGGGTTGCTTTCTGGCTTAGCGGCTTGTATAAAAAACCGCATTGATGTTGTATATATTTTCAGCGACAGCCAACTGGTTACCAATCAGGTTAATCAGGTATGGAAAGTCAGAAATGACACATTGCGAAAACACAGAAATAAGGCACTAGAATTATTGTCGCATTTCAAGGAGTGGAATATATCGTGGGTTCCTAGAGAGAAAAACGTGTATGCTGATAGGCTTGTAAAGCTAGCATTTGGAGGATAGAGCATGTTTAAGATAGTGTTAACAACAATTGTTTTTATGACCTTGGTCTGTACGAATTTTTCTTGTGTGGATGCCGATGCGAAAGTTGGTGTTGTTGGCGAACAACTAACAAGAATTGTCGACCAAAACGCGTCGATTAGTAACAAGTTAAATGACATTGACGAATTAACACAATCTTTCAAACAACAACTTGTTGATAAAATGGACGTTATGCATAAGGAAATAAGTGCTGAAACCATCAATTATGGAGGCGCTGGCTGGGTTGTATTGGGAGCCACCGCTGTTGTTATCGTTTTTTTGCTAGCTGGAATTGGTATTGTACTCATCTTTGTTCGCAACTCGTTTAAGCTAAAGGGATTATTGACCCTAGTGACCTCTGCTATACAAAATAGTCCAAGCTATGCTTGCAACAAAGTAAAGGCAGAAATCGAAAAACAAACCGAAAACGGTGGTCCATTTGGATTAAAGCACAAGAAAATGTTGCGCGAGTTCACTGAAAAGGTAGGAACCTTTGCTGTCAAGACAAAAATTGAGTAGTCAGGCAGTATACTGTAGAGGGGCATAATGCCAACATACCAATACGTTTGCGATAACTGCGGTTATGAAGCAGAGATACGACAAAGCATAAAAGACGACGCTATCACGCGTTGCGATAAATGCAAGACAGAAAATCTCAGGAGGATTATTAGCGGTGGCGTTATTGCGATAGTTAAGAGCACGGGCAACCCAGTGATGTTAAACCAAAATGATGGTGTCGCTAATAAGCGAAGCAAGAAACGAAAGAAACTCGCTAGGCCATGGTGGCGCAATAGCGATAAGATTAATACGAAGATACTGCAAAATCCAAGGCGATACATCGAAACCGGAGAGGCGTGATGCGGATTAATATGAGCAATGGTGTTTTGGGAAATCAAGTCAACAAAGTTGCAAAAGTAGTTGTCAAGTGTCTTAGTTGTAATAGGCCGTTATTTGATATAATCGTAACGAATGAAGATTCTTCGTCGTGCAAAATTGTCGGCAAATGCGGGTTTTGTGGTGGATCGTCTATCAAGCACGTTGTTAACGGTAGATTTTATGTTGGGTCTTGTGATAGCAATATTGATTTAGATGTACTAGACGAGTTAGACAACGACACGCAAGTAGTTCTGGCCAAAAGGAGCGCGCAATGATTTTCGTTACGCAAGATGGTGTGCCTCGCAGATCTCCACCAAAATCGGAAACCATATTCGCAAAAGCCGGAACAGACGGAGTGTGTTATGTGTTATGCTCCGTTGATGGGCGACTTTTCAATCCGTTTACAATGAACAATGTTAATAAGCAGGATAAAGAACGAGGAGAACCTGTATTTAAGCTTAGAAAGTGTAGCCAAAAATGCTACCAATATTATGTGACATTCCTAAGAACAAAAAATCATACACATTTCGTAATAGCAGAAAGAGAGGCAGTTAATGGATAGTTCAAAAGATGTCGTCGCTCAGTTACGCAAGTTTCTTGAAGATTCTACGGTTAACCTGTCTAGGAAAACCTCTAAAAACAGGGCCGAATTTATCAATACCGTTATTGGGTATGTCAATAGGTTAGCACCAAACTCCAGCACGGATTCTAAGACAGACGACAAGATTGTTCGTTTTGTTGGCAAGGTGCCATCGGCTGCGACTGCGGTTAAGGGCGTAGTTGTTATGACAAGACAGATGTCTCAACACGGAGAATGATCAATGGTCGCGTTTGAGGTAAATGAGCACACTCCTAGACTAAGGTTTTTGGCATCATTATCTGACGGTCGTACAGTTATTCAGGATGATCTATCTGGACAACCACATGCATGGCATAGACTTGGACAGTTTCTTAAAGATAATCCCGGCGTTAAAATAACAATGTTGCGGCTACAGCTTGTTGAAGGTGGTGGAGTAAGGGAATGGAGTACGCCGCCGCAGCAACCAGGATACATATATGGCTTCAAAGGGCAGGCCATTTTTGGAGCAGCACAATCCCATGCGGTTGGCATAGGATACTACGATGGTGTAACATGTCTCATTAACTGGATTAAACTACCAGATATGCGAGAAAGTTACTACGAAGAACAGACTAGGGAAAAGTGTGGATTTAAGCTGATCTCCAATGAATAAACCGTTCACTTCACCAACTACCCCCGGACTCTCCGTTTCATTCGCAGACTACGTTGTAGAATTAGTATGTCTGAATATGGAAAAAAATCTACCACAAAGATTTTGGAGAGATAATAAATACTGGGGTAAGAAATACGGCAGGGAGAGAATGGGGTTTAGCAAGTTCGCTAAGCTATACGATAACCTGGACGACCCAACTATGCAAAGAGCTATTATTAATGCGGTTAAAATACTTGGCAACAAATCGTTACTGGTAGAAAAAACACTACAGGCACTTGACAGAATTGCAAGAAAACAATACGATAAGCTGATAGCAGAAAAGACATCTTTGGCGATGTGTTGTACAGAAACTAAGTGCGATACTGATTACATGCAAGCAAATATAGCCATTACGAACATAGATACAAATCACCGAAGCAGGCTAAATAGAATATTGGAGATCGAACAAAGTGGCCAAAAAGAAAATCGACCAGACAACCAACAAGACATTTGATTCTATTATCGACGATATGTTCGGCAAGGGACTTGTTATCCAAGCCGATGTTCTTGTTGATCGACCGCGAAAAATATTGTCCACGGCATTGTCGCTGGATATCGCACTGAGCGGAGGTATCCCAGAAGGCAAGGTTGTTTTTCTGTCTGGCAAACCAAAGGCTGGAAAGACAACACTATGTCTACATATATTGTCGAACGCAATTAAAGCCAACAGAAGGGCCATTTATTTTGACATAGAAAGACGGTGTGATCCAGCCCTTATTAGAACAATACGCGACTTGGATGCGTCACGACTAACTATCGTGCGGTCAAATATGGAAAAGGTATTGAGTGCAGAGGAATGGTTGCAGTCTATCGAGCGTGCGATCAAAGACGAACCCGGTTCTGTGATAGTAATAGATAGTCTAGCTATGCTATCGACACTATCTGAACAATCGGAATTGACTGGCGAAAACCACGATATGGCTGGTGTTCCAAAGTTACTAGCGTCATTTTTTAGAAAGGTGAAGGATTATGTAGATATTAACAATAATATCGTTATCTTCTTGTCTCAGTACCAAACCAACAGGGATCGTGGAAGTCAAAAGAAATTTAACGAAAAGGGTGGAATGGGCATCCAGTACGCATGTTCTGTTTGGATAAATGTAGACTGGTTTAAGTTGTGGGATAGAGATAGCAGCGGCTCTGTGCATGGCCAGGATATATGTTGCACCATTAGGGCATCGGCCCTTGGTAGACCATTTATTCCATGTAGTATACCGTTACGATTTGGATTCGGCATTGATACGGAAATGGATACGATAACACACGCAGAAAATCTTGGCATAATAGAAAAGTCTGGATCTTGGTATACGATTCCGTCGTTGACAGAGGATAAGTTTCAGGGACTAGAAAACCTTAGAAACTTCCTTATCTCCAATCGTGATATAGCCTACAAACTAGAGCAAAATATTCGTTCAACGGTTTTATGCGATGCAAGTTAAATTACTAGATGGAACTACCCAGAAAATCGATCTGAAAAAATACCTAATGAAAGATACATCCAGATCAAATTTTCAATTAGGTGTCGGGAACATACTAAAAAGTCATTATCCAATGGACGTTATTTTGGAAGAGGTTTATATTCGTGGCGAGAAACTTGTTTTGGATTTTTTTATCCCATCAAGGAGGTTGGCTGTTGAGTGTAATGGCATTCAACATTCCAAATTTGTAAAGTTTTTTCACGGAACAATTAAAGGGTTCCATAACCAACAGGATAGAGATGTGCGTAAAAGAGAATGGTGTCGATTGAATAATATAAGGCTCATCGAAGTAAGCGCAACAATGTCGTTAAGCGAAATAGTTTGTTTGTTGGGAAGTTAATATGCTAAAAGAAAACGCAGCGTCGTTAGAAACTGTGTTGTCTACGTGGGAAAAAAACATTGGTCTTCCAACCGCAGAACCGAATTTAGATGCGGTTAACGACGTAATCAATATTAGCCGCGATAAATTAGCCGAGATGACCGGACGAGAAGCGGCAGAATCTGCATTTATAGTTTCCGTATTGGCAATGAGTATTCAATACAAGTATAATCAATGCAAAACACTAAGTAGGTGGTGTGACGCTAATAGGAACGGTTTTTTTGGAGACGATAAGTCAAGGCTATATAACATGAAGCAGAATGTTGAATTGAAAATGTCTCGTATAGAATTCATGGCAAAGAGGCTAGAGTTCATATCACAATGCCTAATGTCAGTTCAAAGAAGTAGGTTTGGGGAGAGTGCGAAATGACACCAATCGAAACAATTAGGGTCGGCATAGTTGATGGCAATTGGCAACGCGTTTGTGACGGATTCAGAATGTTAACAGGAGAGGATTTGAAACCATCCAATACCAGTAACGACAGAAATTTACTATTACAACTTAAACGCCAAATTGATGACATGTTAGGCTTCCAGGTTAACCATGGCCAACAACATACAAACCATAATGATGTTGATATCGACGACATAGCACCTGTGTCTATACCCTGTGACAAGGACACGCTTTATGGGAAAGTAACACTAATGACAAGTCCAGATACAGATCCAGTCGAAGTAGAGTCGAATAGAAAGAAAAGCGTAGGAGCCGCAAAACGGAAACAACAAAATAGAAGAAATGGGAATGTTACATATAAGGTTACTTGTAGTGTTTGTGATAAGGAGTTTGAGTCTAGTCAACAGTTATCATCTGGCATAGGCCAGCGATGCCCAGAATGCATTAGGAATACTCGCCCAGACTAATATGAAAAAAAACGCATGCCTTAATGACATCGGAGCCGAGCGCGTTGTACTCGCTGGAATCTTATCCAACGGAGCCGACGCCCTTATCGATATAGAAGAACTATTGTCGCCAGCAGATTTTTACGGTCCACATCACGCAAAACTTTTCACAGTTCTAAAAACACTGGTGCATGACAAGGATATCAAGGAATTCGATACGCCCACAATTGTTTCTATGTCTAGGAATATGGGGTTCGATAGCATAATTGGCAATAACAAAGACGAAGAATACATAGGAAGTCTTTTCGCTGAAAGTGTTGGCCTAGACAATGCAAGATCATTAGCATCAGTGGTTTTCAAACTAAGTGTTTGTCGTCAAGCCTATCTGTGTCTTCGGCATATTCAAAAGGATATGGAAAAAATCACTGGCAACGAAGATATCTTATCTATTTTCTCCATGATAGAAGATCCAATCTTTGGCTTCACGGCCAAGCTGGCATCAAAGGATAATGCGTTGGTGCCCATCGGCATGGACATCAAGGATATGTTTGATGCATTATCTGATAATCCTAAAGATATAATAGGATTACCATCTGGTTTCCAACTATTTGATCAGGCCATTGGTGGCGGATTACGTCCTGGGGGAGTAACGGTTGTTGGTGCTAGACCAAAAATTGGTAAGTCGTTTTTCTGCCTTAACGTAGCCAATAATGTTGCTAAGTATGGTATTCCGGTTTTGTACCTAGATACCGAATTGCCGCGCAAATGGCAAATGATGAGATTGGCATCACTACTAAGCAAGGTATCGTTAAATCGTATAGAAACTGGAAAGTTCAGCGAACTGCCAGAAGAACGAGACGCTGTTTATGACACAGAAGAAGTAATAGACAATTTGCCATTAACCCACTGTTCGGTCGCTGGACAATCTATCAGAGGTATACTATCTATTGTTCGTAGGTGGTTGGCCAAAAATGTTGGTTTTACTTCGTCAGGAAAAGCAAAACCATGTGTTGTTATATACGACTATCTTAAGCTTATGGATCAGTCTGATGTAAAGAACAACCTAGCTGAATATCAGCTTCTTGGTTTCTTGCTAACGGAGATGCATAACTTTGCTCTCAAGTACGATCTTCCTATACTAGCAACAGTGCAATTAAACAGGGATGGTGGGGATAGAGAAGAAGGTAATGTCATATCCGGATCGGATAGAATATTGTGGTTAGCTTCTAGTTTTACAATACTTAAAAAGAAGAGTCAAGAAGAACTCAATGAAGACCCGCCCTCAAACGGAGATAGAAAATTGGTCATAACAGACACTAGATTTGGCAAGGGAATGCATCCTGGCGACTACATAAATGTTAAATCTGACTTTTCGATTGCACAAATGATTGAGGGACAGGCTTATTCCCAGACATTGAAAGAACAGATGCCAATGTCGTTGATGTCGGATGTAGATTGATGGATATCGATTTTGTTCAAGACAGAGCGTGTGAACGAATAAGAGAAATACTTGATGCTCTTGGTGTTGAGTATACGGAAACGAGGGATTATTTACAAGGTAAGTGCCCGATTCATAATGGAGATAACGATAGGGCGTGGTACTGGGCGTTTACCTCTAGGCACTGGAAATGCATGACCAAACACTGCGAAGAACTTGAGCCTACTGGAAAGTCGACTAGTGTCTTTGGGCTTGTGCGCGGAATACTATATAGCAATACGAATAATAAGTACACTTTTGGTCAAGCTGTTGATTTCTGTGCCAAGGTGCTTGGATTGGATAACTCCAAAGTTGATCCAAAAACCGAGGAAGAGGTGGTCATTGACAGTGCAATACGTGCATATAGAAAAAGAGTGCAGAGCAATCCAGACAAACACAAGGTATCGTTGTCCGAAGTATTGCAGTACATGAGACCAGATACAATATACTATCCAAAGAGAGGCGTCACAAAGGATATTATCGCCAAATACCATATATCGTATTGTGACAAGCCAGATAAAAAATTCTACAATCGAGCTTATATTCCGGTTCTTGATGAGACTGGCAGATATGTAATGGGATGGACATCCCGTAGTATATGGGAAAAATGTGTGCGGTGCGGTAGATACCATGATCCAGCGATAACATGTCCAAAGGATAAAGGAAATTCCAGGTATGCGAAATGGTGTCATTCTGTCGATTTTAAGGCTGAGTCGTTAGTATACAATATATGGTACGCAAAGCCATTCATCAAGAAAACCAGAACCGCCATTATATGCGAGGGGCCGGGAGATGTATGGGGATACGAAATGGCTGGTATTCACAATTCGATAGCCATTTTTGGCCTTAATATGTCGCCAAAGCAAAGGCAGATATTACAGAATGCGGGTGCGCTTACATTGATATTGACACTAGACAATGACAGTAGTGCTATCGAAGCGCAGCAAAGATTGAGGTCCAATCTAGAACTATATTTCAGGGTATTCTGCATAACCCCCACAGCCAAGGATGTTGGAAGTATGGGTGTTAACGACATACTAAGTGAACTTAAACCACAAATAGATCAATACTTGCGAGGGTAATATGATAGTCTGTTTCTCTGGTAAAAAACGTAGTGGTAAAAATACAGCAGCGAATTATCTCATTGGCAAATATCTTGTTGCTACCAAGCAAATCTCTAGTTTTGTCATAAATGGTTGCGGACAACTGGTTTATCAAGTCGGAGACCAGTGCGGCATTGTTCAAGAAGGCAAATTAGAAAATCATTGCTTCGATGGTGTGAAGCAATATAGTTTCGCAGACACGTTAAAGCGATTCTGTATCCAGTGCTTTGGTCTCACACATGAACAGTGCTATGGAACAGAGTCGCAAAAAAATAGCTTAACAAAGATTCAATGGAAAAACTTTCCAGGCTTTGACTGCAAATCATTGAGATACGATAGCTATATGACCGCGAGAGAAGTGCTTCAGTATTTTGGAACAAACATTGTAAGGCGTATCAATCAGGATGCGTGGGTGCAGGCCACTGTAAAAACAATCGACGATGATACACATAAAACTGGAGACGAGAGAGTGTGTTTGGCCATTATCACAGATGCTAGATTCCCAAATGAGCTAGAAGCTATAACAAATGTTGGGGGTAAAACAGTCCGTCTGTTGCGCAATGTTGCGGGACTAGATTGTCATCCATCAGAGGTGGCTCTTGATACATATCCTACGGAAAACTACTCTTTAGTTGTCGACAATTCCAATATGATTATACAGGAACAAAATGCGGCCATTGATGCGTTCTGCGACGAGGTTGTACATGAATGTATGTAAGCTAAGCGCCAGTGCGATAAAGTCGTACAAGTTTTGTCCGTTTCAATACTTGATGTCCTATCTACTGGAATTTGAACCCCAGTCCGGAAAAGCGGCTGTGTTAGGGAGTATAGTTCATCAAGTATTCGAATGGATTGGATTATTGGTTAAGAGGGGCAAGACGATAGATGTTGAGTGGTTGATTGATCGTGCATGGGATATGTACATAGAAAACAACGCGCACCTTGGATTAAAGAGGGTGAATCGAAATGGTGAGTCCGCTGACTTTAGATTGTGTAGAACATCTGTCAATGCGGTTCTGTCTAGCCCCCTGTATAATCCGTGGACATTAAACATTCTGGATGTTGAAAAAAGATTTGATATATCTATGCCGGGTATCGCATGGACGACACCATCTGGTCAATTTCGTATTACTGGCTATATAGATATGGTTCACGAAATCAATCCGGATACAGTAGAAATAGTAGATTGGAAAACAGGTAGGCGCACCGATTATGGATCTATGAAGCAAAAGGATTTCTATGATATGATGAGTGACGCCCAGGCTCGCATTTATCACTTTGCGGCCAATCAACTATATCCAAAGTACAAAAATATTCTAGTTACATTCTATTACATCAATGACGGAGGACCGATTACGCTACCATATTCTGTTGACGATATGATTATGACAGTTGGCGCTTTGTGGAGAATATTCAAGAAGATCCAGACCGAAGAACTCGTTACCAGAAGTGTCTCGTGGAAGTGTAGTAAATTTTGCCAGTTTGGTCGTATGAGAGTTTGTGATTCTATTTGGAAGGATTTCTCGGATCACAACCTAGCATTTGTAGCAGATAAATACCGCAAGATGTCTCTGGAAAAACAACAAGAGTATAAGGAAGATAATAATGGGAATATACGTACCACTTCATAATCACACACACTTTTCATTACTAGACGGATTGCCGTCTCCCAAGAGAATAATTGCCCGTGCCAAGGACTTGGGTTGTCCAGCCATAGCAATGACTGATCATGGCAACATATGTGGCATGGTGGACTTTCAAAGGGCTGGCAAGAAAAGCGGTGTAAAGTCCATAATTGGTATAGAGCTATATCTATGTAGACATGATCCATCGGTTCGCGACGAAACAAACCGACAGCATTTTCACCTTACTATTCTAGCGAAGAATCATGCTGGCGTAGAAACACTAATATCTCTTGTTAGCGAAATGAACAGACCAGACTGGTTCTATAGAAAGCCGAGGATTAATCTTGATTTTCTAAAACGATTTACGAGCGACGGAAACTTAATCTGTCTATCCGGGTGTCTAATAGGGGAGTTATCGCATTGTTTATTTAGCGACCACAAGGAAGCTTGTAAAATCAGTAATACTACAAACGACAAAAGCAAAGTAAGATTACTGTTAAAAGACAACTGGAAGGATGTTGCCAACGAAGTCGTAGACAAATATATTGACGTGTTCGGTAAGGATAACTATTACATAGAATTGCAAGAAGAGGGTATGGCTGTACAACAAATCGTCGTAGACTGTCTGCGAGATACTAGTAAAAACCTTGGAATACCATCGGTAGCCACATTAGACAGTCACTATGCATGCCGAGAAGATGCTGACGACCAACGAATACTACTTTACGCACAGATGCATACAACCCAAGAAGAACAATCGCGTATCAGGGCCAGTGGCGGCGACACTATGGAATTTTTCTGCTCAGATAAGTTTTACATATTTTCATACGACGAAATGACACAACACTACAGCCAACAAGAGATCGAAACGTCGCTAGAAATAGCGGACAAATGTGGTACCCCAAAACTCGGCCGCGCTCCGTGTCTACCGAAATTCACGACAACCAAAGACAAAACATCTGACGAACTACTTCGGGACATGTGTATAAATGGTGCCAAACAAAAATTATGTAACCTGGATTCCGACAAAAAACTGGAATATTGGAATAGGCTTAACACAGAACTAGATACCATCAAAGAAGCTAAGCTTGCGGACTACTTTCTAATTGTCGCAGACGTATGTAGATTTGTCGATCAGAACGATGGCCCAAGGGGAAAGGGGCGTGGCTCTGGTGCCGGGTCTATTGTGAACTACCTAATCGGTGTTACCGATATAGACCCAATAACCTATGGCCTTTACTTTGAAAGATTCTATAACAACAGCCGTAACATACCACCACACTTTAATATTGGGGCCAAAGACTTTATGACATGGCTATCCGACCTCGACCATATCATTACTGGCGACGAGATATCACAAGCACGAAAACAGATATCTTCTGTCGTGCATAAAAAACATCGTTCATACGATATGGCCATGATTAAGAGCGAAGCCAAATGGATAGACGATAATAGTCCAAAGATGTGGTGTTATATAGCGAGCCGATTAGAAGATAGGGATTGTGTAAATGACAACAATTCTCAGATCGCGTATGCGACTGGCATAACCAACGACATCAGAAGTCACCCGGTATCCACAGTAGATGCCCATATTAGTTTGCCAGATATCGACACGGACATTGGCGTTGTATTTAGGTCTCGGGTTATCGACTATTTGAATGAAAAGTGGGGCAGTGATAAGGTGTCTCAAATTGTCACATTTGGTAGATTACAGGGAAAGGCTGCTCTAAAAGAAGTATTTAGGGCACAGCCGAACACAGTCAAGCATCTAATGCAAGTGCGTGCAACAAAACTCGGCGAAGATCCAAGCAAGTGTATTATTAAACCGCATGATCTGTGCAACGAAATCACTAGTCATATCCCGGACGAAGCAGCCATTGCGGACGAACTTCAAGAAATGAGAGAGGAAACCGGAGATGATACATATGGAATTCTTCAGTGGGCAGTTGACAATATCGATCCCGTAAAAGAGGCATATAGGTGGTACAAACCGCTATTTGATCAGGCCATGAGAATCGAAGGAACTAAGAAATCACAAAGCAAACATGCGGCGGGTATAGTTATCGCTGATCGACCAATCAGAGAACTTGTTCCTATGATGTATGATCCAAAAAGCAAGACGCAAATATGTGGTTTAGAAATGGGTGCAGCAGAAGCTATGGGGTGTGTGAAATTCGATTTTCTTGGAGTTACAGCGCTAGACAAAATCTGGCATGCGATGAACCTCGTTAATGGTAAAGTGCAACAAATAGGTGGTTTCGGAGAATTTGTAGATGGTCAAATTGATTAGAGTTAACGATATATTTGACATTGATGCAGACGCTTATGTTAACACAGTGAATTGTGTTGGTGTAATGGGAAAGGGCGTGGCCCTTGCCTTCAAAGCTAGGTATCCAGCGTTAATGACCCAATACAAAAGATACTGTCGCAATAATATGATCATGCCAGGAGAACTAATGATTTGGAGATCTCCGGATAAAAAGTGGGTTTTTAACGTTGCAACAAAAGACCATTGGCGTAACCCATCAAGATATACATGGGTCAGACAGGGACTAAACGAGCTATATAAGTTTTTGGTAAACATGGATATTAAGACAATTGTTATTCCACCGCTTGGTTGTGGTTGTGGTGGCCTTGACTGGAATGAAGTGTGGCCAATGATACACAGTTCTCTTAATGACCTGGATATGGAGGTACTTGTCATTGAGCCCAACTAAAACGCAGTTACTGCTAAGCCTTTGTGAACAGATTGCTGGATGTAGGAAATGCGAATTATATCACAAAAGAACTAATTCTGTTTGTGGATACGGAAACACAGAAGCGTCTATCATGTTTATTGGTGAGGCCCCAGGAGAACAAGAGGATAGTTGTGGTATACCATTTACTGGCAGGTGCGGAAAATACTTTAGGAAGTGTTTGCTAGATATTGGATTCGATACCACTCAGCATTTTATAACTAATGCAGTAAGATGTAGACCACCTAAAAATAGAACACCGAAGCCAAACGAAATAGAAAAGTGTCAACAATGGATACATGCCCAATTAGATATCATCCAGCCCAAAGTAATTGTTTGTGTTGGTAAGGTTGCTGCACAATCGATACTACGTATTCCGTCTAGCCAATCATTGCAGTCTATAATGAACAGATGGCATAATCATTGGAAAACTGGGATTAAAACCAGGGCCATTTACCATCCTAGCTACATCATGCAACACGGCCGTAAACACGAACGGGTTTTCAGGAATGATTTAATGGAGATATTGAACTATGTCCGAACCCATTAAATTCGATAGATGTAATTGTTCTATTGAACATGGCAAGTTTGATATACGTGAAATCCCATTGGATTGTCCAGTTGTGTGGGACTTGATCAGTAGTGGATATACTACTGGTATCTTTCAACTTGAAACAAAACTTGGACAAGACTGGGCTAGGAAAGTTAGACCGAGAAGTATTGAAGAGCTGTCGGATTTAATTAGCCTGATGCGGCCAGGGCCGTTAGAGTCAAATATGGCCCAAGATTATGTTGATATCAAATTCGGAAGAAAGCCATTGGAATATCTACATCCTGTACTAAAACCAATTCTTGAATCTACATATTCAGCTTTACTATATCAGGAACAAAGTCTTAAGATCGCTGTTGAGATTGCTGGATTTTCGCTGATACAAGCTGATTCACTTAGGAAAAGCCTCGGGAAGAAAGACTCTGTTTTAATGGCGAAAGCAAAAAAGGAATTTGTGGAGGGAGCAGTTAAAAAGGGACTTGTTACAAAATCTGTAGCAGAAGAAATTTTTGGATGGATTGAAAAGGGACAACGATATATCTTCAACAAATCACACAGTATCAGCTATGCATCATTAGGATATCAGACAGCATGGCTCAAGGCGCATTTCCCACATGAGTTCTATGCATCCTACTTGACGTATGCCAAGTTTAAGGGGGATGAAAAAGAAGAGATATACAAGCTAATACAGGATGCCAGACTGTTTGGGATAGAAACTATTTCACCAGACATTAGGCTTGGAAACCCTGAGTTTAGATTAGTTGATGGAAAAATTGCGTATGGTCTAGCAAATATTCGCGGTGTTGGTGATGGCGCAATCAACAGGATACTTGGGGCTGGCCAGATAGATACATGGCAAAAGTTTCTAGATGCGGTCCCTGGTCTTCATAGAAACGTCGGTGAAGCCCTAATCAAATCCGGGGCATGCGATTGCTATGGATTGTCAAGATCTCGCATGATAGCTGAATTACAAGCAGTACTTGGTACAAATGTGCGAGACGAACAAGGGGAGAGGGTGGATATCAAGGGATTGACGGATCGGGAAAAGGATTGGTTCTTCACCAATTTTCACAAATTTGGTAGCACGGCGAGTACATTACAGGGAATGATGAATATACAGAATATTGTGCCGGTTGCTAGGTTGACCAAAAAACAGGTTATTGAAACTATACTAGAATTGAATGGCGATATTAAGAGAGATGATATATGTAAGATGAAACGCGCAGAACTCAATGATATGTTAAGGGAACTTGGGTATGATCCTGGTGAACAAATACGTATTTCCCCTTCTAGAAGATCGGCGATACTTGATAAGATCAAACAGCTTGATGCGGTTTTTGAAGATACCCCAAGGGTTAAGGCTGAGGCTGAAAAGTATTTTCTTGGAATATCGTTATCGTGCTCACCCGTTGATGGTATTGGGGATGATCGGGCGACCCATACATGCGTGGATGTTGCCAGGGCATTGAGTGGAGAAGAATGTAGGGTTTGCGCAATTACAGATATGGTTAAGCATACAAAAACAAAAAAGGGAAAGAATCCTGGTTCTCCGATGTGCTTCGTGACATTATCGGACTCCACTTACTCATTAGACCATGCTGTTGTATTTCCTGATGCATATCAGAAAAACAAGGATTTGTGTACTGAAAATTTAATCGTGTTGGTAACAGGGACAAAAAGAGACGGTTCTTTTATTGTCTCTGATATGAAAAAGTTGATATAGGCAGCCGTAAACTATAGTATAGGAGGATATGACTATGAATCTAAATGGCTTACAGTGTGTTGGTCGTGGTAATCTTGTATCAAAACCCGAATCTAGAATTATTGGAACTAGTGGTAGGGTCGTAACAAATGCAAGAATCGCATTTAATCGCTATTATAAGCAGGGTGAAGATCGCAAGAAAGAAACGGTGTTTCTTGATGTTTGTGCATTCAATTCGCTAGCTAAACGATTGTCCACCTTTGATAAGGGCGATTATTTAATGATCACTGGAACGATTACGGATGATTCTTATCAGTCTAAGGAACATGGCATGATTGTCAAAATGAAGGTCATGCTAGATAGTGTTGACAAATTGTATACCGTAGACACTAGCAATAAAGATAGCAAATCTAGCGAGTCAACGCCAAGTACGCCAGAACCACCAACCACACCTGAAAATGTGGATTCGGTAGAATACACAGACGAAATCCCGTTTTAACCAAGAAAGATAGTCTGGGACATGGGTAAAAAACGACTACTGTTTGTAGGCGAAGCAAGTTATCTAGCTACTGGTTTTTCTACATATTGGAATGAAGTCATTAAGCGAATAAACGCAACCGGTAGGTTTGAGGTAGCGGAATTTGGTTCATATGCTGGTGACTCGGATCCAAGAAATCAGCATGTTCCATGGAAATTCTACTCTAACGCCCCAGACCCAAATGACCAAGCAGCCAACCAAGCATATCATTCTAGGCACACCAATCAGTTTGGTGAGTGGCGACTTAATGATGTATTGCTAGATTGGAAGCCCGACACACTTCTCTTATTGCGTGATTTTTGGATGGATGAGTTCGTATTAAGATCTCCTCTTAGGAGTAACTTCAAGGTTATTTGGATGCCGACCATAGACGGCGCACCCCAACGCAAACTCTGGGTCGACGCATACAAGCAGTGCGATGCGATAATGACATATTCCCAATGGGGTAAAAATCTACTTGAAAAAGAATATGACCTAAAGGTAACTGCGGTAGCATCTCCTGGAGCGGAATTAGATTTGTTCAAGCCAGTTCCAGACAAGGGGGCGCATAAAGCTAAACACGGGATAAACCCTTCGTCATTCATTATTGGTACGGTAATGCGAAATCAAAAACGCAAGTTGTATGTAGACCTAATAGAAGCATTCGCCGAATGGCTACGCTCATCAAAGAAAAGTTCTCATCTAGATATTGCGAAGAAAACGTATTTGTACCTACACACCAGTTATCCAGATGTCGGATATGACATTGGTGACGCAATACAAAAATTCAAGGTTGGCAACAAGGTACTAATGACATATTTATGTTCTGCTTGTGGAACTGCGTATCCATCATTCTTCTCCGGAGAATGGACGCATTGTCGAAGATGTGGTAAGTTAGCGGCACATCCACCGAACGCCAACCACTCCGTTGGGAGGGATGTTCTTGCTAGTATATACAATCTCTTTGATGTGTATGTACAGTATTCAATTTGTTTGCACCCAGATACCCCAATATTGTTAAGTGACTACACACATAAACGGATAGCAGACATTAAATCTGGTGATAAAATTATAAACGGAAATGGGGATACCGTTGATGTTGATTGGTGTAAACAAACCAGCAATACGTCATCTACGGTCGAAATAACGACACACGAAAATCCCAAACCAGTCATAGTTACCAAGGACCATCGTGTTCTAACTATGAACGAAAATGGTGAATTTGTATTTATAGAAGCCAAGGATCTTCTGAATAAATGGGTCGTTTGCCCAGCCAATAACGCCAAGATTTTTGACGCTATCAAGATACATAACCCAAGGAAGAATAGTAAATACAGGAAAAAATACAAAGACTATCTTTTGATAAAGGTTAAGTCGGTCGAACCAAGCGACTATACCGGCCCTGTCTACGATCTTGCGGTTGTTCCGCCGAAAGGGGGTGATGCCAACTCTCGCAGTTTCGTTGCGAACCATTTCGTAACACATAACTGTGAGGGTTAACTAGGCTGGGGGATGCCTATAATCGAGAGTATGAGTTGCGCTGTCCCTGCAATGGTGGTAAACTATTCAGCGATGGAAGATCATGCAAAAATGCCGGGTGGTATCCCAATTAATGTTGGAAGATACTTTTATGAAGCTGTAATCGAAACGGAACAAAGACGGGCATTGCCAGACAATAAACATTTTGGAGAACAACTAAACCGTATTGTCAAGATGAAACCTGGACAAAGAGAAGAATTAGCTAGACGAACACATAATTATATCGTTGAGCCAGCAGAAGTATTCGGCCAAACAGAAAAATTACCACGATTCGGGTACGATAGGACAGCGGCCATATGGATGAATGTTATTGATTCCATAGGGGCGTTGGATAGGTCTAAGACATGGGACAGGAAGGAACCTAATTACCGGATTCCAGACCTAAAAGCACCAAATAGAGTGATGAGCAACACCGAGTTTGTTAGGTGGGCTATTACGAGTATAATGCGTAGACCTGATCTTGCTACATCGTTCATGGCAAATGAGTGGATCAGATGGTTAAACTGTGGATTTAAGATAGAAGGAAACCAAAGGGTTCCGTGTGATCGAAATACCATAGCGAATATGGCCATACAGATTGTCAATGAATATAACAGTGCAGAAAAAATGAGGGCAGATAGCTTGGTTGCTCGAAATAATGACGAAATTGGATTTACGGTGTTATAATGCGTGTACTGTATATATCTGTCTATAAGGATGGTACCGGTTATAGTCATGCTGCGATAGAAACTATTTTGGCGTGTGAAAAAGCTGGAATTGATATCGTATGCAGACCAATATCTATGTCCCCGATGAACGGTATCGATGATGCCAAACGAATTCAACACCTAGAATGCAAACCGCTAAACAATATAGATGTCGTCATACAACATTCGCTGCCGCACACCTTCGAGTATAAAAGCGGCGTTAAAAACATAGGTGTGTTTAGCTGGGAAACAACGCACTTTAGAAATTCAACATGGACAGAGCATTGTAATTTGATGGATGAGATATGGACATCATCTATTGTTGCCAAACAGGCTATTATTAATAGCGGTGTAACAAAGCCTGTGCGAGTTATTCCTATCCCATGCAATGCTGATAAGTACAGTGGCACAATAAATCCAATAGCACTTCCTGGCAAACCGAATCAAACCGTATTCTATACAATAGGCGAATATACCAGACGAAAAAACATCGTCGGAATAATCCGATCATACTTTCATGCTTTTACGCCAGACGACAATGTGGTGCTGGTAATAAAAACATCCTTTCCAGGAATGAAGGATAATGTAGCACAACAGCAGATCTCGCAAATAGTTGACGATATCAAAAGATCAACACATATTTATCAAAACCCAAGGGATTATCCGCCAATCATAGTGATTACACGACGAATGTCTGATGAACACATAAGGCAATTGCACAAATCCGGAACATTCTTTGTATCTCCATCCCATGGAGAGACATGGTGCATTCCAGCTATGGACGCACTCGGCTATAGTAACCCAGTTATCGCCTCTAATTGGGGTAGTTTTCCAGAATTGCTAATGGACCCTGATCTCGCTAAGCAATTTTTCGATCCAGGTACTATGTCATTTGCGTATCCTGGAGATGTTTCTGGCGGCTACCTGATCAAAGGGCAACTAGCCCCGTGCTTTGCCCCAGACGGCGGATTTAACGACCTATACACTGGTAAAGAAGAATGGTTTGAACCAAATCTGTGCCACTTATCTAGTCTTCTTCGTCGTGCATACAATATCCATCAATATCAACCGGATGTATTTACGAAACAAAGGATCAGTGCATCTATGCGAGCAATGGCATTTAATCACGCTAGTGTTGGCGATAGAATCAAATCGGCACTAACACAGGAGTAGAGCAGAAATGCCAACGCAGATATCTAGGATACTAAGATGCGTTAATCGGGATCTCGATAGACCTCTTAACATTCTGTGCTCTCCGACTCATGAAGCATATGAAACAATGCTATGCAAAACAGGTCACAGATTCTATTCTCTTCAACATCCAAATCTAAAACGATGGAACTGTAGGTCTAGGCCATATCCGATCAATTACCAGCCAATAAATCATAATGCCCTACCCAACGATGTTGTTTTCGATATGGTGTTGTCGCAAAGTAAATGGGGGCAGTTTCAGATTCTTGGGCAAATCGCTCACGCACTTGGGTGTCCGCTTATTCAACTAGAGCATACCATTCCCATACGAGGAGTAAACGAACAACAGATCAAGCAAATGAAGAATATGAATGGCACCGTAAACGTGTATATATGTAAGTGGTCTGCCGATCAGTGGTGGGATAGTACTGGTGTTGCTATAGAGCATGGAATTGACACAAATATATTTTGCGGATGGAACGGCGCTATGGGTGGCGTTTTATCTGTGGTCAATCAGTTTAGAGAACGAGATAGCTTATTGGGATTTTCTCTGTGGAAGAATGTCACGAATGGACTACAGACGAATCTTGTTGGCGATAATCCTGGTTTGTCTCAGGAGGCAACAAGTACGGATGATTTGGTAAATAGATACAGAGTGGCAGGGGTATTTTTGAATACGTCGTTGCAGTCAACATATCCGATGGCTATGATCGAGGCCATGGCTGTTGGGTGTCCAGTAGTATCAACACCAACATGCGCTATCCCCACCATTATCCAAGATGGCGTTAATGGCATGCTTGGTTATACCCCAGAAGACTTACGATCCAAGCTTGAGTTGTTACTAAGGGATAAAGAGTTAGCTCGAACCATAGGAGAGGCTGGACGACAAACTGTATTGCATCGTTTCGGCGAATCAAGATTTATCGACGATTGGAACAATCTGTTTCGGGCATTAGCATGAAATTCAGTATAGTGATGTCGTATTTTCGACGACCCCAATTGCTCTGTAGAACACTGGAATCTATTTATAGACAAGCCAATAAACCATGTTACGAAATTATCATCGTTAACGATGATGTTTGTAATAGTCCAAGAGATGATGAGCTAGAGAGAATATGTCGCCTTTACAAAGAAAAAATGCAATGCGATATAAGGTTATTCATCACAGAGCGCACAACCCCATGTCGTGGACCTGCATTACCATGGAATATTGGGGCTAAGTTTGCAAGTGGCGATATTCTAGTAATTCAGAATCCAGAATGTATGCACGTAGGATGCGTGCTGGATAATCTTAAGGCGATATTCGAATTACGCGCAAACCAGTATGTGTCTGTTAGATGTATATCGCTTAAATCTAATGATGACGTGGTGATAGATGCGTGTAACGCTGGATTGTTAGACTACAACAAAATACGTGAATTAGACCATCCAGCAAGACAGGAATATATCGGGCCTACGAATCCCCGATTGTTGTATTTCTGCGGAGCGTTGCCACGACAATTGTTCTATGACGTAGGCGGAATAGAGGAATCATTTGTCAGGCTGGCATACGAAGACGACTTCTTTGTTTACACAGTGCAAAAGAATAATATACCAGCAAATATCGTTGGTAATAAAGAGTGGTATGTTATGCACCAATGGCATCCGACCTATTTGACAAGCGAATATTGGTCGGCGTTACATGAAAGCCAGGGACATTACAATTTGTTGTTGCGACAGATAGACCGGGACCAAAGATCTCCAATCGCAAATCTGGGAAGGCAGTGGGGTGAGTTGGGTTCTGGGCGAGAAATAGTACTATGATAACAGAAAATGACTTTGACTGGTCTGTTACAGAAAGGGATATTGTCATCGTGCTGCCTAGTGTTGGCAGAAAAGTCCAGCTTATTCCTGGGTTAAAGAGATTAATTACAACAACAGCTTTGCCAAAAGAAAACTGGCGTATTGTTGTCATGAACAATTGTTGTCACGAAGACTTGTCAGATCTGCAATGCCTTAATTGTTCGTATTTTACACTATCAAAATCACTACAAACCAACTATCTGAATGGTGGATACGCACGAAATTATGTCCTCAAGAGGCTGAGATCAAAGCGTGTAATATTCCGTGATGCTGAAATTTTTCACGACGGGGACTACCTATCGTATGCTAATCAGTTGCCAGTAGATGCTGTCGGCGAATTATTCGCAGCCAATCAGGTATACTACAATGGGATAGTTGGTGGTGTATCAGTAACCGCTAGCCCAGAAGTTACAAGGGCAATCATTGATAACCCAATGGTTGATCTGCGAACGATAGCTAGAATATTCAGAATGAGATCGTACGAGGGAATGAATGGGTATGGTTGGATTGCCCCGACTAAGATGCTACAAGACATGCGCGGATTCGACGAGGACTTTGACGAATGGGGTATGGAAGATTCAGACATATTCGACAGAATCAAGGCAAGTGGCAGGCCGGTTATACGAATGCCCCAAGGATATCCTGTATATGCAACCCATTTGTTTCATCCACCAGCACCTTTCCCGTCTGGCAAAGCGTGCAGGATATATAAAGAGAAAGATCCGAACCAGTTGATTAGAAACCCTAATGGATGGGGGGAGTGGAAAACATGCGACTAAACCTTGGATGTGGAAACGATATTCGTACTGGTTTTGTAAACGTAGACGTGACACAACAACAATTACCACCGGATCTCTATCGACAGGGAGATATTTCTAATCTTGATTGGCTGTGTAGTAATAGCTCCGTCGAGGAAATGTTGGCACTAAATGTGCTACAATACATACCATATAAGGTCATGGATCAGGTATTATCAAACTGGACAAATAAGCTTTGCAGCAATGGACGCATAAAAATCTTGTCTCCAGATATAAACATACTATGTAAGCTGTTGTGTAATCGCAACATGGATCTAGTAACGTTTTTGGCCAATGTATTTGGCTCGCAAGATCAGATTGTTAACTTTGGAAAATCAGCAACCGGCATGAAAGATATGTGTCGACAACTGGAATCATTAGGGCTAATGGTTGTAGCTGCCAGATATGAGAACACAATGTTTTATGTAGAGGCTATTAAACAATGAAGCTTTGTACACCATGTCAGTCATGTAGCTTTTTATCGAAGGGCGACGGCGCGTGTCTATTGAGTCTATATTGTTGTAAATCGGATGACAATGTAACATACGCTCCAGGTTGTTGTAGGTTTTTTACGAGAACTAAGTTCCCGGATATAGCTACCGCAGTTCGCCACATGAAACAGGCAATGAGTTTTGACTACTCTTTGGTTGTATGTTTTGATAGCAATGTGCATTGTCTGAATGACCTGAACAGGGTGTTTCGCAAAAGCGTTAAATACACCAACGTTGTAGTTGTTGATATGTCGGCGATGTCCGATCATAAAAAGTTGATAGAATTGTCAAAATATTGTGTTGCTAACTCTTGTAAATACAATGTCGTTATCCCCACAGAACCAGTAGTCGCCGACGACCAATTAATTAGACTGGCAATGCCCAGCATAACCCAAAGTTACTTTGTGGTGATAGACGCAAATGAATATATCGACATTGAAACACACAAGAGCGTTGTTGCAGAAACTAATCAGAACTCAAGATTCGTTCGTTGGGATTTTGGAAAGATACATGGCAATACCCTGATATTTTCACAGACATCGATACGTGGTGTGTACATAACTTCGTTTTATAAAGAGATAATGTGTGGAGAGGAAAAATCGTTCAATTCTGTTGTCCGCGAGCTTGAAGCAGATAGTGGTATCAGCTTTATCAGACAACTGGTCGGCCCGGTTAACACAGTAGATAGGACATGATATGCCTAAGATCGGGGCTGTAATCGCAATCACAAAACATAGTCGTCTGTTGCTAGACGGAATAATGTCTATTGCGAAACAGGTTGATAGGGTGGCTGTATTATATAGCGGAGGGAACGACTGTGACTGGGATAAAATAGTAGGCACGGTACTGAACAAGCCTAATTTTGTCGGAGCCATAGTGACCGGAACCATATGCGATAAGCCGTGTATTTGCGTTAAAAGGGATTCGGCTAATAGGTCGTCGTTATTCAATGGTGGGCTTCAGTTATTTGGAGAAGACTACGACTATATAGTAATTACTGATGGCGGTGTAGTATTTAGGCACGATAAGGTCTCTTTGTCGATAGACGCTCTGAGTAAACACGAAATGGCTAGTTGTGTCGTATCTGATTTCTCTGTATTATACGACAACGACGTGTTAATTAGACATTACGAACATCCATTCGATATAATTATGATGAAAGATGGGGTCCACCCAAACATCAATTGTGTTATTAGGCGGCGATGTATGGTGCCATTCAACGAAGAACTTAGTACGCATGACGACTACGAGTGGATTGGTAGGGTTGGTATGACAGGACTAGTTTATCATATTCCAGAATCGCTACACACAATAGCGGCTATGGATAGAATTATAGATCAAGTCACTGTTGACAAGATAAAGGACATAATATTCTCACAATATGGACTTTCTAATGGGTAAAAAGAAGAATAACAGATCAGGTGCAAAGAGAGAATTACAAGAAGCGATGTTCGAACAGTTCGCTGTTAATACTGACGATCCACTAAGGTCTATTGGTATAATTGCCGATCATATATCGGTTTCGCAAAACACTGTCCCAATGATTACTAGTATCAACAGGGTGTGCCAGGAATCTTTTGGGGTAGACATATCTTTGTTCGTCATGCATTTGTATAAACCGTTTGTTACTCCGTTATGCCCAGTATTTGATGTCCGCAAGTTGGCTGGATGGGATGGTCCACTAATAACAACCAGCGCACAATCGACACTTGAAGCACTATCAACTAAATCAGATAGGATAATACATTATGTATGGAAACCAGATTTCATTAACATTGGAAGAGATATAAGGAAGGCTTTCACAGATCCAAGAATTATAATAGTAACACGACATGACGACTATACAGATTTAATCAATACAGAATTCGGTTTAAGTATAAACAATATTTCGATGCCAGATTTTGATGCTACAAAACTAATAAGGCTTGCACTAACATGATATTTGTTAAAGCCCGTATGTGTCCATTGGTAGAACATTCATGGTTGTTATTGATAGACGATTCTTCTCTTGGATATGCAAAAAGAAAGATCGATTCGATAAATAGGGCTGCATGCGAATCATTATATTGTCACGGTAGTAATGTTTTTGTTATAGAAAAACGTATACAGGCAACAGAACACCTATTGTCTGTTATAGATTCAAGAATCGGCTGGTTCATGAATTCTTTTGGTGGAATGTGTCCGAATATCTATGACGAATTATGCAAGGTAGAGGCAGATGATTTTCCGCTACAGTTTAAACCATCTGATATAAAAATAACAAAGTTTGATGATGGAAAACATTGGTATACTATATTTCCTAATGGAGAACGTTTGAAATATAATGGTATGTTTAAATGGTCTACGCCTGAATTAGCGAGGTCGGCTGTTAAAAGGTTTTGTGGAGAATAAAATGGGTAAATACATTTCCCAGATGACTGTGGGGGAATTGCGAGAAGAGTTGTCGCAGCACGGATTGTCGCGAGATGATTTGCGCGGAATACGAAAACCGGATCTAAAATTAATGCTTAAGTCCAGTCGTAAGGGTGAGCCCAACACGAATTGTAAAATTGTCGATGATGGAGTTATTGTGTCAAACGAAGACACGAGCAAGAAAGAAGATGTTATCAAAAGCCATCCGGATCAAAACTCTGTTGAGTGGACGCAATATGTTTTGGGGTTATTTAACAACGACGAATTAGAAAACCAGAATCCAAAAGTTGATGGACTAAGGAGAATTGCGTCTATGTTGATTGGTCCAATTGTCGAAGAAGGGAGCGAGCTAGTTTCTCCACCATCTTTGGATAATGGACAAAGAGCGTGTGTAAAAGCGTGGGTGATATTTTATCACAAGAAACTGGGTCGTACCATACGATTTGAGGGATTGGCAGACGTATGCAGCGACAATTGCGACGAAACATTCGCTAGGTTTCCAACAAGCACAGCAGAAACGCGCGCTAGGGGGCGGTGTTTTAGAATGGCTTTGCAACTAAGGAAAGTTATAGCTGCCGAAGAGGCCAACTTTGAGTTACCTGAAAATGGCAATGATAAAGATGTGGTGATTCAGGTTGGGCAGATATCCGTTATTCAGTTAATGGCAGATAGACTTAATGTAAGTATTCCAAAACTATTAAACCATTTGGATCTAAATAAGTCCGATCTACAATCCCTAACTAAGGTTGAGGGACTAATAGTTGTTAAGCATCTTAATTCCATACAGCAAACCGGACATATCCCAGAGTCAATCGCAAGATAGGAGCAAAGATAGACATGGCATTTGTAAGAACAACATACCAATTTAAGTTGTATAAGCCACGAAATGGTGGTGGTGGCTGTGCGTCGTCGTGGGATTTTAGCACAAAGAATCAGTGTGTGTTTGTGGAAATGGCTAAGCAGAATGTCGCCAATGATGACAATGGAAATACTACATTTGATTGGAAGTCTCCACTGCGCGTTAAACTTGGAGTATCAGATATCGGAGAAATCATGAGTGTCTTGGAAAAACGCCAAAATGGAGTTGGCGCATTGCCGGATACACACGGCAAACACAAGGGGCTATTCCATCGTAACGACAAAGGAAATGTAGTGTTGTCATTTGATACTGGGCAAACTACCGGCTTCAGTATAAGAATAAGCTCTAAGAAAAAAAACGACAAAGATCCGGTTGCGCTTTCGCATAGTATTACGAACGGGGAGGCTTGTGTGCTACTATCGCTTTTAAGAGCGGCAATAGTTAGTATCTATAAATGGAATGCTACGATCCAGGAACAGTAATTTTATCTAATGTTTTTTCTATGCGTACCAGGATCGCCTTAATAACGGCTATATCCTGAGAAACCACGTTCCATTGATTGCTCATCGAATCCAGTTGTTCATTATGGGCAGAGATTGTTTTCTCAACACAATCCATTCTATCCTTAACTTGCTGATAGTTACCAGCAACGCCGTTTATAATACACAGTAGGGATGTAATGGCCAATACTATTGCAATTATCGATCCAATCCTTTTGATCCTCGGCATTGTTTAACTCCCCAAAAAAAGATGGGGCTATGGTGGTCGGTGGCACCAACGCCCCATTAGTTTTTGTTACAGATACTCTAACTCAACATACAGACCGAATTGAGTCTTAGAACCAATTGAGTTCGGGCTTGCCGATATCGCCACGTACCAGTCATGCTGCGTAGCCTGTGTATCAGCGCCAGATGGTCTAGCGCCATCAACGCCTGGACTACTTACGAGATCCAGATACGAACCTGATCCATAGGCATTAACCCATGTCTCGTCTCCAGAACCAGCACAATCCCAGCCTTCCCATGGGTGAATTAGTTCACCAACATAACATGTCACGCCAGATGGATTGTTGTTTTTGCTTACACGATCAAACACGCGCAGTTGCGCGTTTTGTGTTTTGACCGGGGTGTCGAATGTAAATCGTACATTCAAGGCACCAGATGCATTCTGTATACTGGTAAGTTCTGTGTCAAAAGTATCGTTCCATCTAACGCCAGAAGTTGTTGCCAACTTCTTAGTGTTGTTCGCTACTGGACCCTGAACTGAACCATCTGAGCTAGTGATATACGTTGAATCTTGATACTGTCCGACCTGTACCGACGTACCAAAACTAGCCCCATAGAATCCCAATCCAGACCCAGCTAGCGACACCGCAGTTTGACCTGCAAAGAAATTAATCGCTGCTGCCATATAAAGTTACCTCCTTTGTCTTTTTATACACTAATATCAAATATACTCTACTTCAACTGCTAATCCAAACAACTTACTATTTGGTGTGTTTGGAGTACACGATATCGCAACATACCAGTCGTGTCTTGTATCAATAGTTAGGTCGCCGTTAGGGCGCAAACCAGATGTGCCGGGTGTGTCTATCAAACCAAGCGACTCAGATCCATGAACCCACGACCAAATTTCGTCACCAGTACCCGTATTATCTTGCGACGTAGACGTGTGTATAATCTCGCTACAATAACACAGCAATCCAGATGGGTCATGAGACAGTACATTCCCGTCATAAATGTACATCGCCGCATTTTGTGTTCTTACCGCTTCAACATGTTCAAACCTGATATTGAGTGATGCCATATAATTAGGCAAATTTCTTAATGGAATTCCATCACCCACCTGTCCAAATATAACCCCTGATGTCCCGTTTATTCCGCTAAGCGAGCCCCCGACACCAATTGTCAACTTATTATTATTGCACTCTATCCCGTTGGTTAAGCCAGACGGATCAGTGATGAATGTTCTGCCCTGGAAAGATCCTATGCCTACAGGAGATCCGAATCCAGAATCACCATAAAATCCTATGCCAGAACCAACAGCTAAGCTGGTTTGATTGTTTATCCATATACTTATATCAGCCATAATACCCTCTCTTTTTTATACACTATGGTGCCGGAGGAAGTTTGTTTACACTACTATACGTCAGATTCTCTGGAACACTAACATCAAATGTTTTGTGATAAGAGTAAGATTGTGATCCAATTGCGTCAACATTCATATGTATCGTAAACCCACCACCCATTGGTCCACGATTAGCGTAAAACATATCGTATAATTGCAGTGCGTGTACGTAACTCGTTGTTGTAATTTCTTCTGTCGAGCCATAACTGTGTCCACCCTGGCATGTAATACTAAAGTTAGCTAATGACCATGCCGGTAATATAAGTGGGATATCGACCTGACTACCATACTGCCCATAAATAAAGTAATTTTGGGTTGTATATGATCCATCGACAAGGAAGATTGTAGCGACTATGTGGAGTGTAACATTGTCTCCAACATTAGAATCTGTCTGTGGGTCTACTGGTTCGGCTATACCATCACCAGCACTATATGAATCAGACCATATATTGAATTTGATAGTGTATGTTTCTTGTGATCCAGTTGGGTTACCAACATTAAAACCAAAACTCATAAACCACACATCATTTCTGGAATGCGATATATGTGTCTCAAGATCTGGAGGAACCCAAAAGTCGATATGTGCGGAAATTGATGAATTCCCGTATGTATATGACGTAAATACCAGTTGATCATGAGAGGTCGATGACTGCCTTGTTCCGAGTGATTTTGTCGCCTCTAGAATGCCACTCACAGAATAAAACGTATATGACGACGAACCATCGCCATACCATTTTCCACCTGGAATCAACCCTTCCTTTGATAACAACGACGGGTATTGATACACCCCGTATAGTCTATACGGCCTATAATCAACTTCGTCTGAAATTTCAAAATGACGGTAGCAATACCTGTCCCTTTGATCAAACTCGCATAAACCATAGTATTCATTATGGAATATATCTGGTGACGGTGGGTATATCTGGATATCCCTCGTGATACCGCCAGAGTTATAGATATTCATATGGGTATCATACAGGATATCGAACCATTTCCTACAATTTTGTATTCCTTCGTCGTAAATACCTATTCCGGCGCGACTCCATGCTATTTTTTCGAGATCAGTGTTATTTCCATAGGCGTCAAAATCTGATCCATCTATTAGTCTAAGAGATAGTGGTAATAGGCTGACGCTATTGTAATCGACATACCTAATACCAAGTATATCCTGATAAGTATCGAATGGAACATTGTCATAAAATGCCCGCAACTTATTGTATCTTTGTAACAGCGCCATAAGAAAATATGGATTGCATATTATGTTTTGTGTGTTCGAAGCCATTCCACTGTAAAATGTTGTGTAGTCTGGTCCAGTTAATTTCTCTGTCGTAATCATGTTGGACTCTCGGTTGGATATACGAATATGTTCATTGCCTGATCAATATATGGTTTGAATGTATGATCTTCCTGTTCAACCCATTTTACTGAAACTGCTGTGCCAACAGGGATGTATCCAGGACCAGAGTACGGTTCGCCAAGGTTTAGAACCGTATCAAGTAGATTCAATTCACTATCAGTAAACATTGACGTGTCACCCTCTATCACTGTCACTTCATAGTTGGGTGGTCCAGTCTTAGACGATGGTGGGTTTAATGATTTGGCAACAGTACATTTCAGTTCTGATGGTGATGGAATAGCCTCTTCGACAACCCACGCAGTAACGGCAACGATATTGTTCGATGTATACCTATCAGGATACAATCCCCATTTAGCTGGTTTTATTCTCAAAAATATTCCAATAGGTAGATGCGCTGGTGCGTCTGGGTATTCGGATAAGTTAGTAACGGCAACATTGAATATCGCAGCAGGAACAAGCTGGACATACCCATTAACGAGGGTCTGTTTATGGATCTGACACATATACCATGGATGACTATCATCTCTACTAATTATCTTGGCCACAACAGAGCCGTCACCTCCAGCACTACGATTAACTCTATGTTCTGGAGGATCTTTAAATATGTCTTCTGGATACTCTGGATACTGTTGTCTGGCCTGATCTCTCTTTAGCTTATCGATTAATTCCTGATAGTATCTCTGATATCTACCAAGTTCGTTGGTATAAAGATTGCACTTATAAACAGTGGTTACGCCACGAATATCATACGATACGCTAATATTTGTGATATTGGTACCACGGCCAATCGCCATTCCAAGATTAACTGTTGGTAATCCAGGAACCTCTAGTTCACCAGTATCAAATTCAGTAATGCGATGTGTGTATGTGCGAATTCTAGCGTAAGCAATTTTATTCATAATGTCGATGGCGTCATCCATAGACATACCGCGATACGAATATGCCCATGGTGTCAAAGACGAGTCAAAAACGACCCTTGTTTTTCCCGGTAGCCTTAGTTGGGGTGGAATCAAAGCATCACTTGTCCATGGGCCATATGAATCACGACGGTAGATGATCGGTATATAAACCGAGCCAACCTGTGTCATCCTTGACACCTCGCCATTTGTTTCCAGTGCCCCATAGCTTGTTCTGGTTCCAATCAAAACTTCTAGTGGAACCGGAAACGTGATGAGCAAAATGCTGCCACGTTTATTCAGCGGGGCACCCGGAACTTTGTATAGATCCACACGGTCAACCGATATCTTCATGTAGTATCTATTTTGGCCAGTCCCTAGTAAATCAGACGAATCGACAACTTGGTCCGCCCATTCACCTCCAACAGTACTTGGATTATTTAGTACAGCAAAAGCAACCCATCTTCCATCACTAACACCGAATTTTAATTGACCGTCTGTTGGTAAACCTTCTGGTGAAGTATTGTTCTCCCACCACCCTTCATTAACAGTATCTATCCACGGAACATTGTCGCTATCAATCAATGACGCTGGTATGTCAATGTAGAAAGTTCTTCCCCAGTGATTTTCAGCATAAGATGTTAACGCCTTCAATTCTTCCTCTGGCAAATTAGTAATTCGACCATTAAGGGCATCCTTCATCTCATTGATAGACGTAAACCTTGTTCTAACGATCCCTTCCCTAGACACTATCTTAAATCTAGGAGAAGTCAATACACCCCCCTCGTCGTCAAAGCCCCAAAATGGTTTGAGTAGACTGCCATTATACTTTGTAAGTGTTTGTTTATTAGCCCCAAGAACTATCGTTCTTGTAACCTCATCCCTATTTTCTACGCCAGTCACCAATCGAATAACAGAATTTGGGTATTGACTAGCCAGTCCGTTCATGTCAAGAGAAGCTATTTTTCGCTGTAGTGTACGAACATAGACATCGTAAACAGACCCGTTTTTTATAGTATCCACATACCATTCGAATCCATGATCGTCTGCTACTTGATTAATAAACTCTATCAACGACATTGCTGAACCGCGAACCCTGTAGGGAATACGCTCGTTCAATCCGGTTGTGCTTTGTATCGTTCGCGATGTCGTTGTAATGTCGCTAAGATTAACGCGAAACGATATCTCTCCATATTTATAAATGACGCTTTCTATCCTATTTTTGATTGTAGAATATTTAACCCCACCTATCAAATCCTCGTTTGTCTCTGGCTGAACCAATACCACATTTTCCCCAAGACTAACTCCCGTAGGCGACTGGACAACTACCTGAACACAATCCATTGCAGGTCTCATATCTGTCATGCGAACGGAATACACACCACTTCCAGCCACATTGATGATCTGATTGTCCCACATCTGTACCAAGCCGTAAAAATCCAAAGACCCTATCTGTATATGCTCGATATGTCTCATACCCTGTCGTGGCAATCCAGCAAGCGTAAATGTATGTGATTCGTCCTCTACGACAGACATGTTGTATGTTGTAGGGTTTTGATTCCAGCCAAACTGGGCACCAAAACTTCTCAGATAACAACCAAATATAACTTTCTGTTCAATTTCCATTAGTAACCTTCCTTGATAAGGTATCTAATTGTCCTATCATATGTAAATGCAGTTGGGCTCCAATTTTCGCTATCCCCTATCATGATGAAACCGCTTGACGGAATATTTAGGTACTCATCACACATTGTTCGCATGGTCGAGCTTGATGGTCTAGATGCATATCCCTTTCCTTTTATAGTAACTGTTGTTATTTTTTCATTAACAGTATTCATATCCTGAATCACTGGGCCTAAAAGCCTTCCTGGTATCGGCAGGATAGCTGTTATCTGGGCACGATTTTGATCTTGTATGCTTACCTCTAGCTGATTATCTGAAGACGTATCCCACGTCCACGACATCTTAATAGTTCCAGACTTTTCATTTACGGACGATACTTTGGTTCGTATTGTATTACTTACTACCGATGTGTCTGGTATCAGCGAATCCAATATCTCTATAGCTCTTGTTCTGGCAGCAACATCACTTGGTACAGCATCTCTAGCATTACTCAGTTTTTCCTCTGATGTATCACCAAGTCCACGGATATCTGCTGATAGAGTAATAACATACTGACTATTTTCTGAGGTATAGTTAACGCTAGCTTCGTAATAAATCAATACATCGGGATTCTCAGTACTATTCCATTCGTATGAAAACGATGCGGTGCCTTGCGACTGATTAAGACCCACAGACTTCACATATGGAGATTCGCCTATCGTTGTTCCACCAAGTAATGTGCCAACAGCAGCAAGGGCCTCTGTTCTTGCGGTGGATTGTGATGGAACATAATCCCTGGCGATATCCATAGCGGAGACATCTCCAGCCGCTTTGTTACTAGATACCCCATAAACGATCCCGTCATACCTGACACGATATTCATCGTTTTCCTGTGAATAGTCTATACTGAAGTTCTTCTCTATGTAATGATTACCAGAACCAAGCGTCCACGACTCTTTTGTGGAGTACGTTCCATCAAATGACCCTATACTAGATGTTTTAGTGTATGCGCCACCCGTCCATGTGTCTACGCCAAGAATACTGGTTAGAACGCCAGACGGAATAGATCCTATTGCTTTTGTGTCACACCACGCTTTTGCATGTTGCCATGCTTCTTCGCCGTCGTATTTGCTGCCCGTTTCGTCGTATCCTAGTATTCCACGCGCATTGACATCGTGTGTAATTCTAAACATCTGGCCTTCGCGACCTTCCATATCCTCGAAAGACCACGCCTCGCCAGCAGATTCTATGAGATCAAAATTGAACGTGTCTTCGTGGCTTAGAGTTCCGTTGATATACATCCAATCAGTTTGAAGCCTAATCGTGTAATCACATCTCTGTGTCCATATACCCTCTGTAAAGCTAATATCCAGTACTCGTGGATTGCACTTAACGACAGGCTGACCAGATTGTGGCTGCCACTCTAGTGATTGTCCGTCATGAGAAAACAACCATCTGATAGCCTCTTGTTTACGTAGTATTGAATTAAAATCTTCGTTGTTTTCTGTATATAGTTCGTCGGGTGGATAATTAGACAATTCCCAAAACGCATTAGCTAGGTTTGCGTAATGGCCACTCGGAGACCCCTTGAATGGCAACAATGTCCCAGTGAGGGTAATGTCGTAATTAGCACCAATCTTACCACCGTCCTCGGTAGTTTGATAGGATTTGGTCATCGCCACCAATGGCGCTGGTATGATTGCCTTTCCGTTATATCGCAACATAACTATTCTCCGTTAGTATCCATGTTCATAGAAAACTATATGTCCAGATGACGGGGTTCCATATACTGTAAAGCCATACACAAATAGGTCGATGTCGTTTGCCGATACAGTATCGGTTCCTTTGGTGAATAGATTAATCCTGTTATTCTTAGTTGTGTGCCCGTGAACCACAAAATCTAAGTTATCATATGATGTGCCAGAAACTCCAAAGACATACAGGTTTGTTATTCCAGAAGGCCATTCAAAGCCAGTTATGTGCATATCGACACACGATATTTCTCCGGCGTGTACATCAAGATATAGTGGCCAGCAGCCACTAATATCATACGACAATTCACCATCACCTATGGTGTAGAGATCGCACTCACCAGATGAGTTGACATCAGGACCACTAATGGATAAGTCTATACATCCACTTGGCCAAGACAACGTTTGCATAAACAGTGGACACGTCATTCCACCGCTATACGTAATGCTTCCAGATTCTACATTTAAGAACAGATGCCAGGACTGATCCATCGTGGATGGCGTGGAGTCGTTATATATCGATAGGGACAATGATTTCAGTGTAAACCCAAGCGTCTGTCCAGACGGAGATCCATATATCATTAGATCTAGCGAAGAGTTTTCGTCGCCATCGTATGTTTTTAGAAATAGTGGCTGGGTATATCCAAATATTCCGCTGATATATAAGTCAACAGAATCGGTTATTAGCTGAGCCTTTAGGAACAAATCAAAGAAATTTTCTGTTTGTCGCTGACTTATAAACAATGGCATTGACCCAGAATAACTATCCGGACCTTTCGCAAACAGGTGTATAGATTCGAAATATGGCAGGTGACCATTTTCGGTTATATCAATATTGCCAGACGATACGTCTGCCGACAACACAAACAGATCAACGTTGTCGCTTACAGATTCAACTCCGCCAATAACCGCGTCAAGAAGTCCGCTTGATTTTTCATGTCCACCCAAGCATAGGTCAATCGTGTTGGCTGGATAAAAATCCATCGGAATAAGAGAAAGACCACATTGATATATTTTTTGCAATTCATCATCAGTAAATCTTGGAATATTTTTCCATAAAACAACTTCGTCTGTTTTATATCCTGGTGAACTAACAAAGTTGGAATATTTGAAAAAGGCATGAGAAGCTATTCCGCTTGGATATCTTGTTTCTGGCAAAGAACCCATGCTTTGCCATCCACTACCGTTCATGCTAATATCGCCGGATGCAGTTGTTCCATCGAATACTAGACGAGATATAATTAAATGCCATCCACCGACAAAATTCGGTGTTAGAAACTCCGGTAATGAATAAGGGTTTGAACCAAGATAATAACTCATTACGACATTGGAGTATACCCATGACGGATAAATACCTTCATCAATAACACCGCTATTGCTCCATCCAAATACACAGCCGTTTACTACACCCTGTGTCCAGTACATTGACGTTATCGATATGGTACCAGACGAAGAGTCATAGAGTGGATTGACTTCGTGATAAAACGATGCGCCAACATCTGGATAGAATCCATCGCCAGTAATTCCGCTTCCTATTAATCCACTGACGTATATCGCACCAAGTGTATCCCACTCAACAAGTTTCGTTTGTTCAATATTCCCTGATGTGAACGGATGATAATACACCACGTTGTCTGGATATAGTAAGTGTGGACCTATGAATCTAACATCGGGTATGTATCCAGAAATATAAGAGGGTATTGTTCCAGACGATTGCTCCGGAACATCGACAAATAAGTCTATGCTTCCGCTAGAAGTAAGACATCCTTCTATGTACAAATCCTTTGTATTCGATGGATACTGGTCCATAGAAAATTGCGATAGACCCATTTGGTAAAACGTCTTAAGTTGGTCTGCCGATAATTTTGGTATGTTGTGCCATAGGATTAATTCGTCGCAGGGGTATTTATCGGTAGTTGTAAAATTATTTGGTTCAAATCGTACATGAGAACTTATCCCGGATGGTGTCCTAATTTCGGGCTTTGTTGGAAGAGAGACCCAATTACTACCATTAACGCTAACATCTCCTGACGCGACGACCCCATTGAAATAAACTCGTCCTACAATTAAGTTCCATTGAGTTTGACTTACGAAGTCGCCGCTAGGAGTAAATATAATTGAGTTTTTGCCGTCAACCTTATATCCAACCGTACTCCTATACGATCCCGCATTAACCGCCAAAATAATCGAATTATATGTATCAACTAAAGCATCCCCCCAACCCACATCGTATTGTTTAGCAAAGATATTCGATCCACTAGACCATATGGCTGCTGTGTACGAAGTATCTCCATAGCAATCTGGATATAGCGGCCCCCTTTCTCTTACCACATACGGGATCAGCGACGTTGGTTTAATTCCACTTCCTATGAAACCGTTAGACACCATTTCTACGTTATAACTAGACCACCACACGTTTCTTGTGTATTCTAACGCTCCAGATGTAAACGGATGATAGAACACAACATCATCTGGATACAACAAGTGCGATCCCATAAATCCCATGCCGTGTATGAATAAATCACATAACCCACTAGAGCAATCTTTGCCATTCACGAATAGTGGAATTTCTTCTGTGTCATACGCTGGTGTTCCACCGATAAAAAGATTTAGTTCGTTTGATGGGTATTGAGATAGTTGTTGTCTGGAACGTCCTAGTTCGTACAGCGCCGATAGTTGATCATTAGTCAGTTTTGGAATATTTCTCCACAAAGCAACTTCATCTGCCGGATATTGTTGTGTCGAGTATTTGTGATAATGGTACATCCTCAAATGCGAGTCTGTCCCAGTAGGATACGTTGTCTCGCTTAGATATCCAACGCTTGTCCACCCGCTTCCATTAATACTTAGGTCGCCAAAAACATCTGTTCCATCGAAGGATATTCTTCCAATTAGCAAAGTCCAGTCGCTGGTATCCGCATATGGTCCAGAAGTAGTAAAAAGAGTTGGTCCAGATCCGTTAACCCAGTATTGTAATCTAAGATTGTTTGATGCGTCTACATAGCATCTTAATCCGTTGTAGAAGTTGTTGTAGTTACCCCATCCGGCACCATATAACGTGTAGTTGTTAAAGCTACCGCTCGTCCAAACCATCATCGTAATAGATGTTGTACCTGATACGCCAGGATACAAAGATCCGCGCTCAAATAATAGTGTGCCATCGTTCCATAGTGGGGCTGCAACAACTCCGCTCCCAACAAGACCCTCTTCTGTGTATGCTATGCTATCGAGATACCCAGACCACGATACAGACTTCGCGTATTCAATTCCGCCAGACGTAAATGGATGGTAGAATACCATGTCGTCTGGATAAATTGGATGCGCATTTAGCAATACCGAGCTTTTTACAAATAAATCGCAAGACCCAGAAGACACACTTGGTATTGGACCAGAGATGAATAGGTCGAGTGATTCGGACAATGGATATTGTGATTCATAATCGCTCATCGGACTATTGTATACGACAGCTAGGTCGTACAAATTCTGTAACTCTTCATTTGTAAACTGTGGTGCATTTTTCCATAGAACAAATTCGTCAATGGGAACCTGCCACACACCATTTTTTCTATTATTTTGGTAATATCTAAGATATGTGGTGTTAAGTGTTGGATAATTAGCTTCGCTTATTGTTCCCAGGCTTTGCCATCCGCTACCATTGATACTAATATCTCCAGATGCGACAGATCCATCAAATAGGACTCTGGCCACTATCAAGTGCCATGGAGTATTTGTTCCAACCGGCCCAACGATTGAGAATGAATCTAGAGACGTTGTTTTTGCATAGTATCCCAATTTAATATGAGATGTCGAATCTGTGTATATTTTGAGCCCATCTGTAAGATAACTAGCGACACTACCATATCCACCAGCTATATTCGTTTCGGCATTTGCATGGACACCACTGGTCCAAGCTGCTATTGTTAATGATGTTGTGCCACTAGACGTTGGATAGTCCGATAGCGTTTGCGTTTCTATATAGTTCTCGGAGTATCCCTGTCGTACACAAAATCCGCTACCTATGAGTCCAGATGCTGTGGGATTAGCCCTGCCACTAACATCTGTCCATAATTTACCAACCATATACTCATGTAAACCAGACGTAAACGGCAGGTAAAATATTACGTTGTCATCATACAAAAGACCCATATCATCCTCGTGTTACGCAAGTTGTTGCGCCGCTACGCCAAATATACGAGCGCCTTCCATATCAGAGGCGTTGGCCAAATCTCTAAGAGTTCTGTATATGATTTGTTTTGCCGCATTTTTAGCAGCATCCTCAATAGCTGGCCGTAACTCATTCTGAATAGCCTCTGTCAGACCATTAACATTAACGTTAACCTGCTGTAGTGATTCAACCTTCAGTCCGATACCTTCTTGTATCGTCTTTGATGTATCCGCTAGTGTTTCAGTTAGCGCTTGCTGCTGTCCAGATATCTCTTGTAATGTGGCCGTATTATCGCGAGACGCAGAAGTGTTATCTCCGATACCAGGAATTTCAATAGCCACCAATTTATCTATCGCCTCTTTGATAATCTGTGCATTTTCAGTATTTGCGGTCCCGATTGACGCTATCACTGCATCTATTCTAGAAACCAAATCTGATAGCTGACTTACCTGCTGTGTCTGTTGTTGCCCATTTATTTCTGTCCTGCTAAAACCAGCGGCTGGATCGTTTACCGGAGACAAGTTAAATAGTCCACCAAGACTTTCTTTTAGTCGACTAAACGTATCAGAAATTGTATTTGTGGACTGAACAATATTTTGTACGGCTATGTCGCCAGACTCTCCAATTGTTACTGTTCTTCCACCGTATCCAGGGGCTGGCATTATAATACCACCACCAGTTTTTCCCGATTGCAACTCTTCAACAAACTTATTTGGATTAAAAAGTTCTTGCGCAACAATTTGTTGTCTAGTTGTATCTATCAGTGCTGTTGGCTTATATGTCGCTGGTCCGACAGATGGTGCTGTAACAGGAACAAAACCGGTAGATGGCTGTGTTGTCGCAATATCAACTGGTCTGGATGCTGTGGCTAAGTCTGCTATGGCCGTTGTCGCCATGGTAGCAGAACGACCTAACTCGTTTATTGAATTGGTTGTTTCGGCATTGACTGTTCTTCCCTTTTCGAGAACATCAAATAACTCTGTAACGGCTGGGGTCACCTGGAATTCGTCTAGCTTCGCACCCTCACCAGCCGCTAGAATTGATAGTATCCTACTCTTGATTTCTTCTTCGGTCCCAGGAGAAATAGCAGCCCTTTCTTTTGCTAAAACATCTGCAATTGCGGCAATGCCTTCTGTTCGTGTTTTTTGTGATTGTGATTCTCGAATCTCTTGTAGCGTTGATAGATTCTTCCCAGGACCAGTAATGGCACCGCCGTAATAACCAATTCCATAAACAGCCTTACCTGGTTCTTCAACACGAATCTTTTGTTGGGACAACAACTGGTTTGCTCTGCTTTCGAGTTCTTGTACAGACAATCCGCCAAACAATGCTCGCTCAAAGCTAGTTAACTGTCCGGGTGTCATTGTTTCAAGATTGGCTTTTGTTCCAGTAAATAATGGAGTTTGTCCTATCGGGGTCTCTTTGAGACCCATTTGAATAACAGCAGACTCAAATTTGTCAACGGCTTTGCTGAATTTGTTAGCACCAAACGGATCGTTCAGACCAGTCTCTTCGGCAATGATCCTTTCTTGTTCTATGCCTATTTGGCCAAGTTGTCTTTCCAGTAATTGGATTTGTTCTTTTGTTAGCTCTGATCGCTGCTTTGATTCTAGTCTAAAAATCTCGGTAATCGTTTCGTTAAATCCCGTTATAGCACTTTGCATCGATTCGCTAATGCCAGCAAATTGTGTTTTATCTATGGCAGTTGGTTCAACATTGATTTGTCTCTGATAGATTTCTTGTAATCTTTTTTGTGACTCTATCAGAGAGTCGGTTAATCGGCGAGATGCTTCCTTATTAACCTCAAGTGGACCGCCAGCTATCTCTTTCGCAATGCTATATGGCTGTTCGATTTGACCACGGGTTTCCCTCATTAGTCGTAGTTGCTCATCGAGAACGGCTCTTTCTTCTTGCGTGCCAGCGGCAGATCTCCTGCCGACAAGAACCATTTCGGTCTTGCGCATTCCCTCTATTTGAGCGCCAAGCTTTGTTTGCAGATTAACCGCCTCTTCCTGCTTCGTAATTCTTTCTTGTTCAAATTGGTCGTATGACGATAACGATCTCTTTAGTGATTCTATAGCCGCCTGTAATGCCAGAAAACGGCTTCTCGTATTTTCAAGGTCTTGAACCATTGCGATAAATGACTTTTCCATACCAGTGTCGTCTATCGTTACGCCCGTTTCAGCGGCCCTATAAATGGCATTTAGCTGACTAGCCATCTCTCTTGTAATATTTGTCATGGCCTCTTGCAACGACGGAACCAGATTGGTTGATCTCAATAGATCTGTCGGTGTTCCGGTTTCTCTCGCTGGAGTTCTAATACCTGCTCGTCTTAGCATCTCCATTGTAATTTCGAATTGTGTTTCCGGAGTATTGCCAATACCCACTTCTCGTTGTAGTTGTCGAGCTTCAAATTCCCCTCGTCTTTGCGATACCAATAACCTTGCGTTTAATTCCTGTTGTGTAATATTGACAATATCGTCTTGTGTTGGCATAATAATGCCGATATGTTTTTTAATCAGTTCGTTCATTTTATCGGTATTGATTCCGGCACCAGACAGTTCAATACCTTCGAGCATAGCAATGCCGATATCTCTGAGCAACATACTAACACGACCCTTGAGTTTATCCGGAATCTCTTGTGATTCAATAAACCGCTGGATGGTCTCGTCTATCTGATCTTCTTCCAGTGGTGGTAAAAATTTTCCTGGCTCTAGTTTTCCAGCGGTTGTCGCCTGGGCCTGTAGGCTGGAAATACTTTCTACGAACTTCTTTGTTATTTCTACGATATCATTGGTTGTTTTAACGTAATTTGCCAAATCTGGCTTTGCTGTTTCTAACCCAGCCAATCTTCCAGCACCAAGCAACTCTATCGTCGCTTGTTTTTCTAGTTGCTGCGGTAGTTTTGGTGCGCTGATACCCTCTATCGACCCAGTTACAGCATCAAATGCATTGACACTGGCTGTTATGGATTTAGCTACTTCGTCGACAGCCTTTCCAAGAGTAATTAATTGTCCAGGAAGAGTTGGTGGTACCAAGACCATAGATAGATTGCGCGCTGCTGTTCTAGCAGCCTCGTCAAGTCGCGATTGACGTATGGCAGCAGCCTGTTTATCAATAGCCTCTTTGATTGCAGACCATCCACCAGCCCTTTGCAAAATCGTGTTGGTAATTTCGGTAGATAAATCCGCCGAAAATCTCATACCTCGTTGCTGTAGAAATTCTTGTACAGTACTTTGTAGGTTGCCATAGAAATCAGACCCGCTTTTTTGAACGGCAGACTCCATTATGGTATGTAGCAAATTAAGATTCTGTCCGAAAATATCAGAAACCATTTTAGAAGCATCAATGCTTACCGCACTCGGATCAAATGCTTCTCCAATTTTTCTAATGTCAAAAGACAATATACCAGAAACCAGCGTATTTAATCTTCTACCTACTTCGGCAACGCCGCCAGCAAAACCTGAATAATATTCGACTGATTGCTTAATGGTATTCAGGGTTGAGTCTACCAATGTTTTAAGTGCGGCATCGGTATCGGCTATGTTAGATGGATCTGGAACCTGAATCGCCTTGATTTTCGCAGCAACCTCATCCATCTTTTCTGTTATAGCAGTCTCTACTTGGTTCGCTCTTGTAGTAGCAGCCAGACCAATTAATGCTACCGCAGCACCGGCTGGACCAGCGAATCTGCCGATACCAGTCCCTCTCGCGCCAGGCGCAAATCCCCGAAGAGTTTGTCCAACGCTTTGACCACGCAAGATAGATAATAGACCAACAAGCATTGTGGTTGACTTAATCATTCTTCCTGTGAATTCGGCGGTAGACTTTGCCGCACCATCCAATTGATTTGAATAATTGTCAACCGCATCACCAAGAACAGACACAACACCAAGCCCAACCAACTGTGCCGCTGGACTTTGATAAAGTGGTACGGCAGTTGGTAGCTGTCCCTCTGGTAATCCCATGCGCCTACTAGCAGCGGTTAATCCTTGTGTTCTGCCAGACGCAAATTGTTGTCCCACTAAACCCAATAGGCCAACGCCCTGGACTCCACTTATCCCGCCAGCAGTACTTACTCGTCCAGCTAAACTCGCTAGTAGACCAACCCCCTTAACAGCAGCAGTTGCTGCACCAATAGCCAATAGTGTTTTTAGCAACGGGGATAGTACTCCCGTCAACTTAGTTGCTGCATTACCAGCACTAATCATAAATTGGATAAATGGGGTAAAGATCTCCGGAGCCAATGTTTGAACAAGTTCGTTCATCTTGGCTTTCATAACGTCTATCTGCTTAGATAAAGCACTCATCCCCTTGGCAACGTCGTTCTGTACCGATCCAGCAGAAGACAGCGAAACGCCAAGTGCTTCATTAACAAGATTGAAGTTATCTAATATGGCTATGACTCTGCCTATTTGTCTCAAGCCGCCGAGACTTTCTGCTATATCTCGTCGTCTCAGTTCATCTGCGCCTGCGAAGACTTTAGATGTTTGCTCTAATATTCTATACAATGACAGAACCTTACCGCTAGCATCTTCTGTTTGAACCCCAATGCTACGTAGAAATTCTAGCGTAGCTGGACGGGTAATTCTTGCAGATATTGTTCTAAGTCCGGTACCAATTGTTTCTGCGCTTTCTTGTGTTGTTTGTTTTGCTGCGGTTATGATAGCCAAGAATTCGTCGATATTACCACCAAGAGCAGACCATGCACCTCCACCACGCTTAATAGCCTCTATAAGATCTCCTGACGTTACCGCATATCTTTTAGCTACTTCGTTAACCTTATCGAACACTGTTGGTATGTCTTCCGCCTCTAACTTAAACTGACCCATAATGGCGATAAGACCTTCTGTGGCCTGATCGATCCCTTCAAGAGACGGAAGCAATGGTACTTTGGAAATCATTTCTAGCGCGGCGCGCAATCTATCGCCCTCAAATCCAGCTTGCGCAAGAGTTACAGCAGCCTTGCCTAGCTCATTGGCACTGGTACCAGTTGCGACACTTAGATCTAATATCTCGTTTCGAAGACTGACCAATTCCATTCGTGTTGGCTGAAGGGTTTGGTCTAACTTAACCATCGTTAGATCAAAATCAATTACATTTTTAGTGGCCTCTCGTATTCCGGCCAATGCCACAAATGGTATGGTGGTAGCAGCTAAAAATGCCCCGTATCTTTTTCCGGCTAGAAATATAGAATCACCAAAATCCTTAGCAGCCATAGTGGACTTGGCCATATTGCCAGTTACAGCCGTAGCTGTTGTGGAACTAGATGCGCCAATTTTGTCGATTGTTAGCGCAGCCTGTTCCGTAGCTGCTTTTAGTTTTTCAATATTCGGTATTGTATCTGGCGAAACCACGGATGGTATGTATGGCTTAGTAGTCATGGACGGTATCTTGGGCATAGTGGTTTGCTGTGCCGCTTGTACTATTAGTGGGCCAGCCTGAGCAATAGCATCCTTTGTTGATTTCGCAGCGCTGGATATTTGTTGAATTTGGGCATTAATGTTCGCCTGAGTTGCACCAGCACCAACCACTGGAGAGACCACACCCTTGGTTGCTGCTATTGTTGGGGATATGCCTATGCCTTGTGCCTGTTTTAACTTGCCTATTAGCACATCAACAGAATTCGCAGCCTTTAGTACAGATCCCTCAACCGATACCCCAACCGATTGTGCTGCCGTTGCAAGTCCTTGCATTTGTTTGATGGCGACAGCTATTCCGGCATTAAACTTAGTGATTGACTGTAGAGCGACGGGGTTTAATCCCTTGAAACCAGACAATTTACCAAGATCTACTCCCTTAGTAATACCAGCAAGTTGTTGCTTAATGTCAGCACCAACTATAATTGACGATATTCGTAAGCTGGAATCAAGTACGAATCCCATTTGATATTACCCCTTATTCCGACCCCTCTTCTTGGGTTTCGTTATGCTATCGCCGATTAGCTCTCCGGTTTCGTCGTCTATAAATGGTTTGACATCAATAACCAATTCACCATTTACATCAACCTTGTTACCATCAACATCAACAAAATTGCCATCCTTATCGATATATCTACCATTCTCGTCAACGCGACGACCAGATCGATCTACAAAACTGCCACTTCTATCCGTTAGTCTTCCGCTTTGATCCATGAATCCATACTTCTTCATCCATTGAATTTCTGGAAGTGTGTCGGCGAACCCGTCATCGTATCCATACATAATTTTCGCCAAAGTTGTTGCTACAAGTATAGCAACAGGTTCATCGCTCCTACTCAAATAATCGTCAACATCCATAAAATATGGATTACCATTATCTGCCCTAATAGCACATTTGGTAATAAGCCAATTGAATCGATAGTTCTCGGCAACAGATTCCATCGTCGCACTATCAAACTGCGATCTCTTGGCATGAAGTTGCATCAATTCGTTTCGAAGATCTCCAATATGTAATGCGAAACTGCGAGCCTCTGAAAGTTTAATGCCACCCTGTTTTAACGCACACTCGCATGCTCGTATCTCGATTTGTAGCTCATTGAATCGAACCGCGTCATCTCTTGTCCACACACCCATGTTTTCAAGATGTTTGTCCAGTTCACTTCTTAACAGAAGCCTTTCATTTTTGTTTACGCCACTCCTCATAAGCTGGGCCAGTCGAAGACTGTACTGAAGTTGTGCTTCTTGCATCAACTTATGCCCAGGTTTGACAACAACCAAGTCAACATCTTTCTCCAAGAGATCCTTGCCTGTAACATCAATTTGCTTATCCATCCTCATTCTCTCCTATTGGTTTCAGTGACATCCTATATCCTACGAACTCAACGGTGTGTAGGTCTATTTCCGCATTCAATGCCCTTACCTGTTTATTGCCATTATTCAAAACGCTTAACCGAAGTTGTTCCCATCTTTCTCTGTTGATTTTCTGTCGTGCTGTAATTTCATCTTCTGGCAAACCCATTCCCCACAATTCCAATCCGAATACCTGTTCAAACTCAGCTATTGGAAAAATAAAGCTAGTGGTTATTTTCTTTGACGCTATCTGTTTTAGTCTGCCTCTTGATCGGCTATTGATCTGGTCTTTTCGATTCATCTCCGAATCCTTTCTCGGGACTTCGCCATAGCCAACTCCCTCATTTCTGCCTGACTATTTGGGAGATGCGCGTCGCTAATTTCATGCGACCCACTAATTATTTCCTGGTTTCTCTTAATTGTCCTCCTGGCCACAGGAGTATTCATGTCATAAACCCTACTGGCACTATTGCGATCTGTAACCACAAATACTTCCTGTCTCCCACTCTGTGTATTGCTTATGTTTAATATTCCCTCAGATTCTTTTTGTTTTGTACTGGAATCAGATTTTTCATTTTGTCGAATAATCCACGAGTCTAGCAGGTCGTCGTCGTTGACAACCAGACTGCTGGGTCTATCGTATGAATCAAATACCATGTCGTATAGATGAGACCATCGAACCAACTCGGCTTGGTTATAACCCCATTCGATTGGATTGCCGTTAAAGATACGGCTAACTATTTTACCAGCATTCCACATAAATCTCCATGGATCTGTTCTTGCAATTTCTCTCAACACACGTTCAGAATATCGTGATGTAAGAAAGAAAATCGTAACAAGTTGCTTGATAATCGCATGTTCATTTGAAGTATCAATATCATCAAAAAACTTACTACCATCAACCATATGGGCTACACACCCTATTAGATATCTTTGTTGCGCCATTGCCGAATACGACTCTATTGTGTCGTTAAGCAACGATGACCGTTGTTCGATCTTGTCAACCAACGCCTTTTCTGCCCGCCTAATTGCGCTCCTGGTTTTTTCAAGACGATCTGTGTTAAACAGGAAGTCTAACAACCCACGCTTCATTGTATAGATGTCTTTTTTCAACCCGGCTATCTGTGCGTCAAATTCGCTAGACCACGCACCAGTATTTGTATACAATGCCATTGCCTCTTCCTCTGACATAAGACCATTTGTTCGGGCGAATACATATGCTTCGTTATATACAATTGTGGCCATAGCCAGATCTTCCGATGTTGCAGGACGCAAAATAATGGTGACGCGCGACCCGTCATTAAGGGTAGAGTTCACAGATATTTTGCCCCATGATATCAATGCGATTAATCTTTCCCGCTCTGCGCGATCCATCGTTCCTATCCCTTAAACCAACTAGACAAGTGCTGTCCAAGGTTACTTTCCTAACTATTTATACACCAAAAAAAGACCGGCCACTCATTGACCGGTCTTCGTTGGTTCGCTGTCGTTTATTGTATATTATTGATTTGCAGGATCTTCTGGGTGCGTTACATCTAGTTTGTTGAATGTTGAGAAATTGTATGTAGTAACCACGTTACCACCGCCAGCATCGCCACCGCTATATGTGGTGGACGCAAGCTTGTTCTTACCACCAAGATCGATAACAGTACCCTCTCTCATACGAACCAAAATGGTCTCGTTAGAAAGATTGGTTCCACCGACTGGATCTGCCAGCGCATCTACGTTATCCCCTTCACTAGCGGTTACGTCGATTGCGCATGTCACTTCTACCGGGAATGTTACATATCGGTAGTACGGACCACGCTTTCCAAGCTCGAACAACTGATCTCTGCCAAGATTCGCGGTGATGGTGACTGTTTGGATATGTGCCGCATACCCGTCGCCAGAAATGGGATTTGTACCAGACGAAGTAATGCCTGGAATATTTGTTGGCCATATGGATGAATCATCTGCCTCGCCCATCAAAACGTCTTCGCGTCTTTGAACACCACCAGATGATACGATAGAGAATGGCTGGTCTGTACCGTCGAAATTGGGGTCAAAGGTAATATAACCAGATACGCCCTTCCATACTTTGTCGTTGCCGACAAGAGTAACGTCTTCTGTACAATTACCATCGACATTGAGGGTATAGGTTAGCGCGGACAAGTACATCCCAGACATGCCAACCGAATTGATAGGAGTTCCCGATGCATTGTCGTTAGTGTCTGGATAGATATTAAGCGCAACGAAGCATCTGTTGTTCGATCTCCCAACCAATGTGGGGGATGTAGCCTGTTGCGTGGCAAGGTGATATAGCAGTGGATACCCGTCAAGAACCTTTTGCATCGTTACCTGAATATCAGGAATACCCTCGATATTCTCGTAAAGCTCTAGTTGTCCAAGTTCAAAAACCTGTTCCAGGTTGAAAGTTGTGGTTATGTTGATATTCTGGACACCGTGTGCTGCTATAAAACCGGAAGGTGATCCTGCGTCATCTGGATCTGCAACGCCATGCGGCGCAAACCCTGGTGCATGACAGGCGTAAAAGATACGATTATTTGTCATTTCTAGTCTCTCCTATATTTGCGTACTATCTCTCTATTTTTATACACTTATATACCTGGGCAATCTACTTCAATTTCCCACGTTACGCGACCACGGAATATATTAGGATTCAGCGAATCAATACGCTGGACCTTTCCGTTCATTATGCGCATCTTTTTCCAGGGCTTGCTATTCGCCATGTCAACCCAATTTGTGGCCCCAGAAACCGGGCTACCCCACTCGTCTAAGGGGTACGACATTGAGTTTAGATCAGCCATGATAAATGCCGATCTGCTTTGGTAATCCAACCAATCCATAAGAAGATTTCTGTCAGCTTTATTATCGGCGAATACTTGTAATACTACAGTTCTACTTTTAATCTGACCACCACCAAGAGCCAGTCCTTTTTGTGTGCCCCGGTTAACATCTATAAATATCGCTGGTAACCACACTTGCCTATCCCTATCTGGGATACCAGATGGTTCTATGCGAGACGCAAAATCAACGACGCTGTTTTGTAATAACTGGCTGTAATCGGGATGATCGGTGGATGACACAAATACCGATCTATGACAATATTCGGCTCGTATATCAGCGTCTGGGTCCATAGGGGTATCAAAGACAATTCTACCATGGCTATAATCTACATGATACGAGTACGGTAATTGTGAATCCGTATCGTAAAAGTTGTTGTTGATATATATACCAGAAACCCGAAACGGAGAGCCACTAATCGAGACTCCCTCTTCCCATACCCATTCGTTTCCAAATCCATTCCAAACGCGACCTTCTTCGTATCTTTGATCTAAAACAGGAAGTAGTCGAGATTCTGTGTCATTAAATGTTGAGTAAGAATCGTAGTTAATTTGAGAAAATGCGCCGTGGTGTAGTAGACCCCAATCTAGCCATAGCTTGATATTTGTGGTTAGTTGATCGGTTAATTCGTATCCCCCGAATCCGCCACTATTGATTCCCTTGAATGTTAGAGACATTTCACACCGTTCCTATTTGGGCCAACACGATTTTAACAACATCAATTGCCACACTACTCTGGCCGATAGTATATTCAATGAAATTCGCACCAGAAATTGGTCGAGCTACATCTGGAACAACATAGCCACCTTCTCGGAATGGTGCTCCGGCTACCTGAAGAAATTCTGTACTAGCCATAATCGCTCGTCCGCTGCGAGACCAAGACAGTAGGCTATCAAATCCGTGTCCCTTAGTGAATATGTCATATACCAGTGTTCTGCCCATCTCCATGTCATAGGCCACCTGCCCTATATCTATATCCGGATCAATTAGCATCCATCTTAATACGGGTATTATTTGATTCGATGGCTGGGATATATAAGACGCATTTGGTAATCCAAGATAGTCCTCCCAATAGTTGCTAGTACCATGTATCGATATCACAACATTAGACTTGCCAGGAATAATGGTAACAGATTTTTTTATCATGTCTAGCAAACCACCAACCAGCGTCGATGCCGCACCATCGCTTAGCCCAAATTCGGCCTGTAGATCAGTAGACCCAATTCCGAGCAATGATTTGATTACATCAGTTTCTCTGAGTATTTTGGATAAATGATCACCGATAGCTCGTTGTATTATCGTCTTGCGACCATTGACTTTATTTCGAATTGCGACCATGACATCTGGCATAGCTTTTTCAAGCTGTGTCTTCAGGGGTGGTTTGATAATCAATTCAATACTAGCCATTATCTACCAACTCCCAGAATGTTATACAATACCTATCTTCTCTTAAACCGACCGGAATTGGCCCTCTCAACCTCCTAACTCTTAGCGTCAGCATGTCACTAATAGCAACGTTCATAAGCGCTGTTTTTGCCTTAACGATCAGAGGTGCTTCTGTCAAAAAACTTTTTGTTCTAACTATCGCGGACGGATCGTGTACTGCGACACCATATTTACGATAATCTTTGGGATTCCATTTCACCAGTGCCTTAATACATCTGGTTACGGAATCTGTAATCAAACCAGCACCTTTACAGTGAGGGCACTTGTGCCCTCTGGCAAATGGCGTTGGTCCGCCAGTCTTGTATATCCCCGTCGATCTATTATTAAGAGAGTCGTATGTGCAATTTGGACACGCACTCCTTGTTGGCTCAAATTCCAAGTACATGTTTTTGCCAAGTTGATTGATAAGTGCGTCGATTCTTCCCTGATATATAGAGATCAATTCGTCGCTAATTTGAATTGCAGCATATGGATCTAAAATTGGACACTCACTACTTGGTAATTCCTCAAAACCAAATATAACTAGGCCAATATCACCGGAAACCCCTGCTGATCCAGACAAGTAAAGGTCTATGCCAGACGAACAAGGATCTCCACCGTTCAAATCAAAGTATCCGTATCGCGTTCTTGACGAAGCAGACAATGAGCCATCACCAGCAACAAATTCGAAGTATAGTAATTCTTCTGGTTTTTCTATTTCGAACTGCCTGAAAAGGATAAATTCCGATCCGTTGTGTAGGTATGCGTTAATGGTATCGCCGATACGATCAAATTTGACCCTGAATCCATAATTATCACCTGCCTGATTATTTTGCCAGTTGAAAATTTCGTTTAGATCAAATATATAGTGTGTGTATCCATTGAAATATGAGAACCTTGAAGCAGGAATACCAAGCCATAATTTGTGGCTCTTTCCATATTGACCAGGATCGTCAATCCACTGATTAGCAGAACCGGCATGGTAGCATCCAAGCCACGCCCTCGCCAATTCGCCATTATACGTCGACGGAGTATACCACGATCTATCCCCGGAAACATCAATAGTGAATAAAGACCCAGACAAGGCAAATGTAGATACGTATCTGCCATGAGAATCATTCGGTGGATACACAATAAGTCTACCATCAGAGTATGTTGGTCCGCTAGGCCAGTCATATCCGTTTTGGTAAGACCATATTCCGCTTGGTGCGTCAAATGGATCAAATAGAACCATTGAAGTTACCTCGGATAATCAAAAATTCGTGTTCTCGGATTGGCTATCGCAGCAGCGAATCTATCGTAAAAGTAACCGATAGAATATTGTCCGTCCTCACCTGCTGGACGATAAGCACCAACAATTACCCCGCCCACCGATGATGCCACATTAGAAACTTGGATTTGCCACTTTAGTTTTTCATACACATTGCATGGACCAAGCTTCAGTATGTCTCTATAGCCACCAAATCCAACGGACGTATCAATTGAACTATCTCCGTCTCGCACTTTGATGGCTTGTCCTATCGAGCTTTGAAACTGACCAGCATTGATAATACACGCAGCTTTTAGCGGCAATAGCGCTTGTGCTATAATGTCACCGGATGTCACTGGATCTGGACTAATGGTTAAATTTGCAATATCAAAAGAATATGTGTACGACAATTCAACGTCGTTGCTAACAATAATTCCAGCTGTAATCAACACCTGTTGCAAATACGAATCAGCGTGTTTCTGGGGTAACAGCACATCATTGATCAACACCCTTGTCATCGTCACTAGATCTGTTGTCCATGCCATCTGCGTACTCCCTTTTATGGTCGTGGGTCCATTACATAAGATGAATTGTCTGTTAGTGATGGCATAACATTTGTTAGCTGCACCACCCTAAGTATGAAGTCGCCTTCGTCCGTATTTGTTCCGCCATCAGACATACGATAATGATATTGCTCCCTTGTGTGTGTTAATGGAGGAAGATGCGCTGTTGAAAATACGTATTTTCCAGTATTTCCAATTTCTGTACAGCCACTAGCCGCTGCCGTGACAGGAACAACGTCTCCGTCTCTCCATACTTCTACGACAACATTCAGTCCGCTTGTTAATACCCCTATTAACGATGGAGGGGCACTTGGAAAATAGTCGTACTCTGGAATTGATGGTCCAACTACTGACATTTTAATCTCCTTATATGTTCAGTGTATACTCACTTGCGTTTCTTGGCATTCTATTTCTGTTCATATTTGTGTTCATGAAAAACTGTCCTTCAAATATATTGCTATTGCTAGCTGTCATTCGATAGTAATACTGTGGCTTCAGTGATGGCCATGGGTCTGGTAAGTATGCGGTAGACCACCCCCACCTTCCAGTATTACCTATTGGATAACATCCACTATTGGTTATTTCGACAACATCGTTATTGCCATCAGTGCAATACCAAACTTCTATATACACAGATCCGGATGCTGGACAATCTAATTTCCCAATAATTTGTGGGCTATAATCCATGGTCCTGAATAGGTTCTCGATAGTGAAATCGTAAACGCCAGATGCGCCTGATGGGGGTAGAACGTATCCGCTAACAAATAGGTCTACGCTTCCAGAAGAAGACCATGGAACGCCATTCATAAAGAGTGTCATATAATCAAGAGACCCAGACGCCCCGTGACAAAATTGTCTTAGGTCGTCGTTTGTAAGATTGGTATTGGTCCACATAATAACGTCGTCTAGCCACGCGCTAGTGTGACTACCAGACACTATTACATATGGATCTGTGTCTATGGTTGATAATGGACATGATCCACTATTTTGTAGACCATAATCAACATACGGCCTACCATCTGTGGATATTTTCATCCACCAATTACCATCAATAATATGTGTAAATTCGAAAACTATACAATGCGCCTTACTTCCCTCAATTGAATCGAAAAGACTTGTGATATCTGAACTATACCACGATGCTATACCAGATTCCGTAGAGTTTGTTAAATAAATGTACGATGGACTACCATACTCTTTGGTGGTTGTTAGCGTATATCCACGACCGGTACTAATATACAATCCGCTATCTAGTGGTCTAAGAGCGGTCATGTGCCATGTCAATGTGCTAGCACCGATTGTACTTGGGTATCCGCTAGCACTACCGATATCGCTACTTGGTTGTAACCCAGACACAGAGTCGCTTGGTACAAATCCGGCAACAACCCCAGACCAATCGATATCAATAATCTTTTCTCTTAAGTCATCTAATGGATGTGTGTATATAGCATTTAATGGATACGGTATTCCAGAGTACGATGTAAAAAATGGAATAGATAGATCTAATGATAACGAATATTCTGTGTGTCCATTCACAAATCCATCGACACAACCACTAGCGACCTCTGAATGATAAATGTATAGTGGGCACGAAGATTCTACGTGTAAACCAGATCCATCAAACACATCATGAAATTCATACAGGGGTTTTCGCAAATGCATCCCAAGATAATATAGCTGCTGAAGCTCATATGGCGTAAATCTATCAATATTACCCCATAAGGCCAACTCGTCAGCGTTCAATTCTCCGGTTGGGTATGACTGTATTAGTTTTGCCCCAATAATGTTTCCGGAACTATCAAAGGTAGATATCGTAGTTTGTCCCATATCTACCCATGCATTACCATCTATACTGACTAGAGAAGTCGCTAGCCCACCACTAAACTCAGTCCTTACAATGGCTATGGTTGGATTATATTGTAGAGCGTAATAGGTACCAGACGACCACGAGACACCACTAGAATTAAGTACAAAACCCACTCCGCTCCCGGTAGTTTGAAACCCTACTGAGTTAACGGGTGTAATGCCACTAAACCATCCAAAGTCACAGTAAATTGGGGAATGCTGTACGCCGCTAATCCAGCACAATGCTGTTAGATCATATAGATCTCGTGGATCTTGATAGTCCGTATCAACATATGAGTAGAACCCGGTATCACCACCAGAAACCGACACACCCTCATCAATGAAGTATGGGACGTGAATAGCCCCAGATAATGACCATTCCTTTCCCTTGACCCACTCCAAATTATCGCTATTACACTCGTGGTAATATATTAATCCACTAAAACTAATGGGACATTTTGGTCCAGTAATATACAGGGGAATTTCCGAGTTTTTAGACAGCGATCCGATAAATAATGGAGCCCAATTGCTAACCTCTATTGGATCAAAACCATCAGCGGAATTACACGCTATAGTCAAACCTTGTAGACCAAGCATATACAGACCATTGAGTTCGTATTGACTAAATCTGTCGATGTCTTTCCACAAGATACTTTCATCAACCATACATGCTCTGTCAACACCAGGAGCAATATATGTGTATACGCCATATCTTGAAGAATTGTTATTTCTAGAACCAGCGTATGGCGTAGACCCAGAATACCACGGAGATCCATTAATCGATAGTAACCCGATAATTTCTCCGGTTACAAATTCAATGCGACCGGCCACAAATGCCTTAGACTGATTAATGTCGGTTTGAATACTGTTAACTGGGTATGTTACCCCATTCGCTACTGCATTTAATATAAATCCGCTCGTCCCAGACGACTGAATTGTTAGACCGTGATAAATAGGAGAACCCTGTCCAAGGCCAACAAAATCGCTTGATAATCCACCACCCCTATTGCAGTCCCACCATGTAACCATGGTATAGTTCTGACCATTATAAAGTCTATCTCTGGCTGTCGTTGCGATGGGCTCATACCAGTACAAGGTACCATTAGAAGTTTGTAGTCCACCAGAACCGGCTACGCCGGATGTAAAAGCGGCTAAACTTGTGGTAGATGGAATCCATCCCTCTCCCAGTATGTGTTCATGCGCATTGCCAGAGCTTTGTGAGTCAAAGTATCTTTCATAGGTTTGGTAAAATACTGCGCCAGACGAAGAAATAAATGGGCATGCGCTTTTCAAAAATAGATCTATTGAGTTTGCGTTTGAAGCAGGGCTTGCACCGTAGTTATCTAATCCTATGTGTTTAATAGCACCAAGACTGTACGCCTTTTCTATTTCGAACGTATTTAGATCAACGCCCTTTTGGCCAGCGTATAGATATACCTCGTCAAGCCATATCGACGGGGCGTATTCCCTCTCTGGCGACATAAATATTTGTGCATTTGAGTTTCCGGATGGAGGTAGTTCTATGCCACTAGTTTGGACACCATGATCGACCCATGTTGTTCCGTCTAGCGAAGTGCGTAATGACCATATGCCATCACCGGAATGCTGTATATCTACGATTAGAAAGTGTGGTTGGCCGTTATTTATTGTGGATAGTAGCCCAGATAATTCAGTGGTTTCCCACTCGACCGTATTAGTACCAAATCTAACCTTATTATCTAATAACTGTATTTTGACATCTCGTTCAACCCAAAATGTTGATCCACTAATTGATGGATTTTTGCTCCATAGCATGAGCATGAACTGTTCTTTGCCAATGGTGCTTTGGTATTGATCGCTATTTGGCGCAACTAGGGCACCGGATAATCCTGCATATATCCAGCCAACATGCAATCTATTATTCGGTAAACTAGAAACAACTCCATACGCAGCCCTGTCTTCTCCTACGTTAACTATGTGCGGCCTAGTTGATATTGGCCATGATGTCGGCAAATAATCACCTACACTAACCGTTCCACTTACTGGATCAAAGGTAATACATGTCGATTCAAAACCGAGGGCCGTTGACGAGTATCCAGCATATATAGCCCTATTATTCGATAACATCGCTAGGTCATTACTGACACCCGGTGCTTGTGTTTCTTGTGTTGGATCTAAAATTGGTGAAATTGTTAACCCTGACGTATCGATCCGAAGTGGTTGAAACCATACTGGATATGTTTGTGCTATAGTACCCGGTTGACATTGCCCATTAAGAATCGTGTTATCATTGATCTTGCACATACCATAATATAATTCAGTATACGCTTCCGTGTCTACCTGTCTACCAAATATGCGATCTCCAGAGACACCGATTACGTCCTCATCTATCGTGCCCAGTTGGGCTATAGCATATCCTTGTGGCTCGGATGACAGTACGGTATTATCGCACCACGAAAAATATAGTTTGTTATTATCGTAGACTGGCGATACTCTCCAGCACGGGGAATATGTTGACGACGAATATTTGTTATAGGCAAGAATTGTTGTTTGTGTTGGGGAAAATACGATAGTGTCTCCACTGACACTCGCTGTTATTCCAACAAAACCAGATCCAGAAACGCTATAATTTTTAGATCCAAAAATAGCTAAACTATTGTTACCCAAGTTTATCGCGTTTAGGTTAACGAGTGAATAACCGGCAGTACTTGTGTCAAAAACCGTTCCACTACCACACGACAAAGATGTTCCACTGACCGTTAATAGACAATAACTTGCTTGTCCATTTGTATTGTTATAGAACACAGCGAATTTATCAGTGTCGATATTGATAATTTTTTGTGTCCAGCTATAATTATCCGAACGACCATTATCGTATACAATCGGAGACGAAAAACTCATGGATAATCCACTAACAGAAGCGTATGTTGCCTTTAATGTATTTGCATCTGTCGTATCGTGATAACAAATTATCGCACCAGATGTTCCATGATTTATTGCCGTAATGAATTTTGGCGCATTAGAGGTAAATACCGATAAATTACCAGAAATAGGCATGGAATCTTGAATCGCAATGAATCGACACACTCCGGTATTGTCGCTCAGTCGCCTCCAGGCGAACAGCGCACCTCCTGGATTAAAATTAGACACCGTTGGATATCCAGCCCTATCATCAGTTCCCCCAATCGGTTCGGCAGACAACAACCCAGATGTTATTACAGAAATACCGCTTTGATTATTTCTAAACCAATACCATTGATGTGACACAAGCGTATTGTTAAATGTTACAAAAGATGTTTCGTCGATTTTACACATTAGATTGTCTGGGATTGTGGAGTCATAGCTTGGATGTCCATAAAAGCCATACCCCATATCTAGGTTTGAGTACTGTGTTGATTCTGGCGGGTCGGATAATTTAATACCTGTGTCGGTTAACAATACCGGCACATAGGCGTTTTTGTTAACTGTATTAATTTTGTGTGGATATGCCCATATACCACTTCCACCACCAAGATTTAATAAGTATGAATAGTGACATGTTATTGGCATGGAATAATCTCTAACATCTCGCCCATACGTTAATGAATTATCGTCGTTTAGGCGAATGACGTTCATTCTATTGTGCCTTCCATGACAAAGTATAAAGTGGCTATCATCTATTTTTGTAACAACAGGAAGGGCTCGACCATAATTCCATCCATCATATGTCCCAGATTCTCTTCCAGTAACATACATGCCGGATGTAGTATATAGATAGATATTAGTTTGATTTGTTGAATTTAAGAATGAAGCAACGACATTTTGTTCATACCCACCAGAAGCCCTTAGACAAATTGTATTAAATGGGTACATTCGTATTGCCCCGAATGTGGTCGGATAAAATCGCGTACCAGATGTAATACTAAGATCTGGATTCATTTTAACAACAAACGCATAATTGCCACCACCAAACGATGATAAAGAGAACGCCCTATCATCACCCAACGGAGACAAACTAAAACATGCTGCTGCGGTTAATCCAGTATTAAGCTCTATCCCGCTAGCAACTATTCCACCAGAAGCAGCGATACCCATCCATCTATGCTGACTTCCTCCGCCTGTTAATGTAATTGCTCTGTCGTCGTCCATAGGCGCAATACGAATATAGGGAATTGTATAGGCTATTCCCATGCGAATTGCGCCGGATGCTGGTATCGAGAAATTTTGCGACAAGTCAAAAGACAGTGCTCCGCTTACCTGTCCATCAACAAATGTGCCAGGACCATACCATGTCTGCTTTTTAATCCATTCCTTTCTGTCGTTAAGTGGATGATAAAAAACAGCGCCACTTATCTCATATGGCAAATCTTCTGCCTTGACCAAACAAGGCATTTCTCCCGTAATTTGAGTAGGTCCGTATAAGGTGAACGGTACTATTCCACTATACACAGCCTCTATTTTATCGGTATATGAACTTAGATTAAAACCACTTCCAGTAAGGCCGTACATAGAAGTCGTTTGATAGTCACTAAACCTAACTGGTGTAAACCACATTGCATTTTCGTCTACCCAAGTATTCAGGGTAGACAACTGATTTGTATATGCTAACGGAGTGTTCGCTGTTGAAATTGGCACATATCCAGTATCCTGTGTTCCATGTGATACATATCCACTTCCATCTATTGACGTAGTAAAATCCCATATTCCGCCACTAACATTAGAGAAATACATTGATAAAAAGTGCTTATCGCCATCATTCAACTGGCCCAATAGATAACTTATCGACGCGTCATCCCAATATGCAACAGATGTTCCAGATCCCAGCGTTATATGAGTAGGAATAATAGATACTTCATATCCACGACTTATTATAGTTCTTGATGAACCGACAGAAGGATTTTGATACCATCCGACTACCGCAACACCTGTTTGCCCGACGGAAGATTTGGGTGCGGAATTAGTGGTCATTATCTTTGCTTCGCGCACTATGCTCCCAACACATATTCTTCCGATGTTATTTGAGTCGATACATCCAACAACAAATTTATCCCCGTCACATTTTGTTACCAGTAATGTATTACATGCCAGTGGATAGAATGTATCTGGATTAGACCAGTATACAAGATTATCTACAGAATTTGTTTGTCCTACAGACACAGATCCATATGTTTTTTGAAAGCCAACGACAACAGTATCGTTATCTATCTGGATTATAGATGGTTTGGAAAATAGATTATACGAGTATGCGATCTGAGTGTACGAGGTGTCCCATGATAACGACCCACCAGTTAGGACGCCTCTTCGCGATGCTCCATGCGGCCATGTACCAGAAAACTGACCACGATACCAGCTAATAACTATCCTGTAATTGCCACCGACGGTTGTTCCGGCGGTTGATATGGCAACATTGGAGACCGGTCCAGAAGAGTCAAAAGTTGTTGCACTACCCCATGAAATAACGTTACCAGCTATTGTTCCTACTTTGGCCTTACCGTTATTGCCTGAATTTCCATCTGTATATGCAACTATAACCTGTGCGGATGTTGTTGATGTAATCGCTATGTTAGTTGCAATGCCCGTAGAAAAAAAGTCTGTAACAGATCCAAAAGAAATATTGGTTCCATCAAAAATACCAACTCTTGACTTACCATGTTCTGAATCGACATTATCTTTGTATACCACAACGAAACCACTTGTATGAATTCTGGTAGCATCTAGTGCTGCAAAGTTACCAAACGACGAATAGAATTCTGCTGTGTTTCCCCACGTAATGTCTGTTCCGGAGATAGAACATACTCTGACTAGGCCATGTTCGCTAGCAGATCCGTCTTGATAACAGACAATTGCATTGGTGGGTGATAGAGCAATTACTTTTATTTGAGAAGCCGCCCCTCCACTCAGGAAAGTTGTTACTGCTCCAAACGAAATTGTGTCTCCAGATACAGACCCAATCACGGCCTTGCCGTAATTTCCGTCGTTACTATCAGCGTAGCAAATCAGTACCCGTGTAGCATCTATGTTACACATTGACGCAGATGATGTGGTTCCTGAGCAAAACACAGCCTGGGGACCAAAGATATTTCTAGCACCGATGCCAAGAAACGACTGTCCCAAAATACCAGATCCGAACGTGATAGCTCCGCTTAATGCAATGTTGTTTTTGTGGTCATATGGACCCAAAGCCCCATCGAATCGTGCGTATGATACACATTCATCTGATCTAAGTAATGCCATTTTGTGGCTCTCCGGTTATTGGATGATCATTTCTGTGAAATTGTGATTACAAAAGAATTCGTTAAACTCTCTTTCCGAATACGATACTGCCATCGCTGTTCTATTGGATCTCATTGGGAAACCTATATTTTTGAATCGCTTAATTATCGTTGTTGGATGTATGCCAAGCAACGTACCTATCTGAGAACATGATAAGCCAAGATTGTAAAGGGTAATAAGTGTGTTATCTGCTATTTTTTTGTTAGCCTCAGATCTGGATCTAAGTTTAATGCCGCTACTTTGTAGTATCAACCTAATAGTACTCTCGCTTCTTCCGTCTATTTCTGCTATATCAGCGCAGCTTAGTCCGGTATTGTATAATCCGACAATCGTGTTATTCAAAAAAGGACTATTCATCACCTTATTATACACAAAAAAAGACCCACCATAATTGATGGGTCTTTCTTAACTACTTGGTTAGTTGATGATTAGATTAGAAGCTACCCAGCAGTACGCGCCGCTCATCCAGGCACGCGAAACCGGCTTCCATCCAACCATAGAGACCAGCCCTACGTCGACGATGCAGTGCGGGATCTTCAAACACCGATAGTGGCTCTTTAACTGGCATAACGAACGAATCGTTCTTGCTCAGGTCTAGGCCAACCACGATCTCGGTATCTGATGTTCCCATAGAACCACTTAGTACATCATCAAAGTAATTCTGAAACTCTTGATCCTCGCCCAATTCGTCGATATCGTGAAGATTGACGCCGTAGATCTGGCTAAGCATACCATCTCGTGCGGTGAAAATCTCTCTACGAGTCACGTCGTCAACATCGTCTTCGTCCCAGTCACGAATGTCTTCGAGCGCTTCTGGCGAAATGTAGAGGTCAGTCAAACGACCACGATTTTCTGACGCGGAGTTGCCTCCGGCAGTACGCCGCATACTGGTCTTCATAAGACTGACCAGTCGCTTGGTAAATTGACCCGCAGCAGCAGCGTTATCATAAATCAAGATCCCACGACCAACACCAGCAGCCAGCAAAACTCTCCAGCCATCAGTATTGAGTTTCTTGATGAAACCGGCTTCGAGAACCTCCACGGCGCGAGCCACGATATTCCAACGAGCCTGACGACTGTATTTCAGTAGCCAGTCAATCGAATTGCCGATATCGTAGGTCTGTACGGTCACTAGATCGCCACCAATGTGTCGCTGTGGAACAGCGCCTTCTTGGGGTAGCGAATAAGCAACATAGTCATTTTCCATTCCTGGTTGATAGAAATCTAGCGGATATTCTGCGGTAGCACTTGGATCAAGATTCTCTACCGTAAATATATCGCCAAAAATATCGCCAGGAAGGATACCCTGACGCAATGGTTCCTCCAACGCCTGGGCCAAAGCCCGCATGGCATTGACAGCCTCAGCCTGATCTTGTGAGCCAGTGGCTTTCAGGAGGGCGGTCATCTTTTCGTCTGGCTTAATAATTTTGTTGTCTTTCATTGGTTTTCCCTCCTATTACAGATCAACAAAGACCTTAACGAAACCATCTGGATCTGCGGTCGTTTCGAATTTGCCAACGACAACTGAATAGCTACCGGAGGGCATCTCAGTGGCAAAATACCCACTGACACCCAGATATGCATCGCCGCCCGCCGTTGGTGTGCCGGTGATCATATCGGTAACAACCCAGCCCTTCCTAATCAGGCAGACCTTTTCGCCTGGAAGAACTTCGCCATTATCAAAGTTCCGGTGGAACCTTGTGGTTGGTGTGTACACAGCAACATCTGCTAGCATCACACCCTTGGGGACAGCACCCGACGGATCAGCAGCGTATTCTACTACGTTGTTGGTGTCATCAAGCGATACACCTGATCCGGCTGTAACCAGACTTGCACAGCCGCCCTTTTCTACTGTTGCGGCGGTATCAGTCCAGAAATAGCTGATGTCATCCATCGCATTGTAGTCGCGATCTGGTTTTAGAGCCATTTCTATTACCTCCCTTACTCAATTACACTATTACGTTTTAACAAACATTCAGCGGTTGCCTTGGCAGCTTTGATAACAGATACAGTCTCTGTCTCACCATTGCCACCTTGCAAGTCCGGTGTTTCCTCTGTCTTGACATCATCAAGAACTTCGGCACTGGTAGAATCATCTGTCTTTTCGGTTTCCGCCTCTGTTCCTGCATTTGTCTTGGTTTCGCCAGCGTACTTCAGAATCAAAGCAAATGTTTCTTCGCTCATTTCTCGAAGTTCGGCCAATGTTTCAGCCTCATCAGAAATGCTTTTGACCTTGGCCAGTTCTGCCAGTCTTTGACGCGCTAGTTCATTCTTGCGAATACCAACTAGTTCAGCCTCTGCTGTTTCGGCGCGACCGGTCACTTCCGCGAGTTGCTTGTCAGACTCTAGAAGCTTAGCACTTACTTCGTCTAGCTTCGTTTGAACATCAACCAATTTGGCCTCAGACTCAGAAACCTTTTGTGTTAATTCGGCAATCTCAGCATCTTTGGTTTCTAGTGTCTTAGTCACCTCGTCGATTTTGTCCTGAAGAGCCTGCATATCAACGTTCTCTTCAGCCATAGTTTCCATACCTCCTACTTGTTCGTTTGCGGCAACCTTAGCGGCTACTTCCTTAATAACCGAATCTGGATTGGCAGGGTTACTGACAATACCCTTACCAGCAAAAACGATATTCTTCAACACTCTTCCGATACGGATATTCTCGTACAAACCATTGCCACCATAAGCTCTCAAATACTTAGTCAAAAATGAGGTCTGTTCATTTCTCTCTATAACCTTGCTCTCACCGGTTGTGGGATTAATCATGGCGTATGCGAAATCATCAAACCAAGCCTCCATCGAAACAAAAATCTTGCCATTTCTTGCCGCTTCTAAAATAGCCTCAATCTTTTCTCTATACGATGAAAGGTCTTTATATAGAACACCAACGACTTCAAGGTCATATGTCTCTGGTGTGTTGTCTTCTACTATGTCCGAGCCATCCTTGTTTACTGCCCTGCTGCTTATCATGTGACCAATGATTTCGGCATCCTTGTGTCCAATATTGATAGGCTTATGTACTGGACTTTGGCGTGCAGACCAAACTTCTTCTGGCAAAAACACGTCATCGTTTTTGTTCCAGCCGGTGCTAACAAGGATCGATGTTATGTATGCCAAATCGGGCTGGTTTATGTCATTCATAACTTCCTGTAAGTCTGCACTTGATAGAAGTTTTCTTATTGTCGTATCAAAATCGCTAGACTCACATTTGTAATCTGATACACAAACCAATCCATCAACAGAAGCAATGGATTTTTCAATAGAACCACCGATTCCAGCGTCTATCTCTGATTGGTAAACTGGTATTGTGCCCATAGTTTCCTCATAGTTTTATACACACAACAAGTGCCAATATATTTGATTGTAAGGATTTAACGAGGATTCATGACAAAAGACGCTACGTTGCCAGCTACCTCTGATGGCGTTTGATCTTTGCGCTGAGCTAGTCCGTGCTCGTTAAGAGATGCATTTGTCTCTTCTGGTTGTGGCAAATACCAGTATGTTACGCGATCAAGACCGCTTTCATCTTTATCGTCCTTGCAATATGAAAGACTTAGCCTCGATACACCATCTGCGTCAACATACTTTTCGACCATAAAGCATTTGGCCGCAACAATTTGGCCATCAACCGTGATAACACTTTCTCTGCTACTCGTATCAACTGCGATACTAATAATTGCCATTTTAACCTCCCCATTCTTCGGTGTTTAGATCAAATTCCCTAATCAATTCTTCCGCCTCTTCCTTATGTGTCTTAAGTAGTGCTTTTGCATGACGAGCAAGGTGTGATTGTGCTCGCTTACGAAACTTAACCGCACTTTCTTTAACTGGTTCAACCTGATTCACGCGGGCCAGTGCATTGCGCAGGTGCGGTAGGTCTACCGTGCCGTTATCGTTCGGATCTGTTACTGTCTTTGAGTGATGTGGTAGGTGACGGCATTTTTGCAGAGTCTTACCATCCTCGTCCTTCTCTGCGCCAGCCTCTACCACAAATGCTTCGTCTGGCCACGATTTATCGCCAAATAACGCAACTGCCCTATCGAACACCTCAATTATATTCATCGCCATCTCTCTTTATCGCATGTATAGCCCATGCAGTGGACATAAGTCGCCTTCGCTCTGGTAGTGTTGGTTGCTTGGAAACAATAGACATAAACTCGCTATATAGTTGTCTATATGTTTTATCGATCAACACCACTGTATCATCAGATGTTTTTGCCAGCGCAGCACTTATTGTTTCGTCTGTAACCCTATCGGTCAGTGATAAACAGCACAATATAGACCATTTAATATTTTCAAGTTCTGTCCGCTGTGCCGCAGAAGCCTTTCTGATATTACCGATTCCCTTTGACGATAAAAACATAGGGTCTACGCATTTATCGATCTCATCCAAGAAAGTTTCTGCTATATTCTCATACACATAACTCAATGTCTTTGGGGTTCTGGTGTCTCTTGGCTTAGTGCTTGGTTGATTAGATGGCCTACCATTTTTCGGCGAAATAGAATCATCTTTAGGCTGGTCGCCGAATGGATTGTCCCCTCCGCCAGTACCGCCAGATTTGCTTTCTTCTAGCCTAATGGCGTTATCTGTCTGGCGGTCCATAACGCTGAACGGTCTGTTGTATGGCCCAGCCTTCTCAAGAACCGGCTTCGCCGCATCGCGTAAATCCTGTTCTTCTTTCAATCTCTCTAACTCAATCACAAAGTCGTGACCAAATACTTTCAATACAGTTTCTATTGATATAATCCCGCGATCAAGCAACTGTATCACTAGGGCTTTTTCAGCGGCCTCGTCTCGTAAAGACATGGTGCCAAAACGAATAGTCGGCATGCGCTTGAATCCCATTGCCTTGGTTACTAGAGTAAGCTCTGTCTCTAGCCATTCCAATGCCTTTGATCGAACGTACTCTAATCTTTCAACAAGGGTCTTCAGTTGAACAAACGCAGTTTGCCCATTCCTCGTTGCCATATCGGTGCCGCCCAAAAGTGCGTCTGGTACACCGAGCCCCCTAACAATATCCGTATTTACTGACTTATATTTACTGTCTCCAAGAATCTTATCTGTCGGTGGATACTCGACTTGTAAGTCAATCATATCATCCCAAACAATATCCATTGCACCGCCACCACAATTATTTTGTAGTATACCTATCAACTTAGAAACCGCAGCTTTGGTGGGTAATATCTGCTTATCGGATTTTCCAAGTTTCCAGACACGTATGACGTTAATAATTCCATCTAACGCGGCTATGTCGGCTAGCCGCATTTTATCCTTAAGCATGATGTCTTCGAGCACAGAATACAAAAATGGCGTACCCCAATCATCCCAGTCATCCTTTTTGTAGTACGATACGTATGTTCTTGCGGGATCTAGAACAACTTCGCCCTTCTTGTTTTTAGCCGCTTTGATAATATCTGACGGTAACTTGTTAGCCAACTCTTTGTCGGCCGCACTTTTCGGATCTGAGATAGCACGACGAAGATCTGGTGATATTGTCATTACAATTGTGTCGTCTCCATAAAAACGAGCGAGAGTACCACCACCCTTCTTGCAAATAGCCGGAGATATGAATACGTATTTCCATGGAATAATCCACTTATTTAATGCTTTTTTGTCTTTGGTAACTCTTTCTGGTTTATCAATCTCAATATCATCCTCGGCCCTAACGAACTGCTTACGCGCCGGTTTGGATAAAAACCCAAACTTTCTATGAATAATCACATTCCCGTCTCGTAGCATATTCTTCATAAAATCGTGAACGCGATCTTGTAATTTAACGCGTTTCGCCCACTCCTGGAAAAAATGCTGTTGAGCACGAACCGGGTGGACTAACTCTATTCCCTCTGAAGCAAAATCGGCCATAAGATCGACGATGTTTCTAACCATACCATTTCGTCTATAAATAGATTGACAACCTAGAATTATATCCCCGTGCTCTGTCGGAATCCTATCTTCCAAGCGCGAGTTGTCTTTGTCATATCTATTGTACCCAGACCTTTGATGAACACTACTCGATGACCCAACGGCTCGTACAATAAACGGATCATCTATGCTACCGGCCTTATTGAAGTCTTTTGTGTACAACCGATTATCCTTAGTTGGTTTAACAACTGGAATAGATTTTGTGTCGATCTTTTTCTTGGACATTGATATCTCCTAGTGTAATTATAGTCCGACTACGGTTCTATTGATTATACACCTCTCCGCGTTTTACGGCAGCGACATTATTGCTTCTGGCCCACTCTGCATTTCTGAATCCTGCAATTCCTGGTCCGCGATACATACCCTCTGACGGGTCCACGTTAACAGCCCTGATGTTACCTGGGACATCATCATAATCTATTATTGGAGGAGGAGTTATATCGTTGTCGTAGACATATCTGTGAGCAATCAACAAACTGGTATACCTATCCTTTCGCATCTTATGGGTTTTTTTCTTACCCTCAGATATGCTCATTTCTGTAACAGAAGGTGCTTCGAATTTTTCCTTTCCAGTCGGAGTCGATGTCATTTTGATGGCACATAATTCGTTTTTAAGTTCTTCGATATTATGAACGATGTCTTCGTAAGTATCGGTTGTTATTCCGGCAAGATTTTCAACAGCCATTGCCGCCTGCATTTTAACGGTATTTATTCCTGGGAACAATAGTTTTCTGGTTTCAAAGCTCTTGTGCATAAACAAATTAGACTGACTATTCCATTCGGTCGATTGCGCGATAAGATGTAATATATGTGGCCCATCCCTCTCTTCGTCCATTGCCTTTGGTGCATCAAAATCAATTACCTCATAAATTGGCATATCCCCTTTAGATGGATCTAATAGCTTTTTATTCCTTAGCATCTCGGCTATAGCATATCCACCACCCTGACTATCCATCTCTATGCGAATAGGCGAAAACGCCTTAACGACATCTCGTATACGAGAGCAACAGTAATCGTAATAGTCTTTGTTTGTAACCAACCCTCGCTTCTTACGTTTCTCAAACTCTGGTTTGTTAACTGCCCAGCAATATACTATTCTCCAGTGATTAGGCCAAACCTCTATTATGGTTATTGCCAAATTATCCCGTTCTGCTGCTGGGTCAATTCCGATCACGTACTTGACACCCTTCTGTGCTCGGGTTATTGGCGTAAACACAATATCTCCGTCTGGCGTCGTGATGGGTTTGCCTGGATATGTTGTACACGCCTCGATCAAACTTCTTTTATATATACCATCCGAGTCTGCAACAAAGCAATTGTGATGAACAATGCCCTGGGCTAGATACGAATGGTCTTCTTCTACCTCTAAATTATAGACCCAGCCAGAATAATCGTATACCTCTATTTTGATTACATAAACAATATTTTGAACTGGTGATGAATCACCATCGTTACATACGAAAGACGATAGCTTATCACCAACCATCAAATGTTTCGCCGAAACAAATTTGCGACCATTCCATATCGGATGATAGGCTGTGACCTCGATAGGATTGTCAACATCAGTACTGATTTTGTATATAGACCCAGTGTAATATCTATACTTTCTTCTAATTACCTTTCGTTGTAGTCCTGTGTGAGATATTACTAAATCGCCACAATTAACATCAACTATCCTCTTCGTTCCATTACTAGTGTAGACTTGTGTATTTTCGACTGCGCATGCACCGTATTCCATTAGATATATATTGGTGGGTAACGTTGCTTTGGCGTGTGCTAATTGTCTTTGATCAAGCAATCCCTCTTGGACACAATTGTGGGGAAGACGAATAACAGCATAGTCCTTCCAGTTAAAGTGCTCTGGTATGTTATCTTCGCCGCCAAAAATGTCGGCGATAATGTCTCTGTTACCACCACTTTGTATGATACTTTTCCACATCTCATATCGCTTGGCGAAATGATTGAACGCATAGTACGCCGTACCACTATATATAATTTGGTTGGTACCTCGCGTGTCGCCAACAAGCCTATCTCGAACATGCTTGGGAACACCAGCCTTTGCTAGCTTTTTATCAAGAGCTATCTTCTGTGCTTCTTCTACTGGACTTTTTGATGTTGCGGCGAATCCGCGAACTACGATATCAAATACATCTGCTGGTATCGAAGCAAACTCGTCCGCTATAATACAATGGGCTCGAAGACCACGAATCTTTGTTCCGTCTCCCATCGGTGCAGCAATAATAACGGACTCACCGATCCTAAAGTAACAAAGATCTACACTCTGTTTTGGTCCAGCTTTACGGCCACCACCAACAATACTGCGTAATACTGGAGCAGAACTCCAGATATCTTCTATGTACTGAAAAACCAACTTTGCCTGTCTTAGCCCAGCACCAACTATTACTATTTTTGATCCTGGCTCAAGTATCGCCTTTAATATTGCATAGACGGCCAATATGAAAGACTTTCCGGAACCACGAGATGCAATGAGCATTGGAAACGAATGGTCCCACAATGTTTTTAGAATAGCAAGCTGCATAGGAAACAACGATGTGTTCAGAATAGACTTAACTGTCCATCCGATATATTCTGGATCAAGTATCGCACGAATAACAAACTCGTCTGCCTTTTGCTTATCATGAACAATATCTTGAAATGGATGGTTGGTAATAACAGGAACATCGTCTCTGTTTGGGAATAAATATGCGTACCGGCCTTCGTCACCGTAGAGCAGCGCATTTATTCTATCTATTTGTTTTTTATTCTTTACTTTTGCTGAGGAACCCATAATGATCTTTCTTGTTTTACAACCATATCAAAAATAATTTTTGAGACCTGCCTACCGCACTGTCCAACAAACATAATCGGAACAGAATACTCTGAACCAAGTTTCATTAACCAACCGATAACCGCCTTACCTGGAACATGCGTTTTAATTTGTGATGGCGATAATTCAAAAGCCTCTCGGGTTAAATCGGTTTCTATTAAAACATAACGATACTTAATTTCCGCCATCCTAATAAATTCATTCAATATTCTATCTTGATCATTCAGGTAATTATTCCATAACTCTGAAAAACCTGCTTTCCGCTCGATACATAGTAAGTGTTCATAATTTTGAATAGAGTAGTCACCCGTTTTCAGGGTGTCTGTGGTCGTTCCCAGACATAACGGCGGGCGTTTCGTTGGGTGACTGCGCGAAAATTCCCAATAACTTCCACACTCTTTCTCTCGTGTATCGCGAATCACAGTATATGATGGCATTATTAGTCTTGGCATGACTTGTTACCCATTAATTTCTATTCCAACTTGACGACAATCATGTATCACCATTTCTCGTATCAATTCGTGAAACGTAGTCTTTGGTTCCCACCCAATGATTCTCTTGGCTTTAGAAGCGTCTCCACATAATAGTTCTACATCTGCGGGACGAGAACATACTGCGTCATACCCGACATGATCTTCCCAGTTTAGGCCAACTACCCCAAATGCTTCTTCGAGCAATTGTTTAATAGACCATGTTTTCCCTGAAGCTATTACAAAGTCGTCTGGCTTTTCTTGTTGAAGGATAAGCCACATTGCTTCTACATAATCACGAGCATGGCCCCAGTCTCTGCGCGCTGTTAGACTCCCTAGTTTAAGTTTGTCTATTTGTTTATTATGCTGTCTAGCTTGAAGCAGTCTAGCAATATACATAGTAATTTTGCGGGTAACAAAATCTTCGCCACGCCTAGGACTAGAATGATTAAAAAGGATGCCTGTGCAACCAAAGACCCCATATGCTTCTCTATATAATCTACAGGAGTAATATCCTGCCGCCTTAGCTACTGCGTAAGGCGACCTTGGACGAATTTCGGTTCCTTCATTTTGTGGGGATTCTCGTACATCTCCGAAAAGTTCCGATGTTCCAGCGAAATACATCTTGGTAGTATTACTAGTTTGTCTAATAGCTTCAAGAATATTTAGAGTTCCCATAGCATCGGTTTGAAATGTAGCGTATGGCTCAACAAACGATACACCAACATTGCTTTGTGCCGCTAGGTGATATATCTCATCCGGCTTTATTCCAGATATTATTCTAAACATACATGACGCATCGGTTATATCCCCCTCAACTAAATGCAGTTTGGGATTAGCTAATAAATGGTTTATTCTTTCTTTTGTATTTGTAGACGATCTTCGTATTAAACCATAAACATTGTATCCCTTTTCTAATAGTAGCTCAGACAAAAACGATCCGTCCTGACCCGTAACTAAACGCCCGTGATTAGGGCTGTTTTAGTCCTGTTCACGGGCATCCTCCTTTCGACACTGATTCCACTTGTATTCATATTGTTCTCCTATTGAAACACTTTGCCTAATCCACATAAGAAACGCCTTAGCAGACTTACTACGAAGTCTTATCCTATGTGTATTTTCGCTATATATACAAGAAAATCCAAAACTCTCTAATTTAGAAATTAAGAACTCACAATCTTTTTTAGAAAAACGTTCCGTACATAATATTAAACCATATTTTAATGGCTTCCCATCCCCTATCGCCCACCAATAATATGATAATGGCGTCAATCTAATATCATATGGTATACACCTAGTTTTATCTTTATTATACCATCTAGTATGATGATCTCTAAAAAATTTATATGAATGAGATTTAATAAAATATTCACTATTACCACTATGCTTATCTACTCCTGTCCAAATTGGAGAAAAGTCAATCTTACTTAATGCTTTTTGTACTTGAAGAATTGTCTCTTTAAAACATGATCCATAGCAAAATCTACCGGATAAAGACGACTGAGAAATATCTATGTGACCATCACCAAGCATCATTCCGTCAAGAATCTCTAAATCAGTATCGGATAGCTGAACATCTTTTAATCTATCAATATGGTGTTGCGAATTCCCGTCTATTATCATGTGTTTACTATGTTCTGTGTGTGTTCGTCCATAAAATGGATTATTTACACCAGAATTTGCAAAAGACATTTTTTGTTTCCACTCGTCGGTATGTTTTCTTCCTTTATTGCGCTTACCAATATTTCGCTTGGCACAAGTTCCAGAACAAAATTTACGCAGTCGATCTCTTTTGTTGTTGGGATTTACAGAAAATACACGATTGCATTCTTGACAAATCCTTTCTTCTAATATAGAACAATTATTTATCATTCCTTTCTCTCCAATAACGATTCCACTTTCCATAAATGTTTGGTCGCAGCTTGTAATCCAATCCTGTTAATCTCGTCTACTATACTTTTCTGACCCAGCACGTTAAAGATATCTACCAATCTATTAAAGTAACTATGCTGCGTAGCTGTGTGTGTAACAAGAGACTTGATTATCCCCAATCGAACCTCTGGTCTAGAACCAATGGCCTCAACAAACTGAATAAAAGCTGTCACGTCGCTGACTACCGGTATCATATTTCCAAAATACTTGGCACCCAACGATGTATTGATAATCGGTAGTCCGCCACATATAGCCGATGCGAAAGTCCGCCCATTTAACACCGCACCCTCTTTTGCCTGATCGGTTGTGTGTAGGTTTACACAAACATTGGATCGACTATAAATGTTAGCTGGATTACCAGTAAATGGCACTACGCCATTTATGCCTATTGTATTCCATGTATTATCACCATGGATGACAGTATTCAATCTTCCACTAATCCTCATCAACAACGGAAGAATCCACTCTCTTAGTATATCCATGCGATGAGACATGTTGGCGATTATAGACACCCCGTGCGTTGGAGATAAGTCTTGTGGGGTCGATATCAATGAATCTCCGGCCATTGGTAATTGCATCAGTGGAATATCCTGGTCAAACCATCTATGAAAATATTTTCCCCATACATGTGGTTCCGCAGACGTATGCACAATCTTGCGATTGATCATGCCAGCTACAGAAACGTCGTCGTATGTCGCGCATCCAAACCTGTTGTCAAGACAAAATCCGTCGTTATTAAATGGAAGCGCCTCAATAATGACGCATATGCTACGCTTATTGATTAGATCTATTGGTAGATTTCGCAAACCACATACACATGACACAAAAATAATCGACACATCTAGTTGTTCAATAATACTAACTATATCAGCCTTGCAAACTGGTTGATATGCAAAAACTTTCCACCCAACAGCACGAAGGGCATTGGCGTATCCACGACTAGCAACATTAGTTGTGACGTTATCGTTTAGTATGAATAGTGCAGAGTTATTCATCGTCCCGCCCTTCGACATCTGTCGTAATCACGTCTTCGTCGGCATCAACGGTTTCGCTATCGAGAATGACACAATCATTTTGTCCATCTGGAAACTCGACTGTCGTTCTGAACTGTTGCAACATATCGTCAGTAGCCAATCTCGTTAGTTCGGCATATTTGCCATGTTGTTCGCGACTCTTATCATTGGTTCGAATATCGGCAACTAAATCGAAAAATGTTTTGTTCCCAGTCTTTAGTTCATCAACCCTGTCCCTTCTTGTTGCCGCAAGATTCTGGTATATCTTTTGTCTTTCTGCAACCAGCTTATCATATCGTGTATTGGCTTCGTCCAGTGCTCGATTATGGTCTCCAAGCAACTTATACTTCTCCATTCGAATGGCCTTATCTTCTTTGCTATCGCTTTCTTTTGGAGAACTTAATTCTAGGAAACCCTTTATTTCGGAGATTGCAGTCTGTAACGCTTTCATTTTTTCAAGTTGTCGATTAATCAAAAGCCTGTGTTTCAAAAAGTCGTCAATCTGAAAATACTCACTAACAACTATATCTTCAAACTGGGTACAGATCTGTCCGTACTCCTCCATATAAGCACGTACTTCGTCTGTGTTAAACTGCTTAATTAGTGCGACATAAAGATGGCTCTTGCGAAATTGTTCTCTAAACCAATCGGCCTTATCATTATATGGTAAATTGGCAGGTGGCGTAGAAAATATGTGTCCACTAGCACTATCACAAACAGGTGCCATCCTGTTGCCAGTTTTCAGTTTTTGGCGCAATCGCCCTATGGTTACATGATGGAACTTATGGCCGATGACAGCTTCGATACGCTTGGCTATTTCAACATTGGTTATATTATTTGAGATTCCATCAAGAAAAATTTCCTTGGCCTTTGGGTTATCTAGCAATTTCATTGTTGATCCCTTTTTAACAAAATAGTGGCAATCCTTCTAATCTCTATCAAGTGATTCTTTGGAATCTGATAACCGTCAAGTAATTTGTGAAACGAATCAACCGTGTCTTCTGGTAATAATTTCTCGATTCGCTGCTTAAAGTCGTTACACTCTATCGTAGCCAATGGCTCACACCAACTTGGTGCGCAAATAAACTTAACCATTTTTGAAAGCGGTCCATCTCCCATTGGCAAAGCGTTCACTATATTGATTCTGTCTTTGATGTGCTTGTCATCGGGAAGGAATGGACTAAAGTACCTATCTCGTTTTAGATTTCTTAGTCTATTAGCGACACATCGTCGCAGAAAATGTTCTATAGATCCCTTGGATGGTTTGTAGTTCTCAAGCGCCTGTATACAAATTACCCAAACCTCTTGGGCAATATCGTCCCATTCAAAATAAGCGAACGATCCGTTCAAAGAGTTTCCATGTGCTATGTCATTTATTATCGGTGTCGCTTTTTTCAATAGTTTTTTGCTGATCACTGGAACCATCCCCACTAATAATGGCTAGAACCAATTTCTTCTGTTCTTTTGATGGAGGGGGTTGTACCAAATCAGATATGGCATCCGAGTTTACCTTATCAGACCCTATAACCGCTAGGCGACAATCTATTCTGATGTGCTCATTCATTTTACACCTACTGATTTATACACAGTCCCATAACCTCCACTAATATATACGCCTCAATCACTTATGTTTATCGCAAAAAACGTGTTGCCCAACGGTAAATATTAATATGCGACAAGGACTTGAAATCAGAAAAGCCTCGCTCCCATATTACAAACCATATATAATTATTGATACATCAAATAATACAATTATAGGACACTACGACACATACGATCAGGCAAAGCGTGACTTGAATATGTTCGCTAATAACATGAAGATACCACATGAAAGCAATATAAAGAACAAGTCTAGTCCGCTTTCATCATATAAACAAAGACTAGATCTGCCCATTGGAGATAAACCTAATCCGGTGATAATTAAACCCGGCGATATAGGTAGGAGAAAAATTCAGCTATGATAGAATTAATTCGTGGGCAATTTGAAAATATAGATATACCACGACATATAGACATGATTTTAATGGACCCACCAGATAATGTGGGTCTAGAATATGATTCATATGACGATAATTTGCCAGACGGTGAATACCAGTACCTACTAGAGAGATGGTTGCGCAAAGCCGTGTCGCTGACGAGTGGTCCGGTGTGGATTACGTTCAATGAAAAATGGATCGGCACAATTGAGAATATTTTGTCGTCATGCAATATCAGGTTGATTCAGAGATGTTGGTGGCATTGGACATTTGGACAGGCGTGCAAAACAAGGTATACGCCATCTATCCGACCGATCTACTGGTTAAACAACAACACTATATTTTCCAGTCAGATAAGAATACCATCCGCTAGGCAGACCAAGTATAACGATAAAAGAGCAAAGTCTGGTGGTAAGCTACCAGATAATGTCTGGGAATTTTCTCGTGTATGTGGCACATTCAATGAAAGGCGCAGATGGCATGTTTGTCAGATACCAGAAGGGCTAATGGAACGAGTTATTCTGGGACATACATTGCCTGGAGCAACTATATTGGACCCGTTTATTGGATCTGGCACTACTGCTATTGTGGCCAATCGACTAGCGAGAAATTGCATTGGAATTGATCAGTCACAAGTATATCTAGATAAGATAAGAACAGAGATAGACAAAAATGGACGATAGAACAAAAGACCTGTTGAGACGACTAGACACTCAGCAATTAGGTGAACTGCTAGACGAAATAGCTAAGGTGGCTGTCGAAGAAACCTGCTTGGTTGATAAAGGGGATAACGTTTGTAGTGTTGGATCAAAGCTTGCAAAACTAGGCATTAACCTTCTTGAGATAGTGGGTTGTTGTTGTAGTCTATCTGTAGTTCACCCGGAATGGAACCAACCAGTGATCTATGTAACCCCGGAGGGCATCAATGAGTTCGAGTGATATTAATCAAGATAGGCATCCAAATTTCCGTGACAAGAGCGGCAAGCTGTTTCTCGTCAGGTGTTTCGCGTGTGACCCCAAAAATGGTAGGGAGAATTATTGTATGGCCGTAGCCGCTGGAACATGCTCATGGTGCGGCTGGAAAGAGGAAAAGACCAATGACGATTGAAATCAACCTAATGTACGTGTTGTTCTACCTATTGTTTGGTATATGTTACAATTTTATCGAGCAACAGAAATCTTTGGAAGCGATGTTCGCAACTCCATTCTGTCGCCTTGTCGTTACTCTGATCATTATTGTTGCGTGGCCAATACATGCATTGTTGTGGCTTGAGTACTGGTACTGGAAAATTTATTGGAAGAACCATGACATCCCAAAATGATGTCAAACAACGCATAGGTATGTTACTGGATATGTGGGAACGAAGTATCCAGAGCAGCAGAAGTGTGTCCATACGTAACGCAAAGCGTATTTACGGTAGTACCGACACATATGTGCAAGATAAGGGAACCATTGTAACTAATCTAGAATACGCCAAAATAATCGATACGATTAGACAACAGATACGCTGCCTAATACCGGATCATCCTATAATGAACGACATAATGAAAGACCCTGTTTTTGTTGAAAAATGGAAAATAATCGACTACATAGATTTGTACTATGACTACTACGAGACATTAATAGTAAAGATCAGGAGATTTTGCTGTGAGTAATCACTGTGTAAGCATCGTCGAGATAGATAAAATAGAACCACACCCCAATGCTGATGCGCTTGAAATTGTAAGAATAAAGGGGTGGCAAACCTGTGTCAGGTTGGGTGATTTTAGCGTTGGCGACAAGGCAATCTGGATAGAGCCGGATTACAACGTACCGTTGAGCAATCCCTTATTCTCGTTCCTAAAAAATAAGGACAATGAAGGTAGGACATTTGAGCGGATACGTGTCCGCAAACTGCGAAAAGTCATTAGCCAGGGGCTTCTGATTAAAGTTCCAGATGAATTAAGTCGTTTTCCTGTCGGGTCGAATGTTGTAGACCTATTGGGGATAGAACGATACGAACCACCAATGCCAACATCTAGCTATGCCTCATTTGATAGCTGCCCATCAGATCTTTATGTACCAGTGTTTGATGTCGAGAACTGGCAAAACTATCCAGATGTTTTTACCAACAAAGAACCAGTAATTATTGGCGAAAAGCTACACGGATCTAGTTCTAGATACGTTTGGTCAACAGACAAAAACGGTGTCGCACGATTCTTTATGGGCAGCAGAAAGAACTGGGTAAAAGACGATAACAAAAACTGGTGGTGCGTAACGGCAAAACAACATCCGGAAATTGAGCAATGGTGTCGACTGCATCCGGATACAATCCTGTATGGAGAAATATACGGACCAACACAGTATCTTAAATATGGAACAAAACCCGGTGAGTTCAAATTTGCTTGCTTTGCAATGCTTAATGATGGTGCATGGATAGACTACGATGAATGTGTTAGGCTACTGATAAACAGTGGAATCGATATGGTCCCACTCATTTATAGGGGTGAGTTGAATATCGGCGATCTTGAGTCACTGTCAGAGGGAAATTCAACTCTTGCTCCTCATATACGAGAGGGTATAGTCATTATTCCAGAACACGAAAGACAGTGCGATCAGTTGCCAAATAATAGAGTGTGTTTGAAAGTCGTCTCGTCTCAATATCTGGCGAAGTCATGAGCATACACAGGATCAAAGTAAAAAAGGTGATCAGGAAAAAGCCGATTGCCAAACCCAATGTAAGGCGTATTAGTAACCTAGACATAATTCCTATTATCAAGTCCGCAATAAGAAATGATATATCAACAATTCTCGATATTGGTTGCGGTATGCTGTATCCGCCTTTCGATGCGCCTGGGCACGACATATTGGGGTCGTGTTTCGCACAATACCAAATAACAGGGATAGATGCCTGCCAAACCTGTATTGATTGGCGATTAAAAAACGGCCCACCAGGAAACTATTATTTGCAGGACGCAAAATGTCTGGGTTCTGATCAATGTTTTGATTTAGTCGTAGCCCATCATGTGATTGAGCATATGACCAAAGAGGATGGGCAACAACTAATTAACAAGATAGAACAGATAGCCACCAAACAGATAATCATTGGCGCTCCGATTGGATTTTCAGACAATAGTGGTATGGAGAAGAAAAGACAAAATCCATACGAAAAACATTTGTGTGGATGGGAACCCGAGGAATTTGATAAACTAGGATATAAGGTAACTCGAATATATAATGTGTTTTTAGCAACAAAGGATAAATGATGGCGGTCCACAAAATGAGTAACGATAAGAAGCCCCACATAATTATCTGTCTAGCAAACGCGGATACATATTAAATGAATTTATCGATAAGATAGCTAAAACATTTGGTGGATCACAATGAAAATATCGTATATATCAAAGAAGTTTAATAAGAGCAGTCTTTCTGTTATAGAACAAACCAATAGTATTGTCGAGGGATAAAATGACTAGTGGACAAGAATTGTCAAATAAGATTATCGAAGTAGTCTGCGTACCAGCGGAAAATAGTGGTACTGAATGGTGGATAGGACTAAATACGCATAACGGATTCTGGGATACAAGTTGTGGATCACAAAAAATCGCAGAAACATGCGCGAACAGGGCTCGTGACGAACTAGCAACAATCATCGATAAACTTTTACCAATGAATACGTATCAGGATTTGGCCAAACAAACCGCTGTTTATCCGGACATAGGCCGCAATTTGATATACACGATTCTGGGGCTCGTAGGAGAAAGTGGCGAACTTGCAGAAAAAATGAAAAAAGCCATTCGTGACAACGGGGGTAATGTAGACACAGAAACAATGGTTAAAGAGTTGGGGGATGTTCTATGGTACGTGGCCATGATTGCAAGCGAACTCGGACTAACCCTACAGGAAGTTGCACAAAAGAATGTCGACAAGTTACGGGACCGTCGAAAAAGAAATGTATTGCACGGATCTGGGGATAATCGTTAAACTGAATAATCAGTCGCGTATACTACTATTGTGATGTGTCCAGTCAGTGTGATGATAAGGTGTGTCTGCGTCGGGAAAAAAGCCGCCTCTTATGCCAATGTGAGGCGAGCCAAATTATGCGCCATAGCCGTTACCCTTAGCGGTAGGGTAGTGGCTGTGGCCCATAACCGCAGAACTGACGGGGACAAAAATCGTTGGACAGAACACGCAGAAGAATGCTTGATTAGAAAGATCAAAAGAACTAAAGCTATTGAGCGTTTTGGTAAACTCATTTTGTTAGTGATGAGAATCAATACTCGTGGACTAGTCATGGCCAAACCATGTGCAAGATGTCAGTCCATGATTGCTAAACTCGGCAACAATATTACTGTCTACTATACAGATAATGAAGGGAAAATAACTAGGCTATGATACGAGCGATAGACACTAATACTCATTTGACTTTCAATGATGTTCTGCTTGAACCATATGATTTAGATATATGCGCTATTCCGTCTCGCAGTGCTCCTGATATATCAACTAAGATAAGTTCAAACCTGTTTCTAGATGTACCTATCGTGTCATCACCCATGGATAGTATAACCGGCGTAGATATGGCCATAGCAATGTCTAATGCTGGTGGCATGGGAATATATACCAGACACATTAATGATGAATACGAAGAACAAAAACAGTGTATTGCAGTACAAAGAATACGCGAATCAGTTGGTGTGGATGGTGTTGTCGCATGCGCTATTGGCGTAAAATGTGATATTGTTAAAAGAACAGAATTACTGCATAAGCACGGATCAATTAATGCCATATGTTTAGACATAGCTAATGGTAATCATATCTTTATGATAAATGCAATTAGGAGTCTTTTGCCACTTAAGGACAAGTATGGCATTACAATTATTGCTGGTAATGTTGCAACACCAATGGCTGCGATAAGATTGGCCAATGCCGGTGCCGACTCAATTCGCGTAGGAATCGGGCCTGGCGCAGCGTGTACTACGCGACGAATAACTGGATTTGGCGTTCCTCAATTTTCTGCTATATTAGATTGTGCAAATGCACTAGAAAATAAAAATGTAACAATCATAGCAGATGGCGGAATCCGTTTTCCCGGAGACGCTATTAAGGGTTTATGGGCTGGTGCCAGTGCCATAATGATGGGATATGTTTTAGCAGGACATCGAGAATGTCCAAAAATTAGCGATGTTCCATGGAAAGCTGTTGATATCCCAAGACGAATATATAGGGGAATGTCAAGTAGGAATGTAAGTAGAAGATTTGACGTAACGGCGGAAGGAGTAAGTTTCGATATTCCAGAGAAAGGGAAGGTTGGAGATACAATTCTTGAGTACGAAGGCTCGATAAAATCTGCGTGTACATATGCTAATGCCATGGATCTAAATGGACTACGCAATAACGTTCGCGCCATCAGGGTGTCAACAATGAGCCAACAAGAATCAGATCCTATTAGAGGAGAATGAAATGAGACAATTAATTATGGATTGGACCTATTACTACCCGCTTATCATAACACGAGATTTTGTCGGATTGACAGGTCTCGCATTGGCACATGTCTTTTGTGTGTTAGACGATAAGGCCGAGCGATACGAAAGGGAAAGTTTTTGGGGGCGCAAATGATAATAGCATATGTATTGTCTATATATTACGCGTTGTTGTGGCTAATATTCCTTGGTGGAGACGGCCCATGGTCTCCCAATTTCTTTTGAAGGTATCGTCATGAAGATAGTAAAACCTAGTGTGGAATTGATATCTATCACTCCTGATGCTGAAAAACTAATCGAACGCGCAGGACGAACATGTTATAAAAGCGAAGACAAAATAATCGGCGGATCTGCCGCTAAGTTTATCAAAATGATTCTTGAGAGAGGGCATGAGTCGGTAATTGAACATGCATCGGCGTCGTTCAAAATAGTTTCAGATCGCGGCGTACTAAATGAGGTAGTCAGACATAGAATTGCAAGCTATAGTCAAACCAGCACTAGATATGTTAATTACTCCAATGGTAAATTTAATAAAGAAATTTCTGTGATCGAACCGCCAGGATTATCACAATGTTACGATCCAAGATTTCATGGTTGTATTAGAACAGACCTGTCATGTTGTCCATGGCACTCGTGGTCAGCATCTGTTCAAAGAGCCGAGGATTCGTATATGCAAATGATAGATCAAGGAATGTCTCCACAAATAGCCCGTTCTGTTTTACCATTATGTCTAGCAAGCGAACTGATTATGACCGCTAATATGAGGGAATGGCGTCACTTCATTAAACTGCGAACATCTAAGGCTGCACATCCACAAATGATAGAGATTGCAACAATGATTCGAGATAAGCTTATTGAAGTTGCCCCGAGCGTGTTTGGAGATCTAGCATGATAGAAATCCTCGTTGGTGTTCCAGGGTGTGGAAAAAGCACATATGCAAAATCCAAAGCTAGGATTGGATGGATAGTTGTGGATTTAGACGCCATAGTAACTATGTTGCATGGTGGTGATTACACGCAATACGACGAAAATCTTAATGGACTATATAAAGCGATACAGAACAATATTATCCAATCGGCATTGCTAGCTCATTTAGATATAGTTGTGGATAGGTGTAACAATCTTTCAAGCACTAGAAGGCAAATCATCGATCTGGCAAAACAGTTCAATGTCCCAGTCAACATTATTTATTGGCCATATTGCGACGAAAATTTTGACTTACTTCTATCAAGGCGTATGAAAAATAGCCGTGGGTACGACAAACGAAGGTGGTCGGAAGTCATTCTTAGAATTGGTAATGCCATGGAACCGCCGACAGATCAAGAGGTAGAAAGTGTGTGTGGACATGTATATATCGCATAATCGCGAAATTCAAACTGCGTAAGCGAGTATACATTGATGTGTCTGTGTAGTAGTCAAAACAAAGAGGAGTCCTGTAGTGTTGAAAAATCTTGTGTCAAAACTAGCCTTCGGTTTTCTTTTTATCCTGGTCGTAATTGGCGCGTCACCTTTTCTCGGACTAGCGATCCTAGAATTCGCGAATAATCTTGAGTCATCACAACCACTATCAAAGGTATCTACCGATATAGTCAATGATATCGCCGAATTATCGGTAACAATAGATACTGGTTCGGCACAGGGTTCGGGGGTTATTATTAATCGTGGTAAGTATAGTTTTGTCTTGACGGCAGGACATGTGATTAGCGATTCTAAGACAATTAGGAGAACAATCAACGACTGTGATGTGATTGAATTCGACGACGTTAACGTGTTACGAGACATATCGTCATATGGTCGAAAGGTAGGTCAAACATCAGTCGCCGCCAAGGTTGTATGCTATTCGGACCCAACATATGGCGAAGACTTAGCAATATTGCTCGTTCGACAAGAAGGTTTCTCGTATAAGGCAATTGAGTTTTGCGATACAGATAGCGTACCACAATACGGAGCTAAACTATATCACGTTGGTTCGTTTAAGGGGAAAAGCGGGTCTAATAGTTTGTCTGACGGCCTCATTAGTTACATAGGGAGGGTCTATAACGGCAGTGTTTACGACCAAACTTCGTGTACCGCATTTCCAGGTTCTAGCGGTGGCGGCATGTTCATACGAGATACCGGGAAGTATGTTGGCATGATCGTGCTTGGTAGTGGGGAAACCTACAACCTTATTGTTCCGGTTCGCCGAATTAAGAAGTGGGTAGACAATATTGGTATGAGTTTTCTGTTAGACCCAACACTACCGGTCCCAAACGAGGACGCATTGTCTCTGGTTCCAATTGAGTATCCGACAAGCGAGAACAAAGTGGATTCCGAGATAGATGTATTTGATACAAGCGAAAACGAAGGCTTTAAGAGGCTACCATATATCGAGTGAACGATGAGATACGAAATAGACAAAAGTAATCACAAAGAATACACAAAGTGCAGTATTTGTGGTAGGCAAATAAAGCCGTGGGAAATCACTAGGGTGGATGGTAGACCAGTGTGTAGAAAGTGTTTCGAGGAAAATAACGAAGAGGACGACGGATATGAACAAGGCCGATTTCGTTAAGATAACAGACTATACGCTACTATCGCCAGCAGCAACGTATCATGAGATTCGTCAATTATGTGACGAAGCAAGTAGGATAGGTTTCGGGGCAATATGTGTGCATCCGACACACGTATTGAAATGCAGTGGTTTTCTTGCAAAATCGCCGGTGCGCATCTGCTGTGTCGTTGGTTTTCCAATGGGTGCAAATCATCAGTCTACCAAGATTCGAGAAGCTGTACGGGCAATTAATGACGGTGCAACAGAAATCGATATGGTCATTAATCTCGGCAAGTTGGTTAGTGGGGATACATTATCGGTAGCAAAAGAAATAGAACTTATATCGAATGAAGTACATAGCGCCGCCAAAACCAACGTACTTAAGGTAATCATAGAATCAGCCGCCCTCACAAGGAATCAAGTTATCGACGCGTGCCAATGTGCGGTTTATGGTGTCGCAGATTTTGTGAAGACATCGACTGGGTTTCACCCCGCTGGCGGTGCATCAGCAAATGATGTGTTACTAATTAAATCCCATTGCGAAAATCTTGGTGTCAAGGCGTCTGGCGGAATAAAAACATTGGTAGATGTAAGGGTCATGATAGCGGCTGGTGCGTCTAGGCTCGGTATCGGCCGTAATAGTAGTTTGGCAATACTAAAGGAATTTGAGCAGCAATGACATATCCGACAATAGACGAGGTTTACGCCGCTGATCAACGAAAACTTGGTATCTGGTATAGATTTCTTCCATCTCCTGGACAATCTGCCGTTGGAACTAAAAACTTCGGAAACCAACTACGGTCAGAGGGACATATTATGGATGTTATATGTTATAGATTTAGAGCGATGGGTGGTATGACTCCAGCATTGAGCAAGGAAATCGGATGGTAACAAAAAGGGCATTTGTCGCATGCACCAACCCGTTAACCGGGCAGTGGCTCCCTATAGGTATCTTGTCGCACGACGGAAAAGTATTTAGTTTTTGTTACACCAATGGGATAAAGTTCTGCGATGGTTTTTACCTACCAGGATTCAATGACCCGCTAGAGACATATGAGTCGGACGAACTGTTCCCTATATTTACCAATAGGATTCTTTCGCCGTCAAGACCAGAGTTCGCTGATGTGCTAAGGTGGTGCGACCTACCACCAGACGCCGATCAATTAACGATACTGACGCGCACTGGGGGGAGAAGGGTCACCGACACGCTGGAGGTATTCCCCGACATAGATGTAGATCCAATTAACGGCGTATACTCCAGCACTTTCTTTATTCGTCGGGCCAATCAAATAGTCCTTAATAGTCTTGACAAAAACAAACAATACAAAGTAACTATCGATCAGAATGGTGATAACTACGTAAGGCTATTACGAATTGACGGAAAAATTATTGGGGAGTGCCCTATATATATAAGTGAATTATTTAACGAACAAACAAAGATTGAGATTGTCAAAATAAATTACGACTGTCCGGTATTAGCATTTTCTTTTTTGTGTAAAGTGTCGGTATCGCTACTAAAAAATAAACCATTCCAACATAAAATATTTGAGAAATACTCTTTGGAGATCTAATAGTGGATAACGAAAAACCAGTCTTGCTTCAGGGTAAAGTTTCTGTAGACAATCGTGGGTGCATATCCTTTGTTAACGACTTTGATATGAGCGATGTTAAGAGATTCTATATAGTCAAGAATCACCAGCCAAACTTTATTCGTGCGTGGCACGCGCACAGACGAGAACGAAAATACGTCATGGCAATTAGAGGTGCTGCGATAGTTGTTGCTATTCCGTTGTCTGAACTTGAAGTTGTCAATAATCATTTTCCAGAAGATATGATGGATGGAATGTATAACTTCACACAAGCTACTCTAAGCGGTGGTTCGCCAGCGATATTTTGTATCCCTCCTGGCTATGGAAATGGGTTCAAAACACTCACCCCGGACACAGAACTGATATTCTTTTCCAGTGCAACGCTCGAAGAATCAAAGAACGATGATATTCGGTTTAGCGCACAACTATGTAGGGACGCATTTGACGTAGAGGAAAGATGACATGAAACAGTTCCCGGCAATTATTAGAATCATAAAAATCGATGATGAATACAGGGTGCAATTATGGGTAGACACCCAGGGCTTTACGATAGAGACCGGTGTATCTGAAAGTAATGCAAGATGGTTCGCCGACATGCTCTATAAGGCGATTAGCAAAACAGGGGCCGATGTTCTTGTTGAAGAAAGTGAAATAAAATGAAAAAGGACTATACTGACATAACATTAATTCTTGACAGATCAGGATCTATGAGAAGTGTCAAAGATGATACTATCGGTGGAGTCAATCAATATGTAGAGTCACAAAAAAACGGACCAGGAGAATGCAGGTTCTCTTTGATACAATTCGATGACAGATACGAAGTGGTATATGACGGAAAATTAATCAATGAGGTCGAGCCATTAACTGAAGACACGTTTGTCCCACGTGGCTATACTAGGCTTCTCGATGCCATAGGAAAGACGGTTAATGATACTGGTCGTCGCCTAGCCAGTATGAGTGAGGGGAATAGGCCGGATAAGGTGATTATTGTAATAGTCACCGATGGAAACGAGAACTATAGTAAAGAGTTTTCCTGGGAACAAATCCGTAACATAGTGGATCATCAAAAGGTAACATACAATTGGGAGTTTGTTTTTGTAGGCGCAAATCAAGACGCGATATTGTCTGGCAATCAACTTGGTATTGGTCGTGATAGGTCGTTAAATTACACAGCAAATTCTATTGGCACACAAAGTCTTTATAAATCGCTGGCAACCAACACATTAGAGGTTCGATGTGGGGTGAAATCGGATATGTCATGGACAACAAACGACATAAGGGCTCAAAGCAATGCGTCGGCGTAAAGGGATAGATAGTATCTCTCTTTGCAAAATGTGTCTTGAAGAAAAAGAAGACACAATTACTTGTGTCTGTGGGATTGTGTTGTGTCAATCGTGTTATATCAAACACAAAGAGAAGTGTCATGGACAAACCAGTAAACGGAAAAGGCGACAGGCCAAGACCAAAAAGTGTAACCGAAGAAGTGTTCGCAAAACGGTTCGATGATGCGTTCGGTCACAAGCCATCGTGGTTTGAGACAAGTGAACATAAAAAATTCTTAGAAGAAGTTGAAAAAGAGCGCAGAGAACAGGCACTAAGAGAATTGGTTAAACAAGGAGAACTTGATAATGATTACAAAGTTTAGTCCCGGAGATATCGTTAGGTTCAAATCCGGTGGTCCTGCTATGACTATTGTGGGTAAGCAATCAGATGCAGTAAATGGATCATCTTATTTATGCGGGTGGTTTGATAAAGAAGAAAGATATAACTGCTGTTGGCTGTGCGTGGAGGGTATTATCAAATGTCCTATGTAACAATATGGGAAATCGGGAGCGAATCAAAACCAGTGACAAAGGATGATCTTGACCGATTCAAGAACTACATAACAACACACGACGATATCTCTGTCGAGGATCTTGTGGATGAATTGTTGATAGACGTAAAAATACAAGGGATATGTCGTTCCGAAACAAAGTTACCGCAACACATGATTGTTGTCGTTGAAGAAACTGGAGTGCAATTCGATAAAGTTTCTTGCCATGGAAAAGATAGATGATTTACCTCGTGTTAGAATCGTCGTATTTCTATATAATTGAAATACTGATATTCATGATCTTGATATGGATTTTGACATACTTTGGAATATAATGGATACGATATCGTTATCGGGAACAATAAATCCCAAGGAAACTAAACATATGAATAACCATCGCAGACCATTTCCTTGGAGATGTTTTGACTGTAAGACTTATACTGTATACGAATGTGTTATCAAGAATTTTGAGACAAAGGTTGGAGATCAAAGGGTAATTGTCCCGGAGTTTAGTGTCGCCAAATGCAGTACATGCGGAGGATTGCACATAGATATCTTTGCTGACAATCAGATAAGGAAGGCGTATAACAATGTCAGACATCTGTAGGCCACGATGACATGTACTGGTAACAGTATATATAGATAAAGAATATATATCCAAATGTACTACAAACGGTTTTATACAGGACTTATCACACGAACTTGCGCATGTGGAACAGTTCGTATCAGGTGGTATTTTAAGATGGATTTTCCGGACGTTACAGACTATTCGGTGGGCTGGCGGATCACGCATTATCGCAAGACGAGAAAGAGCACCAAGTATTTGTTGCCCTGTACCCATCAATTGACAAATGGGGTAACTTGTTGAATGAAGCGTCAACCATAGGAATATAGTAAACATGGACAAGCTAAGTGAAATAAAAGAACGAGAACAAAAGGCGACCAAGGGGCCGTGGAAATGGGATCTAAACTTCAAAGGGAAATGTCTATATCTTAAATCCTGTGTTCGTTGTGGTGAATACGTAATGGATTTTGTTAGATGGGGCATGAATGGTGCGACTGCGCGATTCAGATCTCTCGGTTTAATGACAAGGGCTTTTGAATTTGGTAGCTCAATTCCTGGACAAGAACACAACAGTAGCTGGTTACAAACGATTGAACATCCAGACGCTAAGTTTATTGAGCATGCGAGAGAAGACGTATCGTGGCTAATATCTGAGGTAGAGCATCTACGTAAGCTAGTGCTGCGAGATAGAGAGGGTAAGGTCGTAACTCAAGGCGCGATGAATATTCTTATGGACCAATATTACACATTGCTATCTTTAGTAAGTTTGGCGAAAAAACTGAATATTCAAATTAAATCCCATCCAGGAACTGGGCCAAAGAGATGGGAAACTATAGTATATTCTGAACCATTGATGAATCAAAATTTTTATCAAGGATTCGGCCACACGATAATAGATAGTATTAAAGATGCACTAAAAACCATCGGAAAAGAAAATGAATAAAGCAACAGAAATTTGTTTCTTGGATATGGATGGTGTGCTAGCCAACTTTAACTTAAGTATGTCTAAACTATTTAACGTTTCATATAGTGCAATGACACAACGCCAGTCATGGGGTATCCACCAATTTGTTGGTATCACCAAAATGGAAATGTGGGCGCTCGTGGACTTGGCAGGTAAAGCATTCTGGGCAAACATGGAACCATACCCGTGGGTTCCCGACCTATTACTCGCGATTGATAAACGATTCGGACTAGACCACACGTATTTGTTGACAGACCCAGGCCATAGCACAAATTCTCCGTCTGGCAAACAAGAATGGGTAAATACAAATCTGCCAGAAATATTACACGATAACTTGATTATAACTCAACATAAACATTTATTGGCTGGTGCTAACCGCGTACTCATAGATGATAGAGATAAAAATTGCGACCAATTTATAGAAGCTTGTGGTGGCGCAATCATATTCCCGCAGCCATGGAATAGAATGAGAAACGTTGCTGTTGAAGCCGTAATACGGGATATTGGAGAATGAGAATACTATTAGATCTAGACGATACTGTAATAATCAACAATAAGCTACACTCTAGATTCTTCGACTTTCAGAAATGGGTCAAGGATAACAATCATGAAGTAATAATCTGGAGTTCGCGAGACGATGGATCTGTGTTGGCGGCACTCATGGGATTCAGCGGTTTCATAAGTAAGGATAGCGGCGAGAGACCAACTGCCGACTACTTGATAGATGACGAGGCGGAGCACTTCTGTAAGTATTGCAATGTCCCATATTATTCAAAGTCGATAAGTAATTTCATGATAAAGTTGCTGAAATTGAAAGGATGTGAAAGGGATGGATAGTAGAATAATAAGGACGCCCTTTAATATTGATACATACATTCAATAACTGAACGCTGCAATATGTCGTGCGACCATTGTATGTTATCTGCAACATCTGTTGGCGATGACATGGCCCCGGATATGGTGCGTCGTACATTAGATAGTGTTTGGAATAGTGGTTATATAACAATTGGCGGCGGCGAACCGACTATTCATTCGGATTTCTGGGAAATATTTGAGATAGTTGTTTCTCACCCAAAAAAGAAAAAAGTAAAGATAGTAACCAATGGAAGTATGACCGACACAGCATTGGAATTAGGTAGACTAGCCAAGAGAGGGATATTAAGAGCAGGACTATCTCTAGACAAATACCATAACGTTATCGACCCCAGAGTATTAGAGATGTACTTAAACACCAAGAGAAATTCATTGCATGACGGAAGATATGTGTTAGCGATTAGTGACGATAAAGTGACGCATCTTGGTCGTTCCTCGTTTGGGTTGCAACATATTTGTCCTGCTGATTTTAGATTCATTAAACCAAATGGGGAAGTTTATAGTTGTGTGTGGGGATGCTGTTTATTTGGGAGATATTCCGTAATGATGAGAATAAGAAGATTAATTAATTTGATAGTTTCGTTTTTCAAAACAACTAATTGTTATTAATAATTACTGGTGCGTGACGAGAAAATGTGTTTGTGCGAATATGAACGATAGGAGTGTCAATGGGCGGCACCGTTGACGGATGATGGTATGGAGCTTGATAGTCCCAGGAATCGGGGCCGTCGCGGAAATGGTGCTTTGTATCGTTATCCCATCCATGAGCAGATTGCTGGCGGAACGTCGATTTGCCCGCTATTCCGCGTATTTCAAGGTGAGGAATGGACGTGATTGCCGAAATGATGAATTATAGGATTGGTGATGCGATAGTTTATATGTCAATAAATTTGATGCATATTGTAACTAGTATATATGATGGTGGTTGTGGAGAAATTACGTTGATGGGAGATACGTATTTTGTAGATAGTATTGATGATATAAAGAGAATTGTTGAAGAGAATAGTGTTAAGAGAGTTTTTAGAATTTAGCCCCCCGGATTTTTTTGACAAACACCATTTTGGCGAGATGCAATCGAGCCTATTGATTAAGACCCCCACCCTAGACTGTAAATAGTTTGTGTATATAAACAAAGATTTTGTTTTTTGGGGCCGTTGAATGTTTCAAAAGGCCCCCGCGTTATCGGACACATCACACCATTATCGGACGGACCTATAAAACCCCCATACCCCTATGGACGGATTATAGGACCAAGACCAGCCGACGCACCAAAGACCTATAAGATACATTTTGCTAGCCCGATAACTAATCACATAATCTATATTATAGGACTAGCTAACCTGGAACGGGAAACGCCTATAATATCTTCCCTCTCGCAATAAAAACGACGGACCTTAACTTAACTCATGAAACCACAACCACTTAAAAAAATATTTGACAGAAAAACCATTATATGTTAAACTCTTACAATCGCCGATGGACAATGATAAAAATGACGCCTATACAACAGTACAGACTGGACGTTGCCCGTGGATGGCTGACGATCAGCCGGGAAAAACGGGGCTTTAGTGCTCTTACCAGAGAGGCTGTAAGATTGGCACGGATTCGGTTTTCGGAACAAGTTGCCAAGAACAGCCGATAACAAGGGGGTTGCCGATGACTACTTATGAGACTAAATACGAAACTGACTATGGGACGTTCAAAGTGGCGATAACGAACAAAGGGGCAGTACGTTATAAGACGTTCAGTTACGATGGCAAGTACGGTTCGATAACCTGCAACACGCTGAATGGTTTGGTTTTAGGACTTACTAATGCGGGTTGCATTGTACCGATAAGTGATATGCGGGTTTTATTGGACCTTGGATATTAAGGGGTGATAATATGAGATTGAAACCAGCAAGGGCGAGAATGATAGCACACCATATCAGATACTACAAAGGTTATCGGGGTATGGTGTTTGGTGGATTACCTGGCGAACCAATGCAATCCGTTTATGGGACGGTAGTTGTAATGGTCGAATTATCGGACTATCTACTACTGGTCGTGAAACAGGATGATGGGACGTTCGTTGAAGTACGAATATAAGGGGTAATAACAATGTGGAAAAATATCGGACGGTATGGAAGTGAACGTGGTGCGATAACTGCTGCCAAGACAAGACGTAACAAGACGTATCAGTTATCACGAGTGATACCTGCAACACTTATTATCGGTCATAGACCGATATGGTACGTTGAATCCTACATTCCAAGTAGCCGATAACATAAGGAGTGATAACGATGAACGGACGGTTTATAGTTATTGTGACCAAACCACAGCCGTATGTTTATGGGACGTTCAGAAGTCCTGAGGAAGCTAGAGACTGGGCTTATAAAAACGTCGTTGGATACGACTATATAGTAGATGTGTTATACAGCGTTACCAAACAATGACTGATTTATAGGACCATGTAGCTAGTGGTCCTATAATTTTATACAGAAACATTTGTTATCGGTCTAACTCAAGATGATACAAGATAGAGGTAACAAGAGGAATAGGTAGATAGTTCTATATGGTTGTGAGATGCTGTTTAGGTAACTAGTTCTATATACCATAAACATCATTCATGTAGAACAGACCCATAACTATTGTATATTATAAGACTAGCAAAAGATATCTTATCAGACTAAAGAAAAAAAAGAAAAAACACGGTTGACCCGTTGACTTGTTTCCGGCAGGGTGCTACTATACATCAGACAACAAAGCCCATCCAACGGGATGGGACGGACAACACCTGATACACCTTGCGAATTCGGGGCAATAGGTCTTGTGACCGAAAACCGAATAGTGAGTTATCGGGGCACTACCGGGAGATTGCCCAATACCCGATTATGGGAGTTTTGGGAATGACAGAAGTGCAGCAGGATGCAGGTGTTGCGGTTACGAGTGAGGTGTTTTTGGCTAACCTGTCTGGTTACGCCAAGCACGCGCGGCTCGTTGACGCAATTGTGGGGAGCCAGAACCCGACGGCCGACATTGAAGAGGCGTTCTCGGTAATCGAGTCGCTAAGGTCAATGGAAGCTTCGGGCAAGGGTTACACCCCAGCCGAGACGTTGGGTTTCGGCTCAGAGAATGCGTCGACAATCGCGATGGCCATTCTTGGCAAGCGAACCAGTACCGCACGTATTCGCGGTTTGGCGCGCAAGATCGGTCGCAGCGCGTAACGCAACGTCTTGGGGTATTGCGGGTTATAGCCGCAATTGGTAGGGGGTGCAAGTCCCTATACCCCTATAGGTAGTGTGTAATTGATAAAGAAACGATAATGCGCCAGATGTGGGCTAGCGTCGGGACAGAACGAATCGTTCGCCAATGGTAGCTCATTGGAAACAGTAACGCGCTGGGCACACTACTACCGGTTTTCGGACTACCAATAATCGCGCCGTCTTTTCCCGTCACACACCCGACGGCGCGCCTTTGGTCGCCCGTTCATAGCCGATAATGTTAGCGGTTTACTGCGGGTTATCAGGCGCGCGGAGCGCGTCAACACGGGTTATCGGTAAGTCCGGTAAATATAACGGATTATAGGGACAACAATACCGGTATGTCCGTTCGTGACCGTATCACGTTGTATCAGCGTTATAGGGTCTTGCTAGCGCTTGGTCTTATAATGTTGAATATGGTTGGGTACGGTACGTCCCATAAGGGTAAGCGTCTAGGGGAGATTCCCTGCGCAAAAACAGATAATCCGCGCTGAAAAACAGATTTTCGGCGTAGGATGTTAGTCTGTCAAAACAGGGGTCGGTATACTGTAAGGTGTCCTGTTAGACTTGCAATTGTCTTGCAATGCGCATAGACCATAGGTCATGCCTAACACAAGGCTTATGTATTGCATAGTAGTCTTGCGGTCTCTGTATACCTATCCAAACCTAGAACGAAAGCGCTATTGGTGGTAGCCTTACCGGTCCACTAGATGTTAAACGGCGCACGGATGTTAGTTTCTCTAGTCGGTAGTGCCGATGTCTATGCTGTCGCGCTGGACATTAGGGTAACGCGAGATGACAATAGCGCATCGACGGAGCAAAGTCGAGTCAACTAAGCCGACTCGTGCCGTGAAGATGTAAAAATGTTCATTCCTTAAGTGGCTTATTCCCATGTAGATACAGCGTCGAACGGTAGGCGCTTATAGCGCCCAATACCAACCTACAAGCGATAACGGTCAGACGATAATAACCGCTATTACCGTCACTATACCTAGTCGCGTAGGCCAGATTCGATCCTGTGTTTATATGTCTTTCGCCCCTGATGACTCACCATTGTCAGGGGCGTTTTCTTTTCTTCGGTGTTTTTGACGTAAGTCCTTTTTCCCCGAGGTACTTAAGTATTGTTGAAAATTTCCTGGGTGACATTTTCGCCCTAGGGGAAACACTTTTCGCCCATCCTGAGTAGTCAAAACAAAGTAATTAACCAGTTAATCGGCGAATTAACCAGAAAGTGGTTAATCAGTTGACTAGTTAATCAGAAAAAACGCCAAGTGGTTAATCAGTTAATCGGTTAATCAGTGATCAAAAAACGGTTAAAGCCGATAAAGAAAGTGACATAAGTCGTTGTGTAGCAAGGTGTTAAGTGCAAAATGTGTGTACAAACCACCTTTCCCCACTTCCCCCACTTCGCCCCACTCGTCTCGTCCCCGTATAGTACTGTGTATGGGGTGTGTTATAGGGGAATGTAAGAGGTAGTAATATCAATATGTTACAACAACGACACAACCCGTAAATCAACAAACAAACCACAAGATGTAGTGGATCAAACCCAAAAAATGACACAACATGTATGGTGTATGATCACATCATACAGCGCATAGTTCTGTTATATATGTGCGCGCATATAGAGAAACAGGCAATGAAACAACAATATGGGGTATGTGCCGTTTGTCAGTTAAAGGCAATGGTAAAACTGGTTGCGGCAACTCCAGAAGAAAAGGCCATAACCGGAGAAACGAGTATAATCGTCATAGACGATCACAGATTCGGAAACATGGAACACTGCGCCGGTTCCGGTATTGTTCCGCAAACAGTGATAAACCACCATAGTTTAGGCTAGACGGAGAAAATAATGCCAAAACAATTCGCGGATGGTTCGTGGGGGGTTCGTGTAAACGAATATCGCCCACAAAAGAAGAATCCAACAAGCCTAGATAAGTCTGTCGGTGACAGGCATTTTGGTTATCGTGTAAGACCGCAACGGGATGGGGTGGTATTAGTTGATGGGGCTGATGGAAGTCCCATATTCAAGAGCGCGAGAAAAACTGCATGTCGAAAACGCAAGATGCCATCTCGGCTCTGTTCACGAGTCGACAGTGCTGTTGTTGATGAGGCGGTCAAAAAAGAACAGGAAATGGAAGTACTTGTTGGTAAACAAATAAGAAGGGATATGTTCCCTCGATTTCGGGCAAGGAAAGGACAAAAACCAGCAAGTCAGCAGCATTTCAAAAATCACACAAGTGATTAAATGGGGAGTGGAGTTAGGCGGCAATTATCGGCACCTTGAGAGGGTCGCAGTAGAAGGCAGGCGGTAGCGCTAAAACGCCAAGCCGGACGAATAATTGCTAAGAGTTTCTTCCCCCTGGTCTGATATCTTCCAAAGTCAAATATATCAGGCTTTGGCAGACCTAAAACTCTAGTATCTCATGTTTTGTTGGTTTAAGACCTGAAAGTCAACAGTAATAGTTGAAGTACATAAAGCAATTCTCGTCTCGCTGAGTGTTGCTCTATGTATTCCAATAACAAAAAAGATGATACGGGTTACAGTATAACGACTCTTTACAACGGAGTAGATATGCAAGCATTGTTGTTTATACGCGAATCAACCACGGACAAGCAACATGCCATTAGAACGTGGCCATTTGCTACATCCGAAAGGCCGAAACGCGTCTGGACGTTGATTGGCCAGTGCGACGAAAACAAACCGCCAAGCCTTCCATACGTACCAAAACATCTAAACAACGCTTTCTTTGAGGACTATATCCATGATTGGAATCTGATAAACAAAGTTGGTGGTGAAGAAAAGGTGTTTCACTACTATTCGCGTGTGTCAGACGGAGGTGTGTGGCTTCTTTTGGAGTGGAACTAACAAATGATAACAAAAACTGTAATACAAGAGTTGTTCTTTGTGAACGAGCCTCTGAAAGACCAGGATCACGCCATTGAAGTAGCGCTGCGGACATGCCTATTATGCTAAGTTTTGGCTATAATGTTTGATAGAGTCGGGGGTCAGCCGCAAGACTCCCGACTTCTTATTTTGGTAATTATAAAATGACCCCGTAACTCTATAGGATTATTCTATAACTACCAAGATTTAAGATAGTTGGTCAATGGTGCTTCTAGTCGTCGACAATCAAGGAGAAGTTAAGGGCCTGTAGCTCAACTGGTTACGAGCACCGGTCTCATAAACCGGCGGTTCTGGGTTCGAGTCCCAGCAGGCCCATTGCGACGGAGTGGAACGGATTACCATACTAGCCTCATAAGCTAGAGATAGTGGGTTCGACTCCCACCGTTGCTAGTATACGGCGGGGTATACACCGACCGTAGAGGGCTCCTGGGAATAGCGCAGATAGCGCTTGGTGGGACCAGGAGAGGATATTAAATTCCACTATGTTCGTCTGTCTGGCATCGGCCACGGCCAGTAACTTGAGACTGGTTAAGGTTAACGACCTATTGTATCTAGGCCAGTCTCTCTCGCTGGGTAGGTGAAGCCCAGAAATATTTGGGTAATTGCATCGTCAAAAGTACCACAAGATATGGTGTGTATGACGGATTAGTACGCACAATATATATGGTGTATAGTATAGCCATACACTATATAGTCCAATTGTGTATGTGTGATAACAATGCCAAGAGAATTGCGGGCTAGACGTATAGGTCTAGTTGATACCTAATCGCCCCAAAATCAGGAAAACAGGAAGAATAAAATGTGCGAGTTTATTAGCGGCTGGATAAATCGAAAAGGCGAAATTTTGATTCGTGACTTTCGCAGTCACTCAGAAACAGAGAGTGCTCTTGGACGCAGCCTCGAAAAGGAGGGGTATCGTCCATGGGAGTGGACACGAGATGATGGTGGCGAATCGCTGACTGTACGCATCGTTCCAAACGAGGAATGGAACGAGGCTGCGTACAAGAGTCTTATTCTCTCGCGATACCAGAGTCGAGGCGACCTGATTTATAGCGTTGTCAACACCAAAGAGTTTCGCGACTACATCAAAGGCAGATCACTCAATTTAATGGGTTGTCAAAGTCTGGTTTCGTTACCAGACAACTTGAACGTCTGTGGGGATTTACATCTTAATGACTGCACAGCACTCAAATCGCTGCCAGATAAATTGAAAGTCGGCGAAAATTTAGATATTAGTGGATGCACAGCACTTAAATCGCTGCCAAACAACTTGAAAGTTGGCGAAAGTTTATGCATTAATGGCTGCACGGCACTCAAATCCCACAAATAACCCAAAACTACTCTTTAAGAAGAAAGGAAACAATAATGGAGATTACAATCAAGGATCACGAAAACCTGGTGCCGTTCGTATCTATCAGGCGCAACCATCTATTCTGTTGTGATGGTAATGTTTATGTCAAGCTTGATATGGCACTTTCTCGCCGAATTGGAAATAGTTCGACCGAGGACATACATTGGTGTGGAAAATTGGTACAAGAAGTAAAAGGCCTAACAGTTGTGGTGTAACACCAGAACAAGTTACGTGATAGCTCTTGCAGAATAGTAGTACTAATTAACGACCATAACGAGGTTTTTGGATGTCTTCGCGGCAGTATTGATGGGTTTATGGACTGTTTCAAGAAGTATAACGAACGTCGGTCATAGGGTGAACCTAGTCGACAGACTACTAGAATCTGTAGTGCTACCAGCATTTGGCTCCGTGGTGGAACTGGAAGACACAAAGGTCTTAAAAGCCTTTGCCCTATGGGCGTGCAGGTTCGACTCCTGTCGGGGCTATTATGGGAAGTCAAAGATTAAAACGAAGACTTTTGAGTCTATATAAACAAGACTCAAGATGTCATTGGTGTGGTGTTGAAACCACGTATTCTCGTACTATTAGGCAGGCTGGTCAAAAATTGCCACAAATAGAAGCAACAATAGACCATCTTGTCTCTCGAAATAACAAGCAAAGACGGATAGCTGATCTACCAAACAAACCAAGAACAGTATTGTCTTGTCACGCCTGTAATCAAAAGAGAAACAAAATAGAAATATCACTAATGACACAGAAGGAGTCGTAAGTGACTAAGAAAGATGTCCAACTCGCTATGTCTATTGCAATAGATAGTAATATTGATCTATCTGGCGTAGACGACAGCATATTCAATGGATTTGGTTTACCTGGTTTTAATCCGGTAAGTGTCACGTTGCGCCAAGTCGCAAAGCTTATCAGGTGGCAAGCCATCATGTTTAATGGAGAGTTTGACGCCTACATGTATAATGAAATCGTGAGTATTGGTCGTAAGAAATTCATTGTTTGTAACTAAACAGTGATAGAAAGATATCGGTAGCCGGAAAAGAGGCGTTACCCGAGAACGTGTCGGGGTGAACCCAGCTAGCAGACTGCCGGGAGCCACGTTGCTATCACTTATGTGTCTTGTAAGCGTTTTGATGTTCAAAGCGCGAGGTGTTTTCGTATAACCCTTTAGGTAAGGAGTATAGAGATGTCTGAGGTTAACAAAACAGAGAATCCCATCAAACCGTTCCAGATCGATTCAATCGACATGAAAGACCGGGTTGTCACGTTGACGATTCGGTGTGATTGCATCGGATCGGTTGCCAATCAATTGAAGTCATGTCCCGATGAGCGACGAAGCGTGTCGGCCGTCAGAAAGCTCGGTCACGTCTTGTCTGATGTCGGTAACGTAATATTTGGCAACGACGACATCAGCAAGTATCATTCCCTCGAAGGAATTGACATCATTAACGAGTAATTTCGCCCAAGAGCGCTCCAAAAGGAGCGTCTGGCCTCGTAGTGTAATCGGCAGCACATCAGATTTTCAGTCTGATTGTCCGAGTTCGAATCTCGGCGAGGTCAATTATTTAGGGGCAACACAAATGAAATCAATAGAAAAGTTTGAAATAATAAACCATGGTGTAGACCACGAGCAATATTTCTCTGGCTGTGGATGTGCTTTTACAGAATATACGAATGTCGCAACTGGAATAGGTGATTCTGCTAATGAAGCCGCCGAAGATGCTCTTGAAATGCTGGCCCAAAACGAATGGGATGTAGACAATAACAAAAGTCTTCTACGAGACGTGAAAAGATTAACTAGATAGACCCATCGGATGGGTGACGATCATCATTTTTATGTATCGATCAGGGTCAAATGATGGCATCTGGCAGAAGAAAACTGCACAACGATGACGAAATAGATCATCCTGTGCTGGGAAAATTAACGATTCGAGTAACCCATAGAGATAACTACATCCCACCAGATTTATGGGAAGTTATCAACGAAAAAGGTGAGATAGCGTGTCCGTGTGCGTATAGTGAACGCGGATTACATTTTATACTTAGAAGATCCACGACTCATTTCAACACATATTCGTTCGTCTAGCAGTATCCTTAATTTTTCATAAGGAAAATAGTGAACAAAATGAAACTGGTAGACATGTTAGAGGCATAGATCCCTCTGATTCAAAAAACTGTTGGTTAGTCCTTGACGACATGGCCGTAGCTGGCCAATTTCATTTTCCATGCATCATATATCTAAGAGAGGGTGGAAATCCAATTGGTAAAGTAGGTCCAAACATGAGACAAGAAAGAAAGGTTTGGGCTGAAAACCACGATTGTCACAAAGATCCAATTTGTAATAGGATGTGCTTGGATGTGTGCGTAGACTATTGCAACAAGATAAAAGAGTATGACAGGGAAAGAACTTCTCACTGAACTTAAGAAGATAGAGAAGGATAATCCAGAACAACTTGATCTTGAAGTTTTCCATATTCATACAGAGTATGGAGATCCAGAGGATTCTATGGGAGTTCATGTTGAACAAGAAATAGACTCTATAAGTGTAGAGTTTCATTCGCCAGGATATGGTTCTAAACCACGACCGATTATTAGGGTTGGATACTAAATGGACAAATCTTGGAAAGGTTAAGTCTGGGAAATTGATTTACAAAAACCCGGAAGAGATAGACCAGGAAACCCAACCGATATTTGTCGTCTTGCCAATTGCAGTAGATCATGGGTTCGCATAAAAAACCAGGAGATAGCCATGTGCGAGTTTATTAGCGGCTGGATAAATCGAAAAGGCGAAATTTTGATTCGTGACTTTCGCAGTCACTCAGAAACAGAGAGTGCTCTTGGACGCAGCCTCGAAAAGGAGGGGTATCGTCCATGGG